ATGTATGTTCTTGATACTAACAAGGATATCCCCGCCCCATTTTTACGTATGACTGCTGATGGGTGCGAGCGTATGTTCGTTCGTAACGACTTCGCCATAGAGGTAGGTGAGCCTATGTCTATTCCCTGCTCATCTACGCCAGATGGTGCGGTAATGACGCTCTGTTCTACTCGTGTAGTAGAGGCTAAGCGTATTGCTTAGATGGCTTTATGCCCCCCGCAGTTTTTACTGTGGAGGGTATATGGGTATCTAATCCCAATAGGGGGAGAAAGACACACAGGTAATACGCACCCCGTTGATGTGTATGGATCTATGGACGAACTGATGAGAGTTCATAGGTAGCCACGCCCGTTCCCTTGAGCAGGAGTACGCCTGTCTGAGCGTATGGTTTGTAATGAACCATAGAACTAAGATGCCATATCAGATGCTTATAGGTAAAGAGTCGCCATTGGGGTATAGCCGGTCAACCTAGCCTGCAACTTAAGTTGTATTTATACGACTTTACTACTTGCAAGCACGCCTCGTTACCTGTGTGTCTCTCCCTCCCTATTAGGAGGAGAAGGAAGGCAAAGATGCAATACAAGACTAAGGTTGTCTTGGTAACTATCTATTACCGAGATACAGAGCCTAAGATTTCATTGGATGATTGGGAATCACCCGATTATCTCTTCCTCAATGATGCAATCCAAAGCTCGCTGAACAAATTCAATCCTGCGTCAAAAATCTTTGATGTCGCAATTGATCCCGTCAAAGAGTGGATCTTCCATACCGATAAATGGTGGATGCATTGGGCGTATCGACTGATAAGGAGAAAGAATGTCCTGTAATCATCCCGTAAATAAGAAGGCATCGATCAAGTTCTGTCCTCACTGTCTATCAGGCTGTGCCTGTTGTGAGTGGGGCAAGAAGGTAACTTGCGATTGCTGTTCATTAGCTGTTTGAGTGAGCACGACAGCCCACAGGTGTCCGTCGCCTGTGGGTTGTAGTGTCTACTCAGCGTAGGCAGACACTAGACATCACATCGATGGTGACGTATAAAAGAGGCCTAGATATAGTTCGTAAATACGTTGAGCCTATCTTCCCCCTTTGTATAGGCGAAGGACGTTGATTCGTTACGGCTATCGATCTCGCTCTGTCTAGTGTTAAGTAGATGAATGCGGTCATAAGACCAAGTGACTCGAAACAAAAAGGAGGAGAGAGCGCAACAATTTATCAGGCCTAGTAGCAGCGTAGGACTGTTGGGCTTGCCCATTAGTGACACCAGGCAAAAGGCGGGGTTGATGAAGTTGAGTTAGCATCGAGGTTTGATGACTGTATAGATGGATTCGTAATTCCCTGATAGGTTCCGCTCTGCGCTCTCTCCTATCTAAAAGGAAGGAAAAGGATGAGTGAACTAGTAAGACACTTAGATACAAATAAGTTGCCTTATCTAGATCGCGTTCATATGGCATTCCTTGAGAAGCATAAGAAAAGTGCTTCTTATGAGTGGCTTCAACATCGAGCAAGAATTATGGAGTATCAATGCCCCATAGTTATTCGAGATGAAGCCTATCAATTGGTTGCTATGAAGAACGGTAAGCATTCAGATCCTGATGGAATACTCCTAATAAGACACGTCACACACGAACAAGCAATCGATATCATCAATGCAAGTGGTTGGTGGTATGGAAAAGGTATCGCTCGTTGTGATGAGGAGGGAAACCACCTCGTCTTTTATTATGCATATAGCTTCAGTCGTTATGCATATACCTGGAGTACACCGGAAGATTCAGATACCGATCTAGATATTAACTTCCGTAACTACTACATCAATTCCCTTTGTGCAATGAAGGGAACAACAAGGAAGGAGGTAGAGCGGATGTGCCATTGTTCAGGTAGATGCTATTGCGAACCAGCACTTGAGTATGAAGTGCGTGAACATAGCAATAGTGTAGTTCTTTCCAAAGGTCGTCAACAAATCAATGTAACAGTTGAGGAGTTGACAGGCTTGATGGGTTTCTTGGCTGGAGCTAAGCAAGAGATCAAGCGACTCAAGTTAGAGTCAATTGCTACTCAGATCGAAGATCTTGAGAAGCAGAAGAAGCAAGCAGAAGAACTCTAGGGAGGATCGGTGTACATAGATGGACAAGAGTATGAAGATCTCATCAAGTTCTATCAAGACAACAAAGACAACAGTCAATGGGATCTTGATGGAGATGACGATCTCATCAATCGTTACATACCGACTCGCCAATCACTCCGCATCTATTGGAGTGAGAAGCGAGCACAAGTCAGATGGACTTACTACAAGTTCAAGTGGCAAGCAAGACACACTGGTTACCGCTTAAAGTTTGGTGTGTATCCAAACCCAACAAAAGTTGTTGGGCAGACACTATTCAAATATGATGAGCCTTACAGCTTCGTTATGTTTGATGAGCTGAACTTTGTTTCCCCCAAAGTCAGTTCAATGATGCATTCAGTGCTATTCACTAGCCCTGAATCAGAATAGGAGGAACAATGCGTCACTGTGAAATATGTGGTGCAATGCCAATGATCGATGGTTATCGTTGTGAGAACATACAAGATAATGATGTGTGCATTCACTGCTGTAACTGCGAGGACCACAAGGGAGAAAGCAATGGCTAAAGAAATAAGCGAACACCTTGAGATCTCATTGTTTGAGGCTCAGAAGTTCGTACACGCAACACGGCACACCAATAGTAAGAGCAAGCACTGTCCCTTCTGCATTATTGTGGATGTGGCAGTTGGTACTTACAAAGCAGACACCAACAATCCGTTCGCTGTTGCTATCTTGACCGGAGAAGCCAAGTTAGCACACGACATAGTCAATGCAACAAAAGGAGGGAAGAAAGATGATGTTCTATAACGGATTCAATCTAATGATTGATATATTCCTAATTGCAGCCACATCATTTATTGTCTACCGCAATGCGTGGTGGGATGGATACCGCGATGGTATTGAAGATACAAAGGCAGGGCTTCACGATGAGTGAAGACCTATCTGATCAACCACACGATCACGTGGTGATGGAACTACGAGTTGATTTTGTAGTGCCACGTGATTACGATGAGCTGAGCACCATTTCTTATGGTCTTGAGTATTTAAGTAATATACTCATAGATGCTGAAGGCATCACAGAAGAGGACAAAGAGAACGCAACGTTAAAGGTAACACAGCGTGCTCGTTGTGAAGATCTGGATGAACCTGATCCAGAGATCACATTAGATAATGTGATTAACATACATAGGAAAACAACTTAATAGTATTACGTGTGCCGACACAAACATCGGCAGCGCTGGCCTGGTGGCTCACTGTGGTTCGATTCCACACAGCGCACGCATCATACTGATTGGCGAGGTCTTGGCCGTTGTAGTCATAGGTATCCGATGCCTTGGTTACGGTTCCTAAGGTAAAACCGATGGGTAGGCAAGTACTAATGCAGGAGAGATCAAATGTGATTGCTGATACGAAAAAAGGATCGGGCTCCCAAGTGACAATGGTTTCCATTGAATACTGGTCAAGGACAGTCCCTGCACATCAGGCTTGCCTACCCCCTAGCTAAAAAGGAAGGTACATATGTTAGACATAACACTCCACGGTACTCCTCAACACCGCAATTCACTATCAATGGATATCAATGTACGTGGTTGGGTAATCAAAGCCAACCACGATTACAGAGGTTCTCATGAGTGTGCATTTAAGGTTAACAATGTAGGAATTACCTTTGAGGTAGAGTCTTCCAAGCTTGGATTCATGCCTGATCGCTTAAGCATTCAAGGCAATTGGTCTACCAAAGATGGAAGAAAGTGGATGGATAACGGGGGTTGGTTACCTTGGGACACGATGAACAAGTTAAAGTTTGAGTTCTTGCCTGATGCTATTCAGCAGATGGCATATCAAAACCTTGTTAAGTATCTTGAGCAATCAACAATTACTCTGGGTAAAAATCTACAGACTCTAAAGATAAACAAGCGCTTCGTACCGCTTGGATATGTAGATATGAATTCTAATGATGACTCTGAGGATGCATTGCCATTCTTACCATCAGTTAGAACAACTCAACCATCACCATTCATTGGTATGGATGTATCCAAATGGAAAGTAGCACGAGAGGAGATGGCGTGGGATCCATCAAAAGCTACATCAAACGCAGAAACCTCATCAGAGGTCTAAAGCGTTCAGCTAAATACGGTGGTGAGTGGGACATCAATGATATTGGTTCCGTCTCACTACGTATGAAAGACGGCAGCAACAGAGAGTATCTATTCTTCTGGCCTTATGGTTGGAAGGATGGCATACACCTATCAACACAGAAGATTGATAGCCTTATGCAATGTGAGACTATCGATGATATCTACACATTGCAGGAGGTAAGCAATGGAGATAACAATATATAACTGGTGGTTTAGTATCTATATTCCACAAGTTGTTGAGTTCCATACACAAATGGGTTGGGCAATAGCTGCTGTAGTAACAGCTGTTCTATTGCGACAGCTCAAGCGCAGGTTTCTTGGGTAAGTAATCCAAGGATGGCGGTGCATAGATGGACACTAGATACTGGTTCTTGACTTCCCTTCTCCCCAGTATCTTGGAGGGTTCAATTCCCTCTATGCACACGGAGAAGACAGAGACCTAATGAGAGATTGCAAGTGCTCGGTATCCCATGGGGAGACTAATCCGACACAAACAATCGATCAAAAGCCCAGCGTAGTCTATATGATTTAAAGTTCCGTTCGATAAACCCGGACAACCTGCCTACTGTGCGATCATGAACCAATGTTGGTGAAACTGGTGTCTCTGTCTTCTTCCTAAACATAAGGAGAACAAATGAGCAAGCCAAGAAAAAGAGTATCTCTTGGCACTCCAGTCAACCTACCACCACAGAATATAGATAACTGGAAGTGGCAATTTGATGCAGCGTGCAGAGATGAAGATAACAATCTCTTTTACTATCAAGATCAAGAACGTGGTGATCAAAAAGCATCGCGTATAAAAGCAGCCAAAGCAATATGTGCTAGCTGTCCAGTAAGCACGGCCTGTTTAGAGTGGGCAACCAGAACAAAAGAAACTCATGGCATTTGGGGTGGATTGACCCCAGAAGAACGCGGCATTAAGATGCCACACGAAGAATTGGTGGACTGATCATCCATCATATAGGGAGACTAGAGCGGGAGTTACAAGGTAACGAAAACTCTTTTCCACACCCTATGTAGGGCAGGCACACAATGAGATCTCCATTAGTTAATAAAGGATCGCCTCAAGATGCCCGTCTCCAGCAACGTCTGCATACGTCTGCATACAAGAGTCCTCACGCACTAGTGATGAAGGTACCGTGCTAGCACAGGTCAGAAAACATCATGAACGCTACGACAGGTTGCGTATTACGGTATTACGGTTCCGTGAGCGAAGGCTGAGGGGTGCCTGTACATGACAGGAGCAAGGAATAAAGACTAATTCGGTCAGCTATATCTAATAACGTAAAAGGATATAGAGAACATTGTGTGTGTTTCACCTCACAACTATACGTGTCTGCTTATCGGCGTGTCGTTGTGACAGGGGGAGGGCGTGACTAGCAGACTTCAGGGTGCAAGTCCCTGACACGCACGCAGTTATAACCACCATCGGGGTGGTTAGCTGTAAAGAAAAGGAAGGCAGTAACAATGAAAACAGCGGTGTTTGTAGAAACGTACGAACCGGCAATGGGCGCAGATCGTCGTCAGACTATCTTCGTACCATTTAATGAAGACGTGCGAGTGTATACCCGTGTCACTGATGGACAGAAAGGATTGTCTAATAAGTGGAACGAAGTTGCAATTGACATGTTGCACATTAGCGAGTCGGAACGTATCACTAACAAGCCAGTTGGTGTACGTGTTACTGAGAACGACAACGACGATATCAGTGAAAAGGGTTACTCACCTGTACTCACTGTCAAAGCCGTCAATGCCCACCTCAAATCAACACCATATGGAGAGCATGATTACAATGTCCTTGATGTTGTACGTGATCTCTACCAACATGTTAGTGCTCAAGATAGTGTGGTTGAGTCAATGATTATTGACAATCGTACTAAGCCTGAGCCTTCTCCATTCATGCCTGTTACAGAAGCTGCTCCAGTTCAGGAGTATGTAGAGCGTCCAGCCGACACAAACAAATCGCTGTCGCTGGCACTCGCAACTATTCCTGCACCTGAGCTAGCTGATCGCTATGTAAGCCGTAAGATCTTCGGTCTCGTAGATTACGAGGTCTTTGATCGTAGCCGTGCAAATCATATCGACACTCTTATCTACGGCCCTACCGGTCCTGGTAAGACGTCATCTGTAATGGCGTGGGCTTCAAGCCGCAAATTACGTGTTGCTACAGTATCCGGCAATGCTGCTCTCGAGCCAAGTCAACTCATTGGTAAGTATGTACCAGATGGGAAGGGTGGCTTTGAGTGGATTGACGGTCCTGTGACTGACGTAGTTCGCAATGGTGGTGTTCTTATCCTCGATGAGGTTAACTTCATCAGCTCTAAAATCTATACCGTCTTGTATTCATTGCTTGATGATCGTCGTGCTCTCATTCTGCTCGACCATCACGGTGAGACTGTTAGTGCACATCGTGACCTAACAATCTTTGCGACCATGAATCCTAGCTATGTTGGCACAGTGCCACTTAACTATGCATTCCGCAACCGTTTCGGTCTACAGATCTTCTGGGACTATGACGATAAGGTCGAGGCCAAGTTAATTAAGTCCGATGCAATCCTAACTGTAATGCGTCAGCTACGCAGTGAGGCTGCTAAGGGTGAGATCGAGACTCCAGTATCTACCAATATGGGTATGGAGTTGGAATCATTCATTAACGTCTTCAATTATGAGTTTGCAATTGAGAACTTCATTGCTCACTTTGACATGGAAGAACAAGAAAAGGTCCGTCTAGTCTTCACTACCCACGAAGCTAACATTCGTGCTGACTTTGAAGAAATTCAAGTCGAGTTGGTAGAAAAGGAAGATGACATTCAAGCAGTAACTACAACAGTAGGAGCATAGCTAATGGCATATAAGGATAAGATCGAATCAGGAAGGGGTAGACGTGGCGACAAAGCTCGCACAGTACAAGATCAATTACGTTCTTTACGTCTTGGCGCAATAGCTAGGATGTATCAGGGCGCAGATCGTATCTTGACTGGCGATCCTGTAGTCGTCAACGTTGTAGATGAGGGTCCGGCCCCAGCGTGGTCGGACGGCGCATCTATCACTCTCAATGCTGCGATGATCAATGATATGGATCTTGAGACTATTGCTCAAATCAACGGTCTCAATTACCATGAGTTGTCTCATCACCTCTACACTCCACGCAAGGGTACCCCACTAGTTCAGTGGGTCATTGAAGAGAATCTATTCCAAGCATTCAATTGCTTGGAGGATCAACGCATTGACTCTCTACTATGTGCACGGTATCCAAGCATCATGCCGTTCTTGACTGCTACGGTTCTTCGCTATCTAGCGGAGACACCAAAGGAGGCAACATCAGCATATGCAATCGTGCGTGGTCGTAGATATCTACCAGTAGAAATTCGTACAGGCTTTAGAGAAATCTTTCATAAGCCTGAACTTATTCCTGACATTGTACGTATCGTTGATGAGTATCGAGTGCTTGCATTCCCTCGGGATTACAAGCGTGCTCAAGAACTAATCAAAGAGTTCAATGACAAGGTATTGGATAAGATGGATCAACCAACATCTGGGGGTGTTTCCCAGTGTGGTCATCGTGTTCCAATAGCTAAAGGTAGACCAGATCCTGGTCGTCAACAGGAAAAGGATGCTGCACGTGCCAAAGGTCAAGGTGCTAAAGAACCTGACCTAACCGATGAAGAACTCAAAGCCATGATTGAATACATGGATAAAGAGAACGTCATGGATGATGGCGATGGCAATGTCCCAACACAAACACCAGCCGAGGACAGCACAGACTCACAAAATGAGACTGATACTAACCTCACTGGTGCTGAGCAAGTAGAACAACGTCAACGCAATGTGGCTAACTCGACCCCCAAGGTTGGTAAAGGCCATGTTGCTAGTGATGGTGGCTTGCCTGACGACTTGGAAATCACTATCCAAAATGCTCTTAATGACATCTATGGTCGTAAAGACGTACAGATGGACGTTAAGCGCAAGCAACGCATCATTGTCAATGGTGGCAAAGACGATGACTATGAAGAGACTGGTGTTCGTGGTAAGTTTGACGAAGCAACAGTTCCTCAATCAGAAATCATCGTATATCGTAAGTTCGCTAAGGAACTTCAACGCCTACGTGATGATGCTGAACCAATGTGGGAAAAGGAGATGCCTTCGGGTCGTCTCAATGTCCAACGTGTAATAAGAGGCTGCGAGATTGATGAGGCCTTTGATCGCTGGACAGAGCAAGATGACAGCTGCAATATTGAGGCTGTTATCTGCATTGACCGCTCTGGTTCAATGTGTTCAAACCGCAATGACGAGCGTGCTTCGCTCGCCAGCTGGGTTATCAAGCGTGCATTAGAAAGCATCGGCGCTCCGGTGACTGTGTATGCGTTTGATGACAAGACCGAAGTTGCGTACGCTCGCAATGAATCTGCACACAATACCAAGTTCAAGTTTATCTTTGGTAGTGGTGGTACAGATCCATACGAGTCGTTAGTTATGGCAGAAAAAGTCTTACTAGCTTCTCAGCGTACAAACAAGATGCTATTCGTTATTACTGACGGTGTGTTCAACACTGAAAAGAATGACGAGTTGATCAAGCGTATTGGTCAGCGTGGCATCTTGACATGCATGGTACTTATCATGCGTACTCAGGAGTACAACAACTCCTTAGAATATAATAAGCAATCGATTGAAAGAAATGGCAGACCACACTGGGAATTCCGTCATGAAGCAGAGATTTTTGGCCAAGTAGATAGCGGCCGTGATCTCCTTAATCTGGCAAAGACCGTCGTGCTCGGTGCTATTAAAAAGAGATCGAGGAGATAGTATGACTAACTGGCTACATCCAGCCAGGGTTCATACGTATGAAGAAGCAGTTGATTATCTGAGCAGGGGTCGCAATAAAGATATGCGACCCCTGTATCATATGGGGCTGTTCATCAAACGTCTAGAACCTGGCAATGAAAGTTCAAATATAGCCATCGGTTATTTTAATACCTACAACAGAACACCTGAACGATATAGAGCCATGACTATGGTTATCTTTCGTGAAGATGGTTTAGTTGAGTTACCAGGTTGGAATACCTGGTCTGGTGCTAGACGAGCGATGGTTTCATACTCCAACCTTATGGGTATGAGATACAGCAGGGGTAACATTAAGTTACGACAGCCTCACGACACAGTAAAGAAGCGTAGTAGAAGACCATGCAAAGTATGTCATGGTATGACTACGTGGTTTGAGCGTGAAGACAGCGGTAACTTAAAAGAATCCAAATGCCATCAATGTATAGATGGTTGGAGTGTTAGCAGAGATTCAATTATCTCTGACACTTGGCCACAACAGCAGATGAGCATTTACAGCGATTGGAATAAATCCTTAACAGCTGTAACTGTCTACAAGCGTATGCTTGTTAACCCCCAAACTCATACAGTTATTGGATTTGTCGATCATCTTGATGACACAGATGAAAACATCCTAGCTGTAGAGCCCGTGATAAAGGTAACAAGAAAGGAGGTAACCGATGATAGTAATGCTTGATGTTACTACGAACACACTTGTAGGTCCATTCGAGACGGAAGAAGCTGCCGTTGAGTTTAAGCTCAACGCATCTGAAGAGATCAATGATCCAGATCAACAGCTGGATTTGTATGAGTTGACATCACCACTACAGTGGATGTTAGATAACTTCACATCCGTATCGTTGGTAGACGAGGCGCCCAACACAAACATTGCGCCCGCCTCCACCATAGAATTGGTTTAGCGTCCAGCTGAGCCAATAACAAAGGGAGGAGATATACATGTCAGAACAACCGTTCATGACAATACGAGTCACAGTTGAAATGAGACTATACAAGGGGCGGTTATTGGAGGATCTTAACAATCCAGAAAATTACCGCATTGCGATATACGATCAGTTCTCTCGGATACTCAAATTCCATGATACGTTACGAGACGGCGAGTATATAGACCTGTTGTTTGTCGAACAGGTAGATCCCTAACGGGAAAGGCCCCTAGGTTCACGAGGCCTAGGGGCCTTTCACACATTGAAGAGAAGGTGCAACATAATTATACAGGAGGAATTATGGACGAATTGCAAATGTTTCTAGAGAGCCTAGAAGAACGTATGCAAAACCTAAAGGATGAAATCCTAGGGCTAGATGAAAATGATTCTACGTATCCTTATATTGAGGGATGCATAGAAACAATGCAGTGGGTTCTTGAAGAGCTTGCTGACATTGAAGTTCCAGCAGCAAACTAAACAAAGGAGAAGCAGGATGCATACATTACAGTATGTAGCAATCCATGTTGATGAGCTGCCGGAGGGTGAAAACGGTAAAGAGTATGCTTTAGCTATGGCTAGAGATATGTTAGAAACCGATGACTCTCCAGCACGCTGGTCAGACTGGTGTCAAGTAGGTGGTGGTCGATGGCAAGACGTTACCTGCGTATTAAATGGTGCTACTGATGAGGCAGACTTTAAAGCTGCTTTAACAGATGCAAAAAGAGGGCGTGCAAATAACCTTAAAGATCTGGCTGATAAGGTTGATATGAAAAACCTTATGCAACTAACTAAGGGTTATATTGCAAAGCTTGAAGGAAAACCATTCCAACCCTGGAATGCAATAGAAGATCTTGGTATGAATATGGATATCTATCGCATTAACAGGATTACAACCGTATTGACTGGTGATTGGACTAGCGACAGCGGGTTCTATGACCTATCCACATACGACTCTGAGTTTAAATTCGTTGAACAACGTTTAGACGCAGAACCTGAAAAGCAATACCTAGTACCCGTTGACTTTCACTTCTAAGGAGGGTGAGATGGCTAAAGTAATTTGGAACACATGGGAAGTAACTATCACTAAGAACCTTGAGAAAGGTGGTGCTTGGTTAACTCTGTGCGTATTAAAGGATGAGCTAGGTGATACTGAAAAGGCAATCACCAATGCTTGGAGTAATGCATCGGCTGCAAAGCGTGATGTTAAGGCAACCGTTGGCCGTAAGACAATGAAGTTCATTGAGGCCGGAGAAGATGCCAAAGGCAAGCCAACTTCCTACACCGCCGTGGTGCAGGTTAAAAAATAGGAGAAACAAATGGAGAAATGGAAGGCTGTACGTATGCTGGAGATCCTTTCAAAAGGATTATCAGAAGCAACAGCAGATGATATGCGTTATCTCACTAACAATGTAGAACCATTCAGTGAGTTCCTATATAACGTAGCAACACAAGAGTTCACCAAAGATGGTGTTGATCCTGAGAAGGTTAAATCAATACTTCATCCTCTTGTTGAGATCAGCAAGATGGCTGGTGCTAACTCCTTTGCTGATTACGTCCATGTAACTAATATAGTAGACGAGGAGGAATAACATGGAAGAGTGTGAAAGCTGTGGTGTTGTAAGCACCAAAGTAGCTCTCTACGAATTTGCCTTAGGCGAAGAGTATGAGGAGCACGGCACCGAGGTTATGTGGTGTCCAGACTGCACTGATGACGATTACGTATTAATAAATGGTTAATACGTTCTTGCCATGGCCAGATCGTAAGCAGACTGCTGAGACATTGGATAACAAACGTCTTGGCAAGCAACGAGTCGAGGCATTACAAATACTAAGAGCTAACCTTGGTCTTACCAAAGGCTGGGTTAATCATCCTGCTGCAGTAATGTGGCGGGGTCACGAAGGATATCTCTATGGGTACACCAATGCTATGTGCATTACCTGGCGTGAACGTGGTTATGAAGACAACGTTCAAGCTAGGTTGCAAGAGCTCTACCAAGAGCATGATCTGAAAGGCTGGGATGAACCGTGGTGGTTTAGTAACCCAACGTTCAACCTAAGTCATCAGTCAAATCTGTTGCGTAAAGATGAGCAGTACTATAGGATGTACTTCCCTCCTGATGTACCGATTGACTTGCCATATCAATGGCCAATGCCAGACGGCACATTTAGGATAGTACAACGGAAAGAAGCTAACAATGGACTACGAAAGCGTAGAGCTGATCGTGGGCAAACCTAACAGGGTATGCCAACAATGTGGCGGACGTGGTTTCCTATACTGGGGTAACACTCAGGAATATGATGTAGAGAAATGCGAATGTCAAAAGGATTAGCAAACATTTTACCCCTGCTTGAGAACTCTTCTCTGGTTCTCAATCAGGGGTAAAATGTTTGTGTCGGGCGGGCGGGCATATGTCTGACCAGTTACCTAGCGCAGACAACCAATACTCTTCTGTATAAGAAGAGTATTTTTTTATGAATTAAGACTCTTCCCAATCATCGTCTTCATCTTCATCCCAATCTTCATCTTCTTCATCCCAGTCATCGAGGTCTTCATCATCAAAGTCCTCGTCATCTAGTTCAAAAAGGTCTTCATCAAAGTTATCTTCTTGTGGTGCCATTTCCTATCCTATCTTTATCTCACAGACGTCAGTTGTACAGTAAGCCTCACCACTACCTTCTATTGCGTTGCCGGCATAGATAGGAGATAGGTCGATCCGCTTAATCTTTCCTACGTAGGAATTGTACTCGTCTTCCGTAATCTCAGTGTACGGTTGCTGAGGGTAGACGTCATTGCCTTTAGGTAGGAAACTTACGGTCTTGAGACGGCCCTCATACATATGTAGGACAGTTCCAATATGTTGGGCCTCTGTATCTGTATTGAAAGAAAGCGTTACTGAGACAGAGTTGTCGGCCCAATACTGCTGGGCGAGCGCTGCTAAGTTAGCCTTCTCAAAGATGGATACCGTCTGCTCTGGTCTTACAGCCACAGACTTTACAGGAAAGTAAACAACAGCTGTGTTGTTTGGATCCGTTACTGAATCTTCTACCTTGTACTTGGCTGCCTTAAACAACTTAAGCATAGGATCTGATTTAGCAAACCTAATTGATCGCAGGATATATTGACCACCGATAGGCCAGTGAACTCCTGGAGTCTCTCCGGCTAGGATTGAGACAGTACCGGATGGCTTGATAGATGTGGTCTTGATTGACTCACGTACGCATAGCCATTCTGAATATACCTTGTCCCACTTCTGAACCTCTGAGTAACCAGCGTCAAGCCATTCCCGTAACTTAGGTAGGCCTTTGGTATCAGCGAAGGCTGCCAACCCAGATACTGAACAACCAATACGACGATTACGTTGCATAATTGCATTAGTTTGAGGCCAGTGTGTTGGAATTAAAGTAACAGTCTTGGCGTACAAGTAAGCAAACTTTAGGGTACGTAGGTAATCCTTCAGGTCTGTATGACGATTAATGTAGGTCTCTACAAGAGTGCAGCATTCATATGATTCTAGTGTCTGCTCAGCACATGGGTTATAGCCGGCAGCTCTGTAATCCTTGTTGTTTGCTGGATCATTTAAACGTCCGTACTTACGGGATACGTCTAGCCAGATAAATCCTGGTTCACCGTTCAAAGCAATAGCCTCTGTAAATGGGGAGTAATCCATACCTACAGTTGCTTCCAGGGAATTGTTAGACATCCAACCCCAACCAGGAGACTGTGGGTCGTATGAGTTGCGCTCAGGGAATACTGAAGAGTTCTTTAGATTAAAGAAGTCCTTATCATCAGGCTGTCCCATAGCCAACTCTGCTGAACGACGTACGTTACCGGAGACTACGCACACACCAATAAGATTAGCGATGTCTACAATATCTGTAGTGGTGAGTCTCTCACCTGCTCGTCCCTCGAATATTTTAATGAGCGACTTATGAAGTCTCTCTAGAGGCTCTGATCCGGCTGCCGTTCCACCGAAGGTTTTAATAGGCGTGCCTGCTGGACGGATCTCTTTGTAATCAAATACTGGAGTCTCCGAATCTCCTCGGAGGTAAGCATTGATGAGGAGTTGGACTGATTCAACCCAACCTTCTCTACTGTCGGGTACAAGGTAGGGGTAACTTCCTTTTGGTTCATAAATTAAGAATTCCTTACTTGCTCCCTTAGTATCAAAACCAACACCCACACCTAACATCGATGCTTCCATTAAGAATACGAATGGTGAGGCTGGGTCATTCTTTGACATATCTGCTGTGCTTACAAAGGCACAGTTCTGCAACGCTGCAGAGTTTCTTTGTTGCATTACAAACGGAGTACCCATCATCCAGAGCCCACGTCCGGGTGGTGTCCACTTCAGGTTAAACATTCGATCAAATGCCTCTTGAGCAGAAGCTTGGGCCTGTGCCCCGTTCCATGGGAGACGGTTAGCCTTACAGTGATCTTTTTCAATTGAGAACATTCCCTCAATTACTCTTCTACAAACATCAACCCAGGTTTCTTTATTCCCGTCATCCTTGATTCGGGAGTAAGTACGCATGAAGGTGATCTCACCTACGGAGTTGCCACCGGCATCGGTGTATCCCCAAGGTACCTCTTTGGTTTGGTAAGAAGAAACAAAATCTTCTGTTAAACGGAATGAAAACATACAGTGCCCCTTTTCAAATAAAAATCGACTGTTATCAGGTGTTAGAGATCTAGACCCTCGGAGATTATCTTACTGGTTTCCTGTTCATTAAGTCCACCATTCGGTAGCTCTCTGAGGGTGTTAGCCCTGTCACCAAACAGGGCTGACATTACACCACCGCTAGATTGGCGCTCTGCGGTGATACGAATAAACTCTTTATTCTCTTCTAATTCCTTCATCTTAGCAACAAGTTTGAAGAGGCGATCCATCTCTTTTGATGTGTTAGGATCTGGGTAACCACCGTTTAATTCTTCAGAAAACCTAGCAAAAGCCACTCTTTGGCCCTGCATTTCAATAACTGCATTAAGTAATCCCTTGAGTTGATCTTTAGTTTTTACCTCAATTGGAATGTCGTATGCACAGTTATTACCAGGTTTGAAAGCCGGACAATTGGTTGCAACAAAGCAAGAATTACATTGACGTAATGACGAACTAGAGTTATTTAAAACCGTAACATCCTTGATGGTGTCATGACCAAGGTCGTCTTTTTCTATAATTCTTTTAGTTGAAACGGAGAAAACTGGGAGAGTTTTGGTCTCTTCATTCCGCATCACAAGGCCCCTATTATCAGGTGAAACACCACCAGTTTCCGCATCACCTGGATCATCCATGTACGCACTGTTATCAGATAACTTCTTGTTCTCCATTTTTGTAAGATGCTCCTCAAGTTTCAAATATGAGTAAATTGCGAGTTTTGTAACTTCGTTAGGATCATCTGCAAGAATGGCTTCGAAGTCTAATCCGGCCTGTTCTATGATTCCCTTGTAACGAGGACGAGCCTCATCTTTCTGTTTTGCTTGATAGCGTACCAGCTTTGTACCGTCCCAGACAATCGTCTCTCCTCTCATCATTGGAGAAAGCCAAGCTAGGCTGCTTGCTGTCCGTACAGGGACGTCTCTAAGATTAGAGGGGTTGGCACAGGCTATGGCATGGAACTCGGTTCCTTTGGCCGTCTGAAGGCTTCTAACACGTGCTGACAGGGTCAGGTCCTGGTCTATAGAACGACCAAGCAAGCCTATGTGCGGGTACCGCTCAGACAGGGACATAAGCTCCGGGTAACCCTTGTGCCAGACAGGCATAAATCGATCTACCCCAAATGGTTCCCAGAAGTTCTTGCGTTCATCTTCCAGGATCTCTTGGTCATTGAGATCTAATTCTGCTGCCATAAAAATATTAGAATCATTGAGGGCTACAAAGTCCTCATAATCAGCAAGGTAATCTTCTAATTCAACTGGGGTTAGCTCAGCTTGAGCTTGGGTTCCCCCACCCGTTACGAACACACGTACGTCAGATGGGTACTTTTCAGACAAAAGGTAATCTTTGGTCACTGGCAGACCACGCTTTACAAGGCGCCAGTAATTTACTCCAATATTCTTGACACCGGCTTCAATTAGAATCTTTCTATGGGACGGAACCTCGCCCCCAAGGAATACGAGCTCCAAACTATTCCCACCTATCTAATGGACCGTCTAATACAATTTTAGCAACCAAATCTTTTTGTTTCTGTAGCTCATCAGTAAGCTCGTTCCAGGGCTTGATCTGACGCTTTGTACGTACAAACTTGGGAGAAGCGAATAATAATGTTGTAATGCCCATCTGGACAGCTGCCTTACATCGATCCACGTCTGGATCTACAAATAGAACAATACGTCCTTGAGACTGAAGCAGCTTTAGGTGACGAACCTTCAGGTCTTCACCCTCAAAAGCGGAGTCGTTAGCTAGTAAATCTCCGTAACCGGATACAAGCTGTGTTCTTAGCCAGTGCTCGGCTGCAGCTTTATTGCCATCGGTAGATAAAACTACACGACCTGAAGCAAGTAACGCACTGTACAGCTTTAAACCCTGAGGAATAGGGTCACCAACTTCAGTGCGTAATACTCCATCTATGGAGATTAGCATTGTCATATTTAGTACCTAGTAGCTGCCCTTCGAAGCAACGTTTCCGTGTTTGGTAGCTCAACTCCGTAAGTTGAGATGTCGTATTCTTTCTTAACTTCGTCTCTGTATTGCTTTATAGCCTTCAGTGCATTAACAGCGCCGGATTTCTTACCAGCCTGCCACCTATAATTATTGTAATCAGCGTATCCAGCACCCTTAACACTAAATGCCAGCTTGCGCCCACCATGAATATCATCATAGAATGCTACTGCTTGGTCTACTACTAGTCTGAGCTTTCGCTCTGCGTTACGTCGATAGGCGTCATTAGGGGCGTTATGGAGTTCGTTTAGGGCCTGAGAGTAACGATTCAGCATTTCGACTGCTGTCTCGTAATCATGTTGAGCCTTTTGTTCCCACGCACGTGTATAAGGAATATGAGGAGACCTCTCAGGCTCTACAACCCAAGAGTCTGTATCTAAACTATATGCAGCATATGGATTTAAGTCACGAATATCTGATGCAGGATTTACATAGTAAGTTAATTCAAATCCATGCCAGTCCCTTGTGTAAGGAAGAATATCCGCATTAAAATCTTCATTAAACATGTGTGCTATTTCTTCATTAGAAAGACCAATATATTCTGTGTTGTATTTTCTAAAAGAAATGTAATCAATACCTACCAAGCAATCTAGATCTCCTGGTGATCGTGCTGCAGACCATTGATATGAAATTCCAGATCCTGCTAACCACATATGTACCCAACGATCAGGTTGAGCAAAACGCTTAACTAGGTATTCCATAAGGATTCTACGTATACCGTTGCGTACTGCAGGGCGTAGTTCATTCCCCATAAATAGTCGGGCATCTAAGCTGGATTCAGGCGTGCTGAAATACGAGGTATCACTCGGTTCAATGCTAATCTCTGAAAATGCCATGTTCATATTCTTCATTGTTTAGGGGTGTATGTCTCAGTAAATACAAAAGAGAGGACCTAAGCCCTCTCCTTTGCACCTAAAATTACTTATTCTGGCTTAGGTTCGTCTTGTGCCTTTAGCTTCATTGCTGTGTATTCAGCAGAGGCTTGAGCAGCTAGATCAAAGACGATCTCCTGTGAGTAACGACGTACCTCAATAAGTGTGGCATCTCGTTCACATGGAACGCCGACAATTGCTTGTGCGCTTCGTTCAATGAACATGTTGCCATCAGTATCAACTAGAACAACAAAACCAAACTTAATATTTGGAGTGTTAGCCGGTTGCTGATTATCGGTACTGCCATCGGCGTTTACCAGTGTTGCATCCTCAATTGGTTCTTCTGTCATTTTATTCCTATTCGTATAGTCCGGACTGTTGTCTTGCCTTGGTTACCATAAACGTCTTAGCTGGACAAAAATCACAAAGAAATACATTTGTGACTGGTTTTGTAGAGAGGCCAACCTCTTTGCGTTCAGCTGCCGTTTTAGGTACCAATTTTTTGTTGTCTGCTTTCCAATCGGGGCAGCGACCCTCAGGACGCAAATGTGCCTTGTAACAGCTCATTGCATCATCATAAAATGTTGCTTTAGTGGTGTAGTAATCGGGATCAATATCGGCAAGTCCACCACCAACACGATCACGCATGTTCTTAATAATCTCTTTACGAAACTTCTCTTGAGCCCAGAACTTAACACCGATCTTTGATAAGAAACCCGTGTGTTTGATCCCGGCACTTTCATGCTTTTCAATTAATACAGACAATAAATGATCATCATCTGGGTGACCTTCAAAGTCTGGAAGCTCTTCAATTGTTTTACATTGATAGCAATAGAGCAGACGAATCTGAGGACCTTTGTCCTCAATAACTTTATATTCCCCACCTGTGTCAGCAGGTAAGCCGTTAGCACCTAGGATGCTCATAAAACCCTCCTTACGTTGAGAGTTCTATCCTACCCTATTCTGAGACTACTTGCGACGATCGTTTGTTTCAGGTTTACGTGAAGGTGGAAGAAGGCTTGACCAGTCTAATCTAACTCTAGGTTCCATATCTGTACCTAATCCTGCTGTAGAAACCGGCTGTTGAGACACCTGACCAGGACCAGCCGTTGGTAGATCTGTAACTTTGACTTCTTTACCGTCTCTAGTCTCTGTACGTGCCTTAATACGAGTAGTTTTACGCTTTGGAGTACCACCTGCGTCAAAGGTATTCAAGAAATCTTCGTGTGTACCGCCGTTATTAATGTGGTGCTTATAAGCTGCAGCGTATCCTCTATGACCTAGAGCATCCTCATGTGAAATGAGCTCTTGTCCACCCAATTTTTCCTTACGAAGCTGAATGATGTCTCTAGTTCTACCCTGGGATGTAGTTGTAACTGCGCCAGGCTTACGTACCACTTCAGACCTACGCACACCACGTACACCACGAGCACGATCAAGGTTTCCTGCGGCGGCAGCAGCGTGGGCCTGTGACCCAACCACTCCGGCACGTACGGCTTCCCTACGTTCTGGGGTTTGGTTTGCTTCAGCAACGTCTGGTCTAACTGTTTGGCGTTCACCTACAGGTACCTTTGTACCTAAAATACTGAGTATAACGTTAGGGGTTTCAGGGCCGCTTCTTCTTACATCATTTTTATCTAAATCTCTTAAAGACTTTCTATGTAAAGAACGAAGTTTCTTAGTGTCTAGATTTCCACTAGAGTCTAGGGATCTAATTACAAGCTTATGACCCTCACTTAAAGATTGACCACTAGTGTGGCGATCTATGGCCTCATCTACGTAATTATTCATATCCTGCTCATGTTCAGGATACCAATTTTCTTGAGAAGGAAAGAATCCAGCTTTTAAGAACTTGCTATTAGCTAGGGGATTACCGGTAGCAAGCCTTGATACTCTTTGAGTTCTTGCTTTGCGTTTACCGCTAGAACTAAGTCGATCAATATTTCCAGTTCTACGAAGCTTTTCTAATTCTTTTGTACGACGTGAAAGCTTTGTTATTGCGTATCCAGACTGTGCTTCAGCTCCTGAATACTCGGCTTTCTTCTCTCCAGTTTTAGGATCAACAGTTTCTGTTACTGTATCGTTTTCCATTTTAAATCCGTATTTAGATACGGGTACTTTAACAGCATTTTCTCTTGTTAACTGAGTTCTGCCTTCTAAAGCTTTTGTTGCAGCTTTAAGGTGAGTTTTGCAAAGAACAGCACGATTTTCTTCACCCTCTTGTTGTTCTCCACCTTTTGTTAATGTAAGAATGGAATGTGGTTCTTCTCCACAACCTGTTTGATCGCATGACAAACCAGATCCGGTATGTCCTGAACCGGAACGTCTATCGGGTATGCGTGTAAATGCCATTATGCTTTATATCCGTTAGTTTCTATTCCTGGTTTAAAAATTGGAACTACATTCTCAGGAAGCGGCTCATTAGCAATAGAGTTACGAAACTCTTCTATATGGGCAACACGATCTTGCTCACGTTGAATACGTGATTTGTGTTCTAGAAAGCTTGCTCTCTGTCGAGCAAACCGGGCTTCCTTGGAGTTATCCCCCATGGGATGTCCTCCTTAGTAGTTAGCACCCATCTGGTTATTGATGGTGTCAGCAACAGGAAGGCTGCGGTTACGTGAAGGACGAGCGCTATCTGAAAGAGGCTCTACTTTTACAGGAGCTTCTTTATCAATGAAGTCATAGTTCCAATAAGGATTAAGATCTGCACGATTTGCCTTAACGATTTCTTCACCCATACCCTGAGCAACTTCAGTGTTAGGACGAGCTTTACGGTACTTGCCGTCAGTTGATCCCTCTGATAGTGATCCTCTGAGTGAGCGTGAGTTGTTAACTGCCATATTTTTCTGCTCCATTATCTTTGAAATCACTTGTTGGCACATGTGACTTTACAACTTCTGCATTACTAATATTCTTAAGAAGGGTTAAACCCTCTCCACTTTTATTAAATTCTACAGAACGAGTAGCACGAATTGCTTGACGTCGTGCGTGATTAGGACGAAGAAACGCCATTATTTTCTCTTACCCTTCGTTTTGCTGTCTGTAGTCTTCTTTTGAGGCTTGCCTTCCTCACGGACCTTTTGCTTAGCCCGCTCTACATCCTCATGCTTTTTTTCCTTCATAGGCTTAACTGTGTGCTTCTGAGGCTTACCCGTAATTGGGTTAGTAAGCTTAGATATAGACATAGGTATAGTTTCCCTTACTTGGTCCGAATTGTCTTTACAAATTGCCTATCGGCGGTTACTCATTATGGACTTTGCTTGCTTAGCGTAAAGCTGATCCCTGCAATCGGCACAATGCCCCGTTGAACCGCTGTAGAAATGCTCGATTGGAGTCATTAGCCTCTTGCATCCTGGACAAGTAACCGAGCCAGAATAGATAGTTTGGGTTGTATTCTCGGTATCCATTGATATCTTCTCCTAATACTTTGAGACTGTTGTCGTACCAAATTAGCATTACCAGAACCCACCGCTTTGAGCATTGCGTTCTGTTCCCTGGTATCCGGCTTGACCACCAGTAAAATCTACACGTGTAGGAGGTTGATCCTCGTTTACGTCCATGACGTCCATAAGACCAATCTCTCTTGTTCTGTAGCCCTGTGTTTCTCTAAATAATTGTAGCTGAGGAAGTCGAGGCCTAACAACACGTTGAACTTCAGCTCTTGGCATTGTTACTACGTTTAAAGCTTGAGATAAAAGCGCATCTTGAAATGATGCAAAGGGACCCATGTAATCATAACGAATACCTGGATCCATAGACTCTTGAGTAATTGGACGAGGCTTGGAATGATCATATACTCCATCAGGTGAGTTCATTTGTAATCACCCAGCCACTGCCCCAAGAAAATTGGACCTGGGGTTAATTTTTTAATCGACATATTTAAGCCCAATGCGGTCTCAAATGATTAAATCTATTATTGGTTGCTGGATTAAACTCAGCAGGAACCATAGATGATGTGTTTGCCTTGCCATCATTGACAAGCTTTGGATTCTCTGCAAGTTTAAAGTTAGGTGCTTGACGTTGTACAAACATCTCTGTTCCACCATCTACATTAACCAAAGTAACTTGACGCTTCACTCCACGATCTGGTTTTAATCCTGCAGGCCATAGGTATTGTGATGCGTCAATGCGTTCACCTTTGTGAACACCTCGTTGATAGCCACGTTGATTCTGACGACTTTTTAAAGAGTCAAGTACAGTATCTGAAGTTGAGTAAGGCTTGCCTTTGTCGTCACGACGTGTGCGTATGGTGCCTAGATATCCGTCTGGATACTCTGCCTCTGGTTTACGGCCAACACCTAACCGTAGGTAATCCATGTCACTACGAGGGACGACGGGAGTACCGCCACCGCCTGTAGTTGTGTAAGCACCTATGTAACCGTTGGCTCCAAGGTACTGCCAGTTTTGATGGGATTGAGGCATGATTAAATGATACAGACAAAAGAAAAGACCGGAGGGTTATCTCCGGTCTATTCTTATTTAATAATTACTTTGCAGTAATACCAAACGCTGAATCCTTAGGATTCAATGCACGTAGAAGTGGGCCTGCAACTGATGCCAAAGCCGCACTTGCGAGCGCCTTAGCGTCTGTGTTTCCAGCTAGATACAACGCTAGTACTGCTGAGATAGCTGTACGTCCGTATGAAGCTGCTGCTGCTTGTAGTGCCTTTGAGTTCATTTTTCCTCTTTCGATAGGTAACCCGTTAGGGTGAACTTATCATACACCCGCTGGATACTTTGGTCGAGCAATGCCCATGACTAGGGCGTACGAACGATGACGAAGAAATACGCCATCTCCGTTAGCCTGAGATCCTCCCGTATGGGACTCTCCTGAGGTGTTACCTTCGATAGTTGTAAGGGTGCCCTTACCATCATTTGATACAACAATACCCACATGCTCTGTGTCATTTGGGTTCTTGTCAAAATTAAAGAATACGATATCTCCAGCTTGTGCTTTACCTACTGGAACAATCTGCTTATTCTTTTGAAACCACTGGAAACCTGCATCGCATGACGCAAAGCCCTTCTTTGTGGATGCTGCCACTAGCGCAGACAATCCTGCTTCATCAAAACACTTAGAGACGAACATTGCACACCAAGGTTGGTGATTCATTCCGTACCAAGTACCAAAAATTGTGTCGTTATTTGTACCTTCTTTGTAGCCCTGATCAGCGTACTTCTTAGCTGTAGCTACTACTGTTGCGGCGTTCGCCATGAGTGCTCCTCAATATGTTGTTCAAATTTTCCTTCAAGCTTAGAAACAGTTTGACTGATCTCTACTTGATTTGCCCTTAGCTCTTTTACTAAAGGAAGTAGCTGTAATTTTACTACATCTACCAGAGAGCTTCCGCCATTGTGTCGCAGCTCAGCGGCAACGTCCTTCATCTCTTCTTTGGCTCTAAGTGCATTCTCTTCAATAACATGATGGATTGCTTTTTTTAACACGAACCAGATTCCTCCCCCTAGGGCTGCGGTTACAAAGAAATATGAGTAGACAATTGTTGCCCAGTCTGAAGCTGACATCAGGACTCCCTATGAGATACAAATAATGTACATACTATGCCCTTGAATTTGTAATACGTAATGCTAAACTGACCGTAACTACATAAGGAGAGAGAAATAAAAGCACTGCGTCTATTCGCAGCATTATTCCTAGCACTTATTTCGGCACTATACCCAGTAATACTTTTAGAATCAGCGTACGGCGATGGGTCATCCCTTAGCGCACCCAGACAGCTTCAAGTTGAAGTAAGTGATGGTGTAGTTAAACTTGAATGGGAAGCACCAGCACAAGGTACGGTAGAACGCTATGCCGTTTTCTTTGACTGTCCAACAGACTTTACTGGTTGTGGTCAAGGTTGGGCTATTCCTAGTGGCAATGGTGGCGACGCAAGCGCACTAAAGACAACTATGAACATACCTGTAGAGTTATTAAATTCTATAGTGCCTACAGCAACTATGTGGGATTTTAGAGTTAGAGCTGATAACGATACAGATCATCTTTACTCTCCACTTTCAAATGGAGTTAAGATCCGAATTGCTCCTGCTCCGGCTCCGAACCCAACCCCAACTCCGACTGCCACTCCTCAACCAAGTCCAACTCCCACATTAGATCCTCAGCCAAGTCCATCACCAAGTCCAACAAGTTCTCCGACTCCGTCTCCAAGCGCCTCACCCGAGGCATCGCAGACCAGTAGCCCAGCACCAAGCCCGACACCAAGCCCAGAACCAACACCGCAATCAACTCCATCTGTTCATTCCTTTCCTGAAAATTCAGTACATTCTACTGGTGAAGAGTGGGGATCTATAACATTAGAGGCCCCAAGTAACTCCGTATTTACTAGTGTTTACTTTGCTAATTATGGACTGCCTATTGACTACCGTGCAAACTCAGAATGCTCTGCTGATGTGTCAGGCTATGTTGCTAATGCTTTTATAGGTAAAAGCGTTGGAACTGTAGACGTAACAAATGTAACAGCAAATGGCGATCCATGCTACGGCATTGGAAAGCACCTATCAATAATTCTTATTTATGGTCCTGCTCCTCAGCCTACCATCCCCGTTGTTTCTTCCACACCAGCTCCTGCTCCAACCGATGCACCTGCGCCAGCGCCTGATCCAATTCCTTCTCCAACACCTCAACCCGATCCTGTAGTTCCACCTCAACCACCGGTTGTTGTACCAGATCCTGTACCAGCTCCTGCGCCAGCTCCTGAACCGGTGCCAGCTCCTGCTCCAGAACCTGCACCTGCTCCAGCACCTGAACCTGCACCTGAGCCAGCCCCAGAGCCAGCGCCAGAGCCTGCTCCAGCTCCCGAACCAGACCCTGAACCAGCTCCCGAGCCCGCTCCAGAGCCACAACCTGCTCCTGAGCCCGCTCCGGAACCACAGCCTGAGCCTGCGCCAGCCCCAGAACCTGCCCCAGCTCCTGAGCCTGCGCCTGCACCCGATCCTGCTCCTGCCCCAGAACCCTTACCAATTCCTGAACCTGCTCCAGAACCTGCACCTGAACCTCCTCTAGTAAATGGACTTGTACCTAATAGTCCTGATCAATTACCAGAGGATACACCAAAGGAAGCACCAGAGGAAGTACTCGTTCCTCACATACAGGTTGATAAACCAGGTGTAGAGAACGGTGGCATTGAGTTCTTTGGTACTAAGTCTCAACCTCAAGTAGTTCAGGAAGACGGAACGCTAACACCTCCGCCACCATTGCCTGGTTCAGGAGATCCAATTCCTCCTGATGCGATCACTATTACTGAAACCTTTATCGGACAACCAGGTGGAACTACATTCAATGCACCTGACGTTGCTGTCCCAGTAGAACCAATTGTTGTAAACATTGACATCCCAGGTGTAGGCGATGCAGCGCAAGCTGTTGCTGACGCCTATGTTGCATTGGCAAATATTGGCAATGACATGAGTCCAGTTACCCGTAAGAAAGCTAAGAAGATTCTAGTTGCAACAATTGTTGCTTCTGGTATTGCCCAGTTAAGAAGGAGATTCTAATGAAAGGTCTATTACAAGATCTAGCTAATCAAATCTGGACCTTTGTAGGTCTATTTGCTGCATGGCTAGTACTAACCGGTAGCGCTAAGACAGTCGTAGGAGATGCAATTCTTATTTCAGTCTTCCTATGGATTGCTACTTACCGTCTACGTAACCCTAAGGATAAAGATGAACAGACTGACTAATACTATTGCCCGTATCTTTGCAGTATTTGCTGCATCGGGCCTATCAGTAATTGGAGCCGGCGCTCTTGCAGGTATATCAACTGTTAAAGCAATTATCATGGCTGGAATTACTGGTGTTGCAACAGTTGTAGAAAGACTTGCACGATCATTTCTTGATGATGGAAAGCTAGACAAGCTAGAGATTGATGCTGCTTTCTCACAAATTGATAACAAGTCTTTGACTGAGGAAGACCTTACCCTTATAAAGAAAAAAGGCCCGATCTCTCGGGCCTAATTCCTACTTCTTTATTCTGGATCTAAACTCTTGACCACGGTATAAAGTCTTACCGTCATCAATATGTACTAGCTCCACATGGAAAGAACCCTCTGGCTTGTAAGTAATAACAGATATGCCCTGTTGCCAGTTCTCGTAATAGGTGACTGGCTTACCATCAATACCAATTGATCCCTTAACACTAGGCACAGCACCGTCTACACGGCACAAGCAACCTGGTGAAACAGCCATAGATTTAATCTTGCCAACACGATCAAATGTTGTGCGAGATTGAATCTCCTGGCGGTGGATGTGGCCAAAAATTGTAGACACATGAGGCATGTCATTGGTGTATCCGGCAGCAGTTGATCCGTTAGAACGGACCTTGTCACCGTGAATAGCACGAAGCTTTTCATTAATCCAATGTGTGCCCGCTGGGTACGCATCTACATACTCAACCTCTAGCTCATCCATACGAAGCAGATAAGGTAGAGACATGACTGGCCATGAATCTGGAATGTTTGCTCGCTTTAATCCAAATGCAGCCATAGCATTTAATGTTATGAACTTTTGCATTCTACGATCATGGTTACCTTCAAGAACAATGATCTTTGCATCAGGTGCTGCTGCACGCTGTTCTGCTAAGAACAAGTGTCCTTCATCAATAGCCATCTGAGCTGTGTGAGCAAAGTTTGCTTCCTGTTCGTACTTGCCATACATAGGTAAATCTAGATAATCTCCTAGGTTGACGACCTGATTTACACCTACCTCATGGTCTAGGTACGAAAGAATCTGTAGCGCAACATCCATCGCATCGTTATCATGGAATGGATCTACGGTTCCATCTTCGTAATAGCGGAATCCAATCTGTGGATCTGGGAGAACGACAGCTGTTTCCCAACCCTTTAAAGGAACTCTGCTCTTCTTATCAGAAGCTTTGATTACAGTTGGCTTTGCTTGTTGTACAACAGGCCACTCTGGACCTGATTCCCATTTAGGATTAATTTGGAAACCAATTAAATCCTTTACCTGGAACTCACCATCTGCATCTTTTGCTGCAGCTTGATACATCTTGATCTTCTCAATAGAACCGATCTCTTCAAGATCGATGTTATTGCGATCAAGCATGTCACGAATTGCACCTAGAGCAGCATGCTTATTTACATCTTCTCTAAGGTTTTTAATCTTATCTCCTAAGCCTTCGGTTGAAGACATATGCACTCCTTCATTCGATGCTTACGAATTGTTTCACTTGAAAAATCTACACTTATTGTCTTTAAGAAATTCATAATTTCTTTTGAAGTCATAGGTGTATCAAAGAACAAAGCATTAACTTCTTTCTGATCTTCTTCAGAAAGTTCATTCATCCACCAGCCTACTTTGCATAGTTTGGTTTCAAGAATTACATGCTCTTCTTTGTATTTAGCTAAGGCCTCAGCAATTTTCATTAAGGCATTCTCCATCGCATAAACATAAAGCCGGTAGGAATTTCCTACCGGCTTATATGCTACACCAAATTAATACGAATCGCCCATTCCTGACTGGAAGTTAGGGGCCTGACGCTGCATGACTGCCGGAATGATGCGGCCGTTAGCTTGAGTTGCGCCAGCTGAAGGTTCATTTTGTTTCATGTAACGGGAGCCTACGCTGTAGGCTGCGCCGTGCTTCTCAGTCATCTTGCGATGCTGAGCAGTGCCTGCGCCTGTTGGGTCGCCAGCTTGAGCGCCCTTCTTAGCTACAAGCTTGCCACTCTTTGGAGCAGCGGCAGTGAAGTGAGTTGCTTCATTGCCCATAGATTGACGTCCATTCTGATTTTCAGCAGATACAGCGTCATCCATAGGGTTAGATGATTTGGCCATTAGTACATCCTTAGTTAGAGTTGAGATCTCGTATACAGTTTATATTAATTAATAAATACTGTAAAGACAATCGCACTGATTTGGCCATCTCTTGAATCCACAGTAGTAAATCCTGGGATGCAAGCTAGTCGCATGCCTCGTGGGGCGACATATCCGCTTGCGATTGCAATGGCTTTTACAGCCTGGTTAACAGCAGAGGCGCCTACGGCACGTACTTTAATCTCAGGCTTTTCATAGAGAGCATGGGCAATTGCCGAGCCCACTGATTGGGCATTTGAGCCTGCGCCTACACGCAGGAACTTTTCTTCTTCTGTAGTCACTAGTTGTATTCCTTAGGGGTCGAGTTAGTAGTGCCCTCAGGAAACTAGTATCAGGGTTTCTCCCTATATTTGGGGTCTAAAAGCTTGGTTAATATTTCCTTTTCATACTCCAGATCAGCCATGCCAGCAGCGATCCTAGCCAGAGCGTAGGAATCAGCAGCATTATCATTATCGAATTCTACCCCCCATTTCTTATAGGTCTGCATAAGGATCTGATTCTTCTGAACTCCCTGACCTTTGCCTGTTACATACTTCTTTATCTGGGATGGAACCACAATCAAGGGGTACTTTGCATTGATCTGACTCTCATCATGAAACCAAAAGAACATCTCTAGCTTGACCATACCGCCCAGTTCTCCAGCCATATGAGCCATCTGAGAGCCATAGGCATAGCCTTCCATAGCTACGTTCTCTACATGGGTACTAGACCACTCTAAGTAATTTCCTAGGAATGATTGGATGTCACGTAAACGATCTGCACCACGTCCTTGACCTTCGTATACCTCGGTGTAGTAGCGACCGTCTTCGACTATAGAAGTTATAGCAAATCCACTATAGGACTGATCGATCCCTATGTAGCGCTTACCTGGATCATCCCAGGCAAGACCACCATCATAGATCTTGGGGTTGGACTTCTTCTTCAAGGTTCCATTCCTTTTTAAAGTTTGCAATAAACTCTATCTGTCCTGCCATTTCCTTTTCAACAAACTCGACTTCTTGTTCAGTCATCTTATCTTTGTTGTCCTCATACATCTTCTTACCAAGCTCAAAGTTATTCTCAAGCCAGGCAAGCTCAAGCTTGCGACGTTCTTTAATGAACGCCTGTTGCTCAGCTTTGTTTCTTGCAATCTTTTCTTGACGCTTGCTCATTTGTTTCTACGCTCCCTCTCATCTTTAACCATTTGAATGGTCCCAAAGTAACCGGCACCATCTACAAGATTGTCACGCTTAGGCATGTATGCCTCTCGTGCAATCTTGACACCAACCATTGCTAGTCCCACTTGCTCCTCTGAAACTTCGATGCCAAATATAACGCTCCATATGCGAGCAATGCGATTAAAGTTGTCGAGAGGATGGTCGTACGTTTGGTTACGATCTCCGGTGATGAGTCGTTGTGCTTCTTCGTTGATCGTTTCAAGATCATACTCTGAAGGCATCCTTACGGGATCTGATGCCGGATAGTCCACTTGTCCGTCTCGTAAGTTCTCTGGATACGACTTGAGAGTTTCGTTCAACATCATCTGCCCTCGTTTCTAGTAGTTTTCTAAACGCATACTTGGTATCTAAATCATATTTCAACTCTGCAACTTCAGGATCAGCGGCAACCTTTGCTTTAACTAAAGCAATGCGATCTGCTGAGCCGCCCTTCCATTGGTTTAGGAACTCATCTGATTCTTTATTTGTTACTAGGCGATCTGCTTCTCTTTCATTGATCACTGCAATAGCTCTAGCTCCAGATAGGTAGTCGCTCCACCCAGTAAACTGAACGAAGAGGTCCATTAGGGCCTCATCATCCAGCTCACTTATGTCTCTTGGTAGTTCTGGAATAGGAAAGTCAGGCTTAGCTGCAAGTGCGATGCCAAGTTTATTTAAACTATCAACAACTTCTTTACTAATCATTTGGGATGTCCTTATCACTTGAGTGCCACTTCTCCCAATATGGGATTCCATCCTCATCATAGTCTGAACCTAGGCGATCTAGCACCTCGTCAGTATTGGCGTCTGAGATTGCACGAAGGACTGCTTGGGTATGAGGATCCTCTGCATTCATTTCCATCTCAAGCCTGTTGTAAAGATCTTCAAAGCAACGAAACACAACGTACTGTGCTTCTTTAAGTCCGTTTACATATGCATGAGTTAATGCTTTCTTTTCAGGATCCTCTGTCATGTCTATAGCCTCGTTGAGGTTGTCATCAATGATAGAAGTTAGAACTGTATTGACATCTAACTCAAGATCTTTTAGCTCAGCTATTCTTGTCTTCTTCATTTTCCCCCCTAAATGGTTCGCAACGTTTACATCCCTTTACAGGATTAACTGTACATACTGGTGGCCTATTATTGTCAACCGCCCAAGCTACGTCAAGTGCAGATTCAAATACACTTGCGATGTGCTCTGGGTTGTACTGTACTACAAACTCTTTATAAGATTGGTCTGCCTTTAATTCGTATAGAAATACGATCTCCTCAGGAGCTGAGGGCAGCAATCCTTCTTCAACCATTAGGTGAGCCAGGTGAAGGTATACCTGGCCCTGCTTATAATGAGAATTAAATGGCCTACGAATATTCTTCCAGGCTGTGTCTAAGCTGTTCTCTGCACCAAAGAGAGATGGTTCCTCTAATCTTATAGTGCCGGCACCTATAGATTTGATCTCTATAAGACAGTCTTCTCCGATGCCTTTAATCCAACCATCGGAGTGACCTGAGATCTTATGCTTGGCGCTAGACAGTGGTACCTCTCTATATTGAATGGTGTTCTTTAAACCCACTAAATCTTTAGAGGTAGCCCAGGTATAGTCGTTAGTCTTTGGGTCAAACCACTTGCCATAAAGAACACCCATCTCACCAAAGTAGCCTTGCCACTTTGAGTGGATGGCGTGTCCTTCATCAAAAATAGATTGTAATCGAAGGGATGGCTTTTCTCTAACCTCGACATAGTTCCCACGTAGAGCATGGTAAGAAGCCAGTGCACACCATTCAGATTTAATAATGTCTGATGGGTGTAGGACGTTCTGTGCTCTAGCCTCGAAAGGCTTAGAGAGTATGTGTCGTTCTACAGACCCTAGTAAACGTGTGTCACGCTTATTAGCATCTAGAAATGCTGACATATTCTTGCTGGGAATTGTCTGAGGTTTTTTCATTCTCTATCCAACCATTCGTCCAAGGTAAGGCCTAATCTTTCATACTTACGTTTCATAGCATTTCTTTCTCTGTGGGACATGCCCCCAAAGATTCCATGCAACTCATCGTTACGTATTGCTTCTTTTAAGCATTGCTTTCTAACAGGACAGGCGGGTAACCCATCCTTACCTAAACAGATTGCTTTAGCTTTATCAGCGATCTGCTTGTATAGATCTTTGTCTCTTGGTGGAAAAAAGATTTCAGTGTCTTCACCTTGACACTTAGCCTCGTATCTCCATGCCCAGGGAGGATTATCCCTGTTGTCCAATTATTCACCTTTGATAGAGTTACGTAATTCAAAGAAATCCTCCTCTCCTAAGATAACATAGTTACTACCGTTGAGATGAAACCCAACGATTGGGATACGACTAACTACTATAGCTTCTTTCCAGATCTTCTCTAGAACTTCTGCCTTGACAGTAAACTGTTTTTTACCAGTCCACTTATGTTCAATTAATAGTTCTTCGTTTCTTACATCGCCTTTTCTGTCTAATGCGCCAGAAGCAGCGTTGCGAGTACCGCCTATAACTTTAGCTAATCGCTTCTCGTGTTTGAGCGATTGTTTCTGACCCTCAGTCCTCATCGGTTGCGATCATCAACTTAGGTTGAGTCTTAAGCGTATCCATAACTGCGTTACTAATTTCCGCACTAAGATCTACTTCCTCACGTAAGGAATCAATCAAAGCTTGGGCACCTTGCCACTTTCGATCGCCGTAGTACATCCACCCTCCACGGCGTTCAACAATCCCATTTAGGATTGCTAAAGCAACAATTTCCTTACCCCTATCATACTCTCCTTCTGAGACTACTCCGCCAGCTGAGAAGTAAAAGTCAAGGTATGCGGTCTGTTGTGGGGCAAAGGTCTTGTTCTTAATGGTCTTGACTCTAATAGTCTGACCCACTCGACGCTTCTCCTGGCCGGTACCTACCTCTAGCCACTCATCACGCTTTACTTCACAGCGGATAGTAAAGGCGTAGTCCTTGCCCAACCCTCCTGGGGTTGTTCTAGGATCTCCATGCATCACACCGATCTTCATACGGTACTGGTTAATCATGATGCCTAGTACTGGTCGTTCGTCTCCACCGATTTCACGTCGGGTAGCTGACGATACTTTTCTAAAGAACTTATTGGTAATAAGTGCGCCACGACCCACAGTGAATTCATCCATGTCCTTTTCATCTTCTGCGCCAGGAACCAGGGCAGGAAGGGAATCAACAACAACGAGGTCCACACCTTTGCTTTCCATGAAGCGAATGACTGCGTCATAAGCATCCTCCATATTATTAGTTTCAACAAGTAGAACACGTGAGGTATCTACCCCACACATTTCTGCATAGCCTGCATCAAATGGCTCTGCTGCAATCCAAGCAGTGGTGAACTCTGGATCAATAGCCTGATTGGTTGCAATGGTCTTAAGAGCAATTGCAGTCTTACCGTGAGAGGCCTCACCAATAATCTCAACCCACTGATTCATAGGCCAGCCACCACCCAATACAACATCGAGTGTTAGTGATCCGGTTGGAATACGTTTGATAGTGCTTACCTGATCGGCGGTAACCACTGTATTAACTCCCAGCTTTTTGTTTAGCTGAGCAACTACTTTGAGAACATCTGCGTTTAGTGTCATTGTCATTATCCGATCCTATCAATAATTGTGTGTGGTTGGAACCCACCGCTTTGTCCTACCTGCTTTGCAGGAATAACTGTGCCTCCGTTTTGACCTTGAACCCCACCAACGCCTGAACCTGATTGACGCAGTGGATACCCACAGTCGTAGCAACGCTTAAGTTTGGTTCCCATAGGAGCCATGTAATTTCCAGATCTGCACTCAGGGCAATTCTCAGATTCCTTTGCTGCTTGAGATTTTTGCATAGCGTTATCTAAAGCAGGATCATAGTTGACCGGGACATTGTCTTGTCCTGGTTGCCATCTATATGGAACCGGCTGTGCTGGGGCAGATGGGGGAGTTGATACCGGAGGCTTTGGTGCTCCCATCTTTCTTGCATACCAGTCTGCATCACTCATCTTCACTTACCTTCGTTTCTATTAGGTCTAGGTGTAACAATGTAGAAATACAAGAGACAGCGGCTGACATAGAAACCAGTTTAAACAAACCGGATAGGTCTTCAACGTTATCTCCTGTAATGAAATCATCCTTGCCTTCTTCTTTAGCCTGGATGATGTATGCGGAAGCAGCAATGCGAGCAGCAATGTCTGAGTGTGCATCAATGATAGGAATTAAAGATGCAAACGAACTTATACGATTGCTACTTGCTATAGCTTCCATCTCTGAAACATCCTTTGAGACAGGAGACAGCCCAAGCATGTCTGCAATCTCTTCTGCATGTTCTTCAAAGATTGAATCGTAAATAGCTTGACGAATCAATACAGGCATTGGTACTGCATGTACAGATACTTTTTTTCTTCTACGTCTAAACATTACTTTGCATCCCCCCACTTATCAACGATCTTAACATCTGCAATCATAGGAATAGAAAGAGCAACGATGCCTTCCATAGCCGATCTGATTGCCTCAGCAGTTTCTTCTGCTAGATGATCTGGAGTTACTGTAACCAATTCATCGTGTACAGTCAAAATTAAGCTGGCCTCTGTAGGCACCAGGTTCCTTGCACGAACCATGGCTAGCTTGATGATGTCTGCTGCTGAGCCCTGGATCACAGTGTTGAATGCCTGACGTTCTGCCTTGGCTCGCAGGGTAACTTCCTTAGCCCGTAGGTTAGGTAGGTAACGTCTACGACCCAACATAGTTGAGACATAAGGCACAGGAGTCTTTAGGCGTGCGTTCTGGATCACATGCTTCTTGTACCGAACAACCGATGGGAACTTAGCCATAAAGGTATCTAGAAGCTCTCTAGCTGCCTCTACAGAACAGTTCAAAGAGTTGGCAATCTTGTCAGGACCAACACCGTAGGCAAGGGATAGAACAAGTTCTTTTCCTGCCTTGCGGTCAACCCCCATAGTATTTCCAATAGTTGTATAGAGATCTTCCTTGTCAGCGTATGCCTGGCACATGATTCGATCCTTACTAAAGGATGCAATGATGCGAGGTTCGATCTGAGAGTAGTCGGCAACTACAAGCTTATGTCCCTCAGGAGCTACAAATAGATTACGTACTGCTTTTCCATTAGCGGTATGGGGAGCAGGAACATTCTGTAGGTTTGGGTTACGACTAGAGAAACGACCAGTCTCTGTTCCATACTGAACAAAGTCTGTGTGAACACGTCCGTTGAGAACGATACTTTCTCTAGCAACTACCTTTGTCTTTCCTGCAACAGTCTTTGCAGTCATGCCACCTTGGTATGGAAGCACGTAAGTAGTCATCAACTTGTTAAGATCTGAATAGTTGAGAAGCTCATCGATAAGAGGATCTCGTCCACGCATATACTCCATGGCATCGTGAGCTACCGAGAAGTCATGCACAGTCAATGGCTTGCCCTCTTGCTGTCTACGCAATCCGGCAGGAGTCATCTTCTTAGGACGGATACCACGTCCGCCTTCTTTCTTTGGTGAGAAAAGAATGCGTTGCTTCTCTTGTACAGAGTTAATGTTAAATGCTCTACCTGCAAGCTGATAGATAGTTGCCTTTGTTTCCTCAAGCTGACGATCTACCTCTGTCTTTAGATCAGACAATGCAGAGAGATCAATGTTTGCTCCATGTAGTTCCATCTCACAGATGACCTGTAGGACATCCATCTCGAGTCTGAATATACCCATGAGCTTATTGGTCTCAAGATCTTGTTGGTACTTCTCATAGAGTTTAAAGGTCCACTCAGCATCTAGTGCGGAGTAAGTAGCAACCTCATCAAAGGTGTGCTTCTCGATCTCTTTACCTACGCCCTTGACCATCTCGTATCTGAACTCACGCTTTAGACAATCGTCAAGACCTAAAGAGTGTCGGTTCTGATTATTAATAATGAAGGCAGCGTTTAATGTACAGAAGTAAGTAGGTTCAGGAAGACCACCGATGTACTTAGATACGCTCTGCAAGTCAAACTTAAGGTTGTGCCCAACCTTTACCTTATCTCCGGTAAGTAAAGGCTTAAGAGCTTTGAATACTTCTCCAGGAGTAAGTTGATCTGGTGCCGGTCCAAAGACCTTTACACCTTTCTTTTCATCCTTACTGTAGTCATCCTCACGTAGCTCTTGACCTTTGGCAAGACGACGTTGACCACTTACTAGAAGTGGGAAGTCAGTTCGAATGTACTCTCCGTTTGGATGTCCCATAGGAATAACATCAACACGAGATTTGTTTGCTAATGAGATCCACACGACACGATTCTGTCGTGGATCGCCACGGTGATCTCCCATGGTTTCTACGTCAAATGCAAAGGCATCTTCTTTTTCATATGCCTTAACTAAATCTTTTAGTTCCTCTTGTGTACGAATTACGTTCACCTTTTTATGCTCCCTGTCTGGTTGTGCTCCCCCTTAGCAACTGTTAGAGGACCCTAGGAAAAAGGAGGAGGGAAAACCTAGGGTCCCTCTAACTATTGAGAGATTACTGAGCGGCGAGAATTTCCCTTGCAATTTCTTCAAGCTCAGACTTAGTGGATGGCCGGAGAGCTTCGGGTCCTAGTGGCTTGAATTTGTTAAGGATCTCAGCAGCAGCAACAGGATCAATCTCCCAATCCTCTGCAAGGTCACGTTCCTTGACTACTTGAATTGAGTAGGTGGTCTTCGTGCCTGTACCTGACTTAGCTACAGCCCAGTAGAGATCATTACGGTGGATTGGACCTGTTGCCTTTGAAGTTGAAAGCTTCTCAAGCTGAGAGAACAAACGTACGCCAACAACCATTAGCTGTACTTTTGGTTCTTCTTCTCCAGTCAAGTTAACAACGCTGAATGCAAACTTGCGTTCAGGACGATTGCCTACTCGCTCTAGCGGATCTCCGCTCCATCCAATGAATGACTTCTTTCCTGGACGTTGTACCCAGTGTTGCAAGAACACCATAGGTTCATCGCTAAGGAACTTAATTAGTTGCACATCTTCTGTGAACTTAAAATCTGATGTAAAAGAAGCGCTGGCTTCGTCTTTAGCTTTCTTAGCTGCAGCCCAACCAACCTGGATCACTGATGAGCGATCCGGCACTTCGTTCTCATCCTCTTCTTCGAACACATCGGGATTGAACTCTTCCATATCTGGTGAGTATGTGTCCATGTTTACTTCATCCTTGCGAATACGCAAGCTGTTATTAGTTGTCATTTCCATTTCCATTTCCATTGGCAGTTTCATTGGCATGAATCTTAGTCCATGTTTCTACCAATTCAATTGATAGATCACGATGTCGATTCCAATCAATCCTAGGGGCTTCGAGAAGTCCCCGAGATTGAAAGCTCTGTAAGGAGGACTCTATCATAGCACGACTGTACATACGCCAGCCTGGCTTTTTCTTACCGTCCACCATCATTGATTTTAATCTATATGGTGCTTTAGGGATATACCCCTTGCGTTCCCATAGTCGTACAGTAACTAATGGCCTACCCAGCGCAGCAGCAAATGCTCCAGCGCTATAGAGCTCAAGTGTCTTGCCATTAGGAAGCTTTTTTATAACTGGCTTTACTTCCCAGTTATCTTTGTCAAGCTTTTCTTTTACAGGCTTCTCGACAGCACGACGTTTACGTTTGGAACCAGGATAGAACTCATCAAGCTTTCCAAACATATCATCAATTGCGTCCTTGGCCACGGCACTCCTTACACAAGTAAACGCTAGTAACTCCGAAGAGTGTTAAGTCCTCGGAGGTACCGCATTTAAAACATACGTTCATTTACATCCCATGCAGTAATTAGGTACACGAAGGTTGGCTCGAGCAGTTTTATACTCACGCCCACAATGTGAACAAGTTACATTAACGCTTTGATGGTACGAATGCCCAAGAGATAGTCTTGGGATACATAGAGTCAATTTCGTCTTCCGAAATCTTACCTGTATAGAGGGCAGCAAGTACCTTTTCTTCGTTGACCATCGGGACCATTTCAACACAGTCTTCATATAGACCACGCTCCTTCAATATGCGCTCTGCTTCTTCCATGTCAAACTTCTTTGTGACACGACGCTGACGCTGTAGTGATGTGTAACCACTGATCTCTTCTGGCAACTGAAGCCAGTAGTGACCCTCGGTATCTTCTTCTCCGCTAAGTTCTACTGCTTCCATCAAGTCACCCTTGATTTCATTAGAAGCTTTAGTTAGCTTATCGATCTGAGTTTTGTAATTTAAAAACTCACGGATTTTTGTTAGGAGTTCTGACTCCTGCTTATGATGCGGCTCTCTAGCCGGTTCTGCGATCTTTGGCATAGCACCCTCCTTAAGGTGTACCTACAATAACACAAAACCCCCCGGTTTCAAAACCGAGGGGTTGTGGGTAAGTCCGTGTATTAATCCTCTTTTATGTACGCCTTTAGGGCTTCGATAATAACGTCTGTGACGGTTCGCTTGTCCTCTGCAGCCTTTACCTTCACAGCTGCCCATAACTCTGACGAGACACGAATAGTGCGAGTTGGGGTCTTTGGTGCGTTTGGCATTTCTCTCCTAGATCATTGCGGCCTGTAAGAATGACCTCAAGCTACCGGCCGTAAGGTTGACACCTCCACGGTCATTAATGCCCTCACCATCTACAACAGCGTTAGCTACTGCCGTCTTCTGTTGAAGCATGGCGTGTTGACGTTCTTCTATTGAACCTCTTACGAGTATGTCTTGTATGACGATGTGGTTCCATGTGCTTGAGGCACGCTTTATTCTACCGTTTCTTTGCACAGCTAGCCCGGCATTCCAAGGTAAATCGTAATTAATTAAAAGATTAGCTTGAGGTAGATCTACACCATATCCTCCAGCATCTGATGAGATCAGTACACGACATTCTGGATCAGTTTGAAATTCAATCTTTGATTTCTCTTTTTCTTTTGCAGACATACGACCGGTGTACTTAGCAGACTTGTATGGAATAGCCTCAGCTAATAGGTCTACCATCTTTACATAGGATGTAAAGATTACAATCTTATTGCCATCGTAATCTGATAAAAAGTTATCTACGTATTCTTTTACTACATCAAGCTTGACTGGCTTGAGTGGAGCATCTAGGTATCCCAACTCTTTTAGGTCTGCAGCGTATGCCGATCCCTCACCAGTTAATGGGCTGTAGATATTTGCAGAATGCTTTACTAGATCTGGGTGATCACATAACATGCGTAGGCAAGTTAGTTTAGACATGATGCGACCACGGAGTTCATCCATGATGCCGCCCTGGTCAGATCCTCCGTAATGATCAAAGAGATCAAAGCTTGATCCAAAGGAGTTAAGAGCATCGTCAAGATCACGAAGTAGATCATCAGCTATGTGCTGATAGAGCTTTGCAGCTGAGGAGTTCATATCTACCAGAATAGGTTCAGCTGTAATAGTCTCAGGTAGATACGGAGCTACATCAGGATCTTGTTGACGCTTACGTACACACGCCTTACTTAAAGCCTCATGAAGTGTGGGTAGGTTTCTGTAACGATCTACTCCACCAAACTGGTTTCGTACAATGAATGTCTTGTCAAACAAATCAAATCTTCCAAGCACAGATTGATCTACGAACTGCATGATTGAGTACAGCTCTTCAGGTCGTCCGTTCTCTACAGGTGTTCCGGTAAGAGCAAACTTGTAACGACTGTCTAGCTTCTTTATATACTTAGATCGTTTTGATCTGAAAGACTTGATTGCTGTTGCTTCGTCAATAACGATGAAGCTTCTGTTGAGCTGCTGTACTTGCTCCCAGTCGTTAACAACCTGCTCGTAGTTAATAATGACGTAATCAACAAGCGAATGCCCCCAGTCGAGGGCCTCTGTATATTGCTCGAGTCGTTTCTTTGGCGTTCCGTCAATGACCAAAGTGTTTGCATGTCCATCGGTAAACTTTTCTATTTGTGCGGCCCATTGATATTTCAATGAGGAAAGACAAATTATAAGGCCTGGCCCTGTAATTTTCCCCTCATCTCGAAGGCGCTCTATTGCTGCAATGGTAAGTACTGTCTTACCAAGACCTAGGTCATAGGCAACAAGCATCTTACGTCGCTCGACCATACGATCAACAGCTTCTGGTTGATAGGGTAGGAGAGTTCCTGTAAAGGTCATCGCTCAGCCTTTGCCCAGCTTCTGTGGTTCTTAATGTAGACAGCCATGTATGCAACTGATCCTAGGTAGAAACCATATTGCTTAGTCTGTGTAGCGTAGATCAACCAGAGAGTTTCATTAAAGAACAATACAACCCAACCCAGTTTGTTTTTGGTACCCACAATAAATGTACCTGTGATGCCGCATATAGCTAGGACCCAAGACCACATTAGATTAAAGCCGCCTCTCCCATTACACAGTGCTTCGAGTTTTCAAGAGACCAGTCTATCTGATCTTTTGTCATGTCTCCAATGTCTTTGACTTCAAAGTCACCGTAGTTAAATACAAAGAACTCAATGCCTTCTTTTCTCAGCTCTTTAAATAGAACTCTAGTTGATTCCTTGCCGGCAGCATCGTTGTCTAAAGCTAGGATCAGCTTGTCTGCCCTACGCATTATCTTTATCTGGTCATGGCTGATGATGGCACCACAGGCAGCTACGCCGCCCTGGATGCCTAAGCTATGTAGACGTACAGCATCTAGTGGGGATTCCACAATAATCATTGTTCCCTCTTCCCACTTGTGTAAGCCAAAGAATGTTCGTGACTTAGGAACTCCTGGTGGGCGATTAAAGAACTTCCTTGTGATCTGACCCTTCTCTTGCCAGCCCATTAAGTTTCCATCTTCTCCCCTTATAGGAAGGATCCAGGTAGAGTCACCCTCACGCCACAAGACCCCGTAATGATTACAGGACTCAACGGTTAGCTTGCGTGCCTCTGCAGCCCACTCTGGTACTTCTTTAAACAAACCTAGTCGTCCCTCTGACATAGGAACAATGCGTGGCACTGCATAGTAAGTCTTGCGTGCTTCTTCTAACTGCTCTGATACAAAGTTCCAATCAACCTCTACATTTTCATTAAGCCAAGCTTTAGCTTCATCGAGGTTACCTAGATCTAAGTAGTCTGAGATAAGAGTTAATAGGTTTCCCTTATACCCACAGGAGAAACAATTGTGAAGGCCACTGCCCACGTGAATTCCCCATGAGGGATTTCTATCCTCTGTGCCTGTTACAAACTTATGCATAGGACAAAGCGCAGTGATGTTGTCACCACGTTGAACACCTTCGATACGAAGTCGAAGCAGGATGCGTTCTACATCCCCGTCCTTAAACAAGGTTTGGCCGATCTACTGGTGTAGGTGCGAGAGCATACGTTCCACAGATAGCACACTCCATCTGTAGAAGGTATGAGGAGATCTCATAGTCAGCAAATGAAACTTTAAGGTTCCACAAGTTGCTTTCACACTTAGGACATTCATGGCATATAACATCTTCATACTCCATGGTGCCTGTGTAGTCAGGTTTGATTTCTCTAACTGACTTTGCGACTTGCTCTCCTTCTGATCCGCTTTCGGTCATTGTGATCCGTACCTCCCCACACACCTAATAGACTTGAGTCAGACAAAGCATACTCTAAACATTCAAACTTAATTGAACACCCCATGCATACAGCCTTTGCTGCCTGCACGGTTGCCAAGTACTTAGGGTCATCGTCTTCTGGAAAGAAGAGATCTGGATCTGCATCTAAGCATGCTTGATCTCCATTAAAAGGAGAAGTTGCCTGTATCGTAAGGATTTCCATATTCCTCAAACCTTCCTTGTTCCCAGTCCCATAGTAATTCGGTTTCAGCAAAGCCACTTGAACGGCTCTTATCAATTCGTAGTACACGTGAGCTATCGTCTTCTTCATCTTTTCTTTGTAGTACAAGTACTACGTCAGAGTCTTGAACGAATGAAGACGAGTAACCAATAGCATCAGAAGTAACCTTGCCCTTAGTAACCTTGCTACTAAGAACCTGAGTTGTCTGAATAACGGGAATATCAAAACGCTGAGCAATACGCTTCATGCCCTGAGTAATGTGTTGTAGATTCTGCCAGCTACCAAAGCGTTGCTCACCACGTGTTGCTTGCTCATCCTCCATAAGGTAAACACCATCAACGAATAAAGCATCAGGCTTAAACTTTTCTACCTTTGCAATCAAAGCAGTCAAAGTCATAGCAGTGATTGACTCTGTTAGGTAGAAAGGATGCATATCCTTAGACTTGTCATACCAAGCCTTTAGTAACTCTTCTTCTTCAGGAGTTGACTGTCCACGCATAAATCTATAGCTAGAGATGTGAGAACACATACAGTCGTAACGACGTTGCTGTTCTATGTTTGTCATTTCAAAAGATTGAAACATAGGAACAAAGCCATCAAGGTGCAGGTTAATGGCTGTTTGTAATGCAAGCACAGACTTACCTGTCTTTGGTGGAGCAATGATAGTTACAAGCTGACCTGGTTGCAGACCACCGGTTGCAAGATCAATAGTTTTAAATCCTGTAGGCATTCCAATAAGACCATCTGGACGCAGCTTAATATTTGTATATTGCTCCCAGCGTTCTTCGGTAGTCTTTGTAAGATCTACGTCGTGGCTTTCACTTCCACCAGTCTGACTGATCTTGTGTAAGCCGGCGCTAAGTATTGTTATAGCCGAGGTGTGATCCCCGGCAGCAATTGAAGATCCTGCTTCTTGAACCGTATCGATAATGCTTTGACGATTACGATATTCAATAAGTTGATCTAATAAATACTTTACCGAGTCGTCAACCTTCAACAACCTAAAGGTTGGGAAGTTATCTAAGACGGTGACTGCTGTAGGTACTTCGCTGTACTTTACATAGTGCTCACGGATAAATTTCCATACAGCTCTATTTTCTTCAACAAAGAACCAGTCATCTTGTACGCCACGTTCTAGTAGGTACCCGATGCTGCGGTCACGGACGGCCTTAGATATAAGCCGGAGTTCGTTATCAGCTGCCACTTATACCCTCTCAAATTCTAGATACCAATGTCCATACGAAAGCGCTCTATCGGGAATGTCTACTACATTTTTAACTTCCGGTCTATATGGAAGTTGCGATGCAAAGTCAGACGCTGTCCGGTATGCGGTAGAGTAGTTAAACGGATTAGTACCTGAGTTGTCAAGATCTTCCATGACATCTCTCATATCCTTTTTTGTATATCCGAATCCAACTAACTCTAGTGTGAAGCCATGCTTGTGTGCAAAGTTCCACAACCTTCCTAGGGCCATTTGATTGTATTCAATTTCCTCTGTTGCTTGCAGTATGCCGAGGAAGCGCTTTCCTGATGGACGGCGTGTAAGAATGCAGTCCAAAGAAACCACTACTCTGAGTGGTAACTCGTTTGAAATATCGCCCCCCTTCATTTCTTATGGCAGTGTTTCTACTTTGCCCCAACGAATGAGTAACTTACGGAATGCATCATGAGAATGCTTAGCTTCTTCAATAGCTTCCTTTGGTGCATACTTTGAGATCTCTACAGGAAAGATTCCATCCTTTAGAGATTGTGAACACCACTCAGTGTGCTTGCACTTGGAACGAGCCTTAAACCCCTTGCAAGAGCAGCGTAGTTCTTTAGCAGTAGACGCTTCTACTTCATCGACTCCGTCGTCTGACAAGAAGAACTTAATCGTTTTCCATTCCACAGTTAAACTCATTTCCTTCTATCCCCCTCCATAGAAATTACCTGATACGTTGTAAAAGCTTCGTGTAGGAAACTATACATAGATTCCCCATAAACTTCACCCCAGCTTTCGATGGGAACGTTAGTGGTAATAATTGTAGGCAAGCCGTAATTAAAGCGGGTGCGAAGCAAAGCATCAAATTGATTCTCAGCCCACCCTGAGGCTGTCCTGTATTCTTTGCCAAGATCATCTAGAATTAGAAGCTTTACATTTTCTGATTTAGATTCTCCGTAGATTGCTGTTAGCAACTCTCGTTCATCCTCATTACCTTCATCCCATTGACGCTTCTCCATACGAAGAAGCTTTGGATAGTCTGTAAAGTAAACAGGACGATCAGCAATATGTTGCTTATCCCAAATCTCTCTAGGAGCTTTTAGGATCAATGCTTGAGCAATAGCGCAAGCCAGTGTTGTTTTACCGTGACCAGGTCTGCCAACAAAGAGCAAACCCTTTCCACAGTTTTCTTTGTCGTTACTTGAAATAACCTTACCTGCAAGTACGTCATCGATCCAAAGCTGTACAAGTTCGTTCATACGTTGCTTGTACGGCTTTAGATCAGACAACTCAACACCAACGTGCTTTGCAGGAAGCGATGAAGATTTAATCTGTGACTTAAGACTGTAAGGTCTTAGTTCGTTTATATCAAACATCTTTCTTCCTAACTATGTCCACTGCCCATTGAAGTCCTTTGGTTACTGCACGATTTAAATCGTCTTCATGTGGTTCCATTACTGCCAAGATCTCTGCTGCGATTTTCTCACGCAGGGTATCTTCGCATTTGCAATTCTCGCCCATCACTCACCTCCTAACGCTTTCAACATCTCATTCTGCTTACGAAGTAATGACTCTGTCAAATACTGATCTTCTTCAACGGCAACTGCATTGACCTTTGCATGGACGGTTGGGTAGAACTTAAAGAACCGAACCATCAGTGATTGACCAAAGCCGGCCTCACGGATCAAGCGTGGGTCGTTAAAGAACATCCGTATGGCTTTAAGGACTCCAAGGTGGCTTCCGCCGTCCCGAACCATCTTGTTGATATAAGTTGCCAGGCGAGCGCCGTTAACCTGTCCTGGGACCCCTGGAGCCTTTATACGGAGCAAGTCATAGAACTCTGCTACCAGGTCTGCGGTTTTCCAGTCTTCCTCAGGTCGATCTGAACGCTCGGCGGATTTAGGTACTGCCTCAAACTTTGTGTACTTAAGCTGACGCAGTTTCTTCTTGTCTTCAACGTTGCCTATAGAACCTGGCGCTGTGTCATCGATCTGACCACGCTTTGGTTCTGACTTCTGTTCCTCAAATGGCCAAGCCATCTCAACCTCCTCAGAAATATCTTCACCGACTTCTGGTAAAGACCTCATCGGGCGAAGCCCGTGAGGAACATTAGAAGTACGTAGTACTTCTAATGTATTAACGCTACTAGCTATAGCTAAGCTATTATCTATAGCGGTACTACTGATTGTAACAAGGGGTTCACCGACCGTCGGTTCTTCGATAGTCGGTGGAATGAAATTAAGCGAATCCTCGCCAAATAAAAGCTGCGTTCCAAAGCGACCATGCTTGGTCTGGTAGCGCATAGCTTTGATGTAACCGGCTTGCTTCAACTCAGACATGCCGTTTGTAATAGCTGTACGGCCTTCAGGAAGGAAGCCGACGAGTTCATCGACTGTTAGTACCCGACCCATATGAACGCACAGCAAATAAATAAATCTAGCCTTTGATGTCAAGGCGTGATCTGTGTAGATTTCCTTTTTCATTTGCCCTCCGGTTTAAGTTATCTTGGTGCGACCCTCTCAGGGAGTTTGCGAAACTCTCTGGTTGAGACACCGGTAAAAGTTTGCTCTACAAACATGGACAATGTCAAGCCGACAAAGGTTGAAGCGAGTATCGAAAAAACCGACTCTCGGTTAAACGGTTCCATAACCAGGCAAGCTACCATAGAAAAGATCAAAGATACAAGTCCACGGAATTTGCCCAGTGAAACCAAAAGACCCTCTACAGCCGTTAAGACGCAGGCGGTAGAGAGTCCAGCAATTAATACTAGGTTCATAGTTTCCTACTGTTCTAGAAGCGTCCTATCAATGTAGAACGTATTCGGGGTAGATGGGGTGTCAGGCGTAAAGGATACCGTCATATCAGCGTAGCTTGTCTGTAGACCGTACACCTCAGGCTGACGGGTAATAACACGTAGATAGTACCAAATGTTTGGCTGGGTGATGTGGATCGTTTCAGTCTTAGTTAATACCAAAGTCTGAGTAATCGTATAGAACTTGACAGTCAGGGTGTAGGTGCCGTACCCTGTTGCATCTGGGGCCTTAAGCACCACAGATCCAACTACTCCTCGGTTTGTATAAAGCTCACCCAAACTTGACGTTAGACCAAACGTTCCTGTACCCTGTACAACGCAGTATGCCTGTCCGTGGCTACAAAGATCATTAAATAACGATCCCTTAGATACAGTTCTGTAAAGCTTTGCAGCATTGTTCGGTGTCCAACCTACCAAGCTCTTTTCAAATGATGGTGACTTAATAAGATTGTTAATGCCGTACTCGGTATATACATCTAGGCTTGCAGCGTTACCACGGTTAAATGCCCAGCTAGAACCAAGAGGCATGTGATCTTTTACGTTCTCTCCTAAACGGAATTGTTTTAAAGAGAGGTTGTTCCAGTTGTTACTGACACCACCGTGCACGCTAGGTTCTCTTGTTGCATAATAGAACTTACCTTGTGATCCTAAGCTAGGAACTGTAAAGGTAGTTGCATCCTGTGGGTTAATAAACTTAGAAGTAAACTTTCCAAACTCTACCTGTACACCGTCAACATAGAAGGTTGATACAGTACTCGAGATGGATAAAGTAAAGGTTGTCTCTCCAGCCCATGGAATTCTTTGTAGGGACATGCGTGTCCAAGTGTTTGCATTGTTAGCATCAATACTAATTGTTGCTGTATCTACGTGATCTCCTGAGGTTGCTTTAAGGGTGTAGTCTCCAGCAGCTCCATATATATAAGCAGAGCAAACGTAATCTTCACTTTGTGATCCCTCATCAAGCGCAGCATATGGGGCGTACACAGTTGTATTTAAGAATGCTGTAGCACCTGTTTTAACTACCTTACCTGAATGGGTTCCAAATTTTGCCTGCTCATTAGAGCGGGTTAAGGTACATCCAGTGGTTGACCAGTCATTAGTGTTAGTAATAAATGATGGGTTATTAATATAATTAAATCTATTACGGGTTTCCCATACACACTCATCAGGATTAAAGTAATGCTCGTGTACTGGATCCATCAACATAGGAGATCCAGAACCACTGAAGGTTTCAATTACTGCAGGATCTTCATAGGTTGCTTTAGGGGTATTAGTTAAAATTGCATTGTTAATATAAAACGTATCTCCAGCAGTAGCCCCCACAATATAGATAGATGCCTTAGCTAATGGCTGTGGGGAGTCAACAGTTTTTTCTGGTGAGAGTAGGGTGACAGAGATAGGGGACGCTGTAGAAGTTAGGGCTACCGGATCGCTATCAATTAACTGGTTAGCATTAAGATAGTAAGGAACGCCATTTACATCTAACTGTAGTTGGTTCTGATCGGTGTCGTTTTGAGGAGAAGAGTATTCTAATCTTACCTTTGCAGAAATGTTTTGTGCAGAAGCAACGTCTACCTGGAAAGTATATGTCTTTGATGCATCGGCAGCAACCCACTCTGTGATCACTCCAAAGTCCCCATTTGCAGCAGCGGTTACTTTTAAAGCTGTTGTATTAAAATAACTATAGAAGCTAACCACACCATCAACCTTGGTTGATAGGGGGGATGTCAATGTAAGGATTGCACTTTGATTGCTGTTTTGAAGATCAAAGCTATCAATAGTATGTGCAGTCCCATTAATGTATACGGTTGTAAACCCTGAGATATCAATGTAGTTAATAGGAGCGTAACCACTATACTGATTATTAAGAAGGAGTTGAGTAGAGCCAGATTCTCCATACCCATAGGTATCTACTTCAATGTCTTTTCTTAAGATGCCCTGTATAGGGTTGTGATCTTGTTCAAGAATTGCGTTGTAAGCAACCCACCCAGCAATTCCATCTTCAAATGTAGGGTTAGGTACGTTGTTGTTTTGTTCACCCTCAATAACGATAGTAGATCTTCTAGGGTCTTGATACTCAAGTGATATAGCTTCACCTTCAGTAACTTGACACATATCAAAAAGAATACGATCATTTGTACTTTGAGGTATTACTGTTAAAGTAAATAAAACGTAGCTTGCTCCAATTGGAACTTCAGCACCTCGTCTACTTACCCCACCAGAAGTAAATTCAGTCCAAGAAGTTGTAGTTGTGTGCACATCGGAGGTGCTGTCATTTCCTAAGTGAGTACCTGTTTTATCATAAAAACTTGTAGTAACAGCAATAGTTGCTGGGCTATCTAAGTGTTTAATCCAGCCACTAAATAGCATGTATTCATACTTCTCTACCGGAATACCGTACTTAAGAGCATTAAGCTTTGTTGCAGGTGCTTGATCGTTAGGGTAGGTAGGCAAGGTTAGAACAGCTGATGCTTCGGTTACTGTAAGTAATCCGTAGCCTTTTGTTCTAGGTGGATAGTCAATATCAACAAAGTTTGGAACTGGTGCAGTCTGCTGGGTTCCAACATCCGTAGATGAAGTAGAGTACTGTTTACTTACAAAAGTACCACCCGTTACTGTCCAGTGTCCTACGTTCTCTTCAAATGAAGCGTCATTGTAATCAAGCATTCTATTAATGCCTGGTTTAATAACGGTATCCCAGTGAGTTAAAGCAGTGGTTAGTGACTGGATCTGAACTCCGGTTCCCTTTTCTCCAAGGGAACGAAGAGCTCCCTTATATAAAGAGCGGTGATATAGATCACCTAGAGATGGCTCATAGGTAAAACCAAAGTCAATAATCTGTTGGGTCAAGATCTTTGTTGGGATGTAACGACTTTGACTAACGTTTTCAATAAGTCCTGCCTCAGCTCTAAACTTATCGTATTGAAAAGCAAAAGCAGATAGAATGCTATTTAAGAATCCTGTTTCAGGTTCTCCGGTCGCATCTCCATATCCGTCATATTCATTTAACCAAGCAGAAGGTAACCACTTCTCAATTTTAGTCAGTGTGTCCGTATCGCCAACAAGCGTGTCATATCCGGCCCCACAAAGAATCCAATCGCGTCCATTGAACACCCATAAAGAATAGTGAACTTCAAACCCGTAGTTAATATCAACATCATAGTAAGAGCTTTTAAAATTATTAAAGGTTCCACCATCTAGAATAATTCCATCGTCTGGTCTATCTGGAATTCCTGAATAGCTTTTAATTAACTTCCAGTGTGTAATAGTTCTATCTTGTGGGTCTCCTGTAACCGCTTTCCACTTAATAACAACGCGACCATAGTCGTAGGACCACACCGTAAGGTCAGCGTTATAGAAGGCACCTACGTTGAGAATCTCACCGTATTTTTCTGTGCCGTACAGAAAGAGATTATACTTTGCCATTTAATTAATTACATTCCCGCCAGCATGAATGGATCAAATGGATTGGCGTTTGCTGCTGCAGTCAAAGTTGCAATTGCAGCTGTAAGGGCGTTGTACTCAGTACTGTTCACATAGACAACGTTGTTAGGTCCTACTTTAGGATTGCCGGCACCATCTACTGCAAAGCCCAATGTATTTGTATAATCATAGGTTTCAAGTAAGTTGGTTCCATTAGTAGCAAGAATGTTCTTTGCCTTAATAGCAACTGAGTTAGCTACCGTTACTGTATCGCCTGACTTCTTAAAGTATGGGCTGTTACCGGTAGTAACACCATTAACAAGGCCTGCCTCAATATTGTTAATGCGATCAGATAGAGATGGCCAAGCCGTTCCACGCTGTACGAATGATCCAGACCAGTTAGAGGTAAGCATGCCAGCCTGAGGACTACTGGTTCCATTGAGGTAGTACTCAATGTTATAGACCTCAGTCTGAAGAGAGTTAACGTCGTCAGCGTTTACTGTGTCCTGAAGGTTTACCTTAGGAACGAAGGTGCGTACGTTAATCGGAAAGTATTGTGATGGCATTTATTCCTCTTTCTTAGCTGTGCCCACCGGTTGGATTGATAGTTAGTGCGCTCGCAGTCATGTAAGGTACTTGATCTGGATTTAAAGTAAGTGTAGCTAAACCACCGGCATTGTCGGCATTTAACGCAGTAAGATCTACAGAGAGCACACCTTCAATAGATGAGATAGCAGTAATAACTGAAGAGATAGTTACAATTCTTTGGAAAGTATTGTTGTCATAGGAGAATAGTCCTGTTGCACTTAACAACGCTTTCTTAATGTTAATTACAACAGTAGATTGTTTATAGGCGCCATCAATAAGAATATTTGCTGTGGCGTAAATAGGAACATAGGTAGGAGGAGATACGGTAACAGTTGTTCCAATTAAAGATGGAGCTGTAAGAGCGGTCGTAACAGCAAGGGAGATATCATTCCAAGCGCCAGTAGCAATACCTGAAACAATACCTGGAGTATATGTTCCATCATCTTGTGGTTGAACGTATACAGTAACTGAAGTCCAGCTGCCAGCTACGGCATTTGCCTTACCCACACCAGGAACTTGCTTAGCAAGGTTTACATAGTCATCAAGGGTTACAGCTCTGTTTCGTGTGTTTACAGATGCTTTAATCTTGCTACGAAGTTTAGTAAGATCGTCTGCATCTGCACCACCAAAAGCAGCGTATGAGTTTGTTACAGACAAGGAACCTACAGCTGCTGGGTCTGGGTTTCCTGGAATAAAGGTAACTTCAGAGATAGAACCAGCAGTAATATTTCCAGATATACCTGAGCTTGTTTTATAGACAGCACCAACTAGCTGTCCGGTTGGTGGGATTAAACCATTTGTTCCATCACCAAATATAACGTTAGTGGATCCATCATCGTTTAACTTTGTAGTAAACACGTGATCTTGTGGGCCGTATTCAATTAAAGAAGATACATATTGCCATGGAGCAAAAGCAACGCCTTGACCAATATAGACCTTTAAAGATCCGGTTACAAGATTCGTATCAAAGATATAAAAAGATTGGTTAGATGAACCGTCAGTTGTTCCAAGGCTAATTGGAATTGGTAGGTGATAGGTAGGATCAATAAGGTCAGGTCGATCCGTATTAACTGTCTTGCCTTCTACCGCGGTAACGGACTGAGTATCTCCAGCAGCAAGCTGGCTTAATAACTGTGTTGTCTCAAAGAATACTTCACGGTATGGACCATATACAAGGGGAGCCATAACCTGTGTTCCAATAGGAAGGTCTATAGGAGAGGTACCGTTATTAGTAAAAGCCACTGTAACGGCTGCTGGCTTTGGGCCAGATGGGTTATATCCGTATAGCTCAGCAAAGTTAAGAAGGGTTGTGGTTTTTACAGCGGTACTGATTGCCGTCTCATTTGCTGCTCTATCAATGTAGTAGTTAACGACATCGCCCATATAGGCAAACGCCTCTACAAGAACATTACCCAGATCATTGTAATCTGTAGGGTCCCAGTTAAGGCCTGTTCGTGCATTGATCAGCTTAATCAGATCCGTTTTAAGGGAGTTAAAGTCCCTAGAGGTGTAATCTATTTGCATCATTTACTCCGCTGTAATAGTTCCGTTAGCTCTAAACACTGCTGTTCTAATTACGGTCTGCACCACAGTTCCATTAGGAATTTGTATAGAAACGTCTAGTGTGGCTTTTCCATCCCTATCAAAGATAGCTGAGGATACCCGGATTAATTTTACATCAGGCATCCACCGTTTAACGGCTGTATTTACAGCAGCTTCTACGGACTGTTGAATACGGCCTTCGTTTTCAAATAAGGCAGTACCAAAGTCAGTCCCATACTCTGGATACATTGGACGTTGACCAATATGTGTAGATAGTAAAGTTACCAAGCGATCAAGGTAAATTGAACCTAGATCTTCAGTAGCAGAGATAACCCCATACTTATCTAGTGTCAGTGGGTACTTTATAGATTTCATTGAACTCCAATCCATACTGGGTATTCAGGATCTCCAGCTATAAACATGATCCAAACCATTTGTCCCTCCACAGGAACCAACCTATGAAAGGTATGCTCTGGAGTAGTTACGCCAGCTGTAGTTGTAGTTCCTGGTGCGGTAACTCCATTTTTATAAATACTTTCCTCAGCAGAATCCGTTGTAGAAGTAGTACTGGAAGTTAAAGCTCTTATCTTTCCCTTTGTTTCAACCATAGACTTAGTTGTTGTGTGAGCATGGTTAAGCTGCTTTGTAGCGTCCTTAGCAACAACTGTTAAAGCTGGAATAGTAACTTGATGTGTGTGGGTTCCCACGGGGTAGGATGGTCCATTTCCAGATGTAACCGTTTTAGCTTCGGTAGTAAGAAGGGCCGCAACTTGAGCTGCGGTGTGGGGTAGGTGGTCGGGATGGTAAGACTCTGAAGTAATGGGCAGTACAGCTCTAGCCCAACCGGTTATAGCTTCACCTGTTGGTTGAAATACTTGAACTTGAATTCTATTTTTCTTTAATGGGTCTCTAATACTAATGACCTTAGCTTCATATATTCCGTAAAATCTAAGGCGACCAATGTCATCCATTCCGTAATTCATTAGATTATTTTACTACCCTTCGTTGCAACCCAGCTCGTAGTTCTAGGGGCTACCTGGTAATTGGGGATAGTTGAATCATGGCTGTAGGGATTGGTTGATCCAGGAACAAAGCTAACTGGTTTAACTACCTTAGGAGATGCAGTTAACTTAGGAACAGGAATGCTATTTTGATTTGGGGCAACTGCATATGAGGTTAGAGCAGAGCTTGAAGAGCTAAGATCCTTGCCTGCTAACTCATTGTTAACGTTTCTAGTTTCGGATGCAGATGCTGCATTGGGATTTACATCACCAAGCAGATCACAACCCAGCTCTAGCTCCATCATGTATGGGGCTTCTGTTCCACCGAATATGTGACGGATAGATAAGACCGTCCAGTACCCAGATAAGTTATTAGGTACCCCATCAATGTAGACAGGATCATATGGACGAAGGTTTGAATTACCCACAACGTAAGCTCTAGCTCGGTATGCGTATCGATCTGTGTCCGCAATATCGCTAGCAATATACTTAGCTTCAGTTAAAGAGGTAGCTACTTCATAGACATTATGCTTTTTAAACTTAGCTTTAGGTTTATTAGACTTGCCTACATTTGAGAACCGAGGTGTATTAGATGCCATATAAGAAGTAATCCTCACTAGGTATTACAGATCCGTTAACAGAGATAGTGTGGTCTTTGGTCTGATGTGTGGTAGCAATTACATCTCCTGTATTTACAGAGAAGCCGCTTACAACACGATCAACAATAACTGCTCTATCTGGACTTTCATCTGAAAGCTCAGGCTTAAACATAAAGCAGGTTCCATACATACGTTGAGCTTTTGTTACCCCATCGTTATATTTAAAATAGGGTGCAGATGCTTTCTTGTCACCGTAGATCTTATTCTTTGATAAGAAATAAATAGTTGTGTTTTCTGCCCTTAAAGCAAAACCACACTGCTTTGCAAGACGTTGAAGCATTTGCCAATCACTCTGTCCTGCTTGAACTACCTGCTCACGAATTCGTGGATGACGTTCAGTAATAGTATTTAGTCCATGCTTCTTGCAAATCTTAGCAACAACAGAATCAGCTGTAGCATTCTTATAGATTTGCTGATCTGTATTCTTAAGAACGTATGAGGCAGCTACGCAAGTAATGGTTGTATTGTTAGTTGATGTTCCCGTTTCAGGATCAAGGTCGTATACGTAGCCATTAAAGGATGATTCGTTTGGTCCGGTGCTCCAAGTAAACACAACAGGATCCCCAGATACAATTCGTGTTGAATCTAAAAAGGGTTTACCCTTAAACTGCAGGACCAATACGTCGTGAGAGTTTACAGTCTGAAATAGTTCAGCACCAATAAGTATTAGTTCAATAGCAGGTGTGTTTGGAAACTTTACTCCAAACTGAGAGGAGCGGGCAGCACCTTCCCATACAAAGTCATGTTGAGCACCCCTAGAATTAAAGACTTCATTAGACATGAGGGATCCTTATGATGGTTCCAGGTTCAATAGAAAATGGATCTGTGATCTCTGGATTTAAATCCATGATCTTCCACCAGTACTCAGAGGTATATAAGATTCCAGAGTTGTAAGCAAGGTTAGCTAAGCTATCTCCTTCTTCCCAGGAATGGTCTACGTACCTTGCGGTTTGAGACTCAGGAAACTTTCTAAACACAGCAATGTTATAGATGCCTGCTTCTGTCTTTGCAGGAAGCTGAGCAATTGGTCCATCGTAATATCTAGACAATCTACTTATACTCATTTAGTACCCAATCCACCAGTAACGGTCTTTCTAACGGTTGCAGTAGAGTTTTGGAATACTGCCTCAATAGCAGGATCGATATCTCCAAACGCTGGGATTCTAGTCATAGAGACATCAACAGTAGATAGCATAGGAACCATGTCTTCTGTAAACAGAACATGGTTTACTTGAATAGAGTTTAAAGATACTTTGTACCTTAGGTTATCGTGGAACTTTATCCAGAATGGAATACCAGTTACGTAACCAAAATCAGAGCTCTTTGCCCCAACAGATCCTTGAAGCAATCCTTGAGAGGCGTCTTCAGGGTTACCATTTACAATTCTGTAAAAGAATTCAAGGTCGTATTCAGTTCCTCGGCTTAATATGCCTGCAATCTCTTTAGGTCCTAATGCTCTTGGATAGTTAATGCTGTATGCGGACTGACCAACAGCCTTACGCAACTCAGTCATGTCTGCAATTCTATTTAGATACAAAGTGCAGGAGACAGCTGTGTTACCACCAAGTACGTTAGCTGGATCTGCGTTTCCTAATGTCCAGTCAATTGAAGTATTACTTTGTGTAGTGTAGGCAAGAGTTGTAGGGTTATAGTTAAAGTGAAACCTTAATTTACCTGTAGAGTTTTGAGTCTCTGCAGATTGCTTATCTTGATAGCAATAACCTAGGTTGTTTGTAAACCCAGGGGTTTCAAAATCAAGACCACGACCACCATTCTCTACTCCTATACCGGACATCTGACGTTTCATGTATGGAATATCACGAGTGTAGAAATGGTTAGGGGGATTCTCTTGAGGTTCAGTGGTGTCATAGGGAGCAGCTTTGCCTGGGTCGTTACCGCCGCCACCATTACCACCGCCGTTACCATTATTTGTTGTAGCAAGGCAATTTGTTTTAGATTGAATAACTTTCTTTGCTGCTACGTATCGACCATCTTTTTGATCAGGAAGAATATTAGGACGACCTTCAGAGTCAGTTCCGCCAACTGCTATAGCATTAATATCATAGGTAGGTGTAAGTGAAGTCTTTTTATTTCCGTGCTCATCGTAAACATTGATTGTTCCTTTGTAACGATTTTTAAGAGCAGAAGAACCCACATTAGAAATGGTTTGTTGAATACCTACTTCAAGTACATACCAAAGGCCATCACAAGGACAAAGCCCACCATATCCACCAACTGTAACGGCATTGCTAACCTCGCTAGGTATTTGAGTTGCATTTCCCTTACCGGCTGTAAATGTAACAGCTAAAGGTTTCTTTCTATACTTAGATGCCGGCACTTCATAATCACTGGCAGAAGTATTAAGTGTTGAATTTTTTGTTAAAGTAACTCGTACAGGGGGTACACCAATTGATCCTGTTTTTCCTGCAATTGGATACGCATAAAGATAAAACGCATCTCCAGAGAAATATGCATGACGATAGCCTGCAGATACAAACTTTGGTGGCTCTTGGTTTAAAGAAAAATTACTTGATCCACCATGTACGTTTTGAATGCCTGTAATTCTTGCAACCTTATTGTTGCTGTCAGCCCAAGTACGAAGAGTGTAGCCGGTGTCAAAACCTATTTTTACACCATCGCTGTTTACTAAAGAAGCGGATCCATTAGATCCTTCTTTCCAAACACGGATTACGTAACAAATTAATTGTTCATTTGAAACTGTTCCATTAGTTAATGGAATAAACCCGCCCCTAGTTCCAAAATAATTCCATACAAGATTCTTTGTAGTGCTGCAGATATCATCTGAGCTTGCAACAATTGATCGTTCTTCTGGTTGAGATGTAACAATGAGTGCCGATACAAAAGCCTCTACTGTATAGTAGACATCTGTTGTTGCCATTATAGACCCCCTCCAATTCCATGTACTTTGAGTTTTTTATTTAATTCTTTATTAAAGGTATCAATCAATACTTGAGCATCTTTAGCCCCACCGTTTTGAAGTGTGACTCTCATATCTACTTTGATCTCTACTTTCTGAGAGGCTGAGAAGTTTGCGCTAACGTTTCTATTAGCATGAGATCTTGCAGCAGCAACTTCAGCCATAGCCATACCTGCGGCGGAGTCATCTCCACCCTTGCCGTAATACCCATCATTCTTTGCAACTTGTTGAGCATCGTCAAGGTACTTAATAAACTGCCCACCAGTATATGTAGACCAGGCTTTCCAACTCTTACCGTGGCTACTCTTTTCCCATGCAGCACGGATGTTGTACTTAGGATCACGAAGTCTTGATCCATCACGATACTGATCGTGACTTCCCTTGCCATCGTAGTTCTGCCAGTGCTTCAAAGAACGAATCTGGAATAGACCGTAGCTAGGTCCCCACTTAGCATCTTGTAACTTAACATCTCCTGTAGCCCCTGGATCAAGATGTGATTCGGCCATTGAAACAGCAAATGCTGTCTCTAAAGACTTTCCACGGAAGCCCTGTGTGTACAACATACGCATGTATGCTTCACGACTTCCACCAGGAATCTTATGAGAGATATCTCCAAGCACTACGTTTAGTGAAGGATCAATAAGAGGATCACCTGATGCATCTTTTGCATACGCAGCTTTAGATCCAAGTTCTTTTGTAATGTCTTTAATGTTTAAAGATAGACCACGTTCCATAGCGGTACCAAGACGAGCAGATAACTCCATAGAGTTTAAAAGTGACGCATCACTTATTGTATTGATTGCAAAAGATTTATTCTTTGTACCATTAGGATTAAACAATGGATAGCCACCCTCTGTAGGAAGTGGTGGACTGAACTTAGCATCCTTACCAATGTACTTTCTTGGATCAACACGACCTTGTGCACCAGGACCTCCGTTGTCACGAAGTTCAAAGTGAAGGTGAGGACCAGTAGAGTTACCTGCACCGGTGTCTCCTGGCTTACCACCAGAACGACCAATCTCTTCTCCTTGATGAACGGTCTGTCCTGTACGAACCTTGATATAAGAAAGGTGACCGTACAGTGTTGACTTCTGACCGTGAGTAATGATTACGTAGTTGCCGTAATCTTTATGCTTTCCTGTGTGGGTTACCTTACCGTCAGCTGCAGAGTAAACAGGAGTTCCCTTTTTTACACCGTAGTCAATACCACTGTGCTTTACAATCTTTCTTTTTGTTGTGTGAGGATCCTGACGCATACCAAAGCCGGATGTAACAATGGCTTTCCTTGTAGGGGCCTGGAATTTAGAGGCTACCTTCTGGCTAGCCAGTGACTGGGTACCGCCGCTTTCCCCTCCATGACCAAATACGCCGTGACCATGGTCGCCCATTCCAAGGCCTGGAACGTCGTTACCGCCGCCTCCACCCATAAGACCTGAGATAAGACCCCAGATGGTGCCTCCGACGGCTCCTATGGCCGTTCCAGGGCCCGGTAAGAAGGATCCTATGGACGCTCCTATGGCAGCATCTTTACCCACATTTAGGGCTAGATCTCCAAACTTCTTAAGACCAGGGTTATTCTTAGCTAGCTTGGTATTGTCCAGGGGGTTCTTAACTGCCTGAGCAAGCATGGCTAGAAGGGCTAGAGGCCCGCCTCGTCTAATTCCCTTACCTAAAGCGCCCCGTATTCCTCCGCCACCCTTAGCTAAGCTGGCAGCAACAGATCCCTCTGTAGCCAAAGCTGCAGGATTGTTCATCATTGTCATGGCTTGCATCATTGCCTTGTTTTGCATGTAACCATAACCCATACCAATTGCACCAGAGGTTACAGCTGAGATAGTTCCTCCAACACCACCTAATCCAGGCACGGTTTGAAGTACGCCCTTTAATCTTCCAAGAAGATTAGTTACCTCAGGAAGTGCCGCAGCAAAATCAGCAAGCGCATTGTTAGCAGCGGCTACGCTATTTAAAGATGTGTTGTACCCAGAAACTAATCCCTGGTTAGTATTCTGAAGAAGCTTAGCTTCACTTGTATTGTAATTAAACTGAGCTCGCAACGGAGAGTTCTTTGCCACACCCATTAGATCTAAAGCTTTAGTAGATCCCTTAAAGGCGTCCTTACCTAAAGCTCCGTTGTTTCTTACTCTAGCTACAAGACCCATTTGAATTTGTGCCATAAGATCCTGGTTACCACCAGTGATCTGAAGAAGTGAGTTGTAGCCCTTACCACCAGGATTCATGACAGATGTCATGACCTGATCTACTGTTACTTTCTTTCCACCAAATAAAAAGTTATAAACGTCATTGACGATTGTAGGGATTGGTTTAAGCTGACCATTCTTATCACGAATTTGTACTCCCATTTTTAGGAAGGACATTCCGTTCATCTGTGATAGGGCACCAGCTACCTGCTCGTTAGTTCCTCCAGTGAGTGCACTGAGTCCACCAACAGAGGACATAATATTCTTTGAGCTTAATGTGTTTGCAAGGAAGCCACCACTATATGCAACTGAAGCCATAGCTTGAGTTGGACCAACGGCACTAGTTGCACCATTTCCTACAGCACGGTTTGCACGAACAATAGAGCTCTGAGCTGACATTCCGCTAAGGCCTGCCATAGTATCTGCGGCCATACGAAGGTTAACAGCTGATTGCGTGTTGGGCATTAAGCCCATACCAAGCGCAACAGTTCCAGCAGCTACAGTAATGCCACCGGCAATCTTTTCTGCCTTTGTGTAAGGCATTTCTGGCATGTCACCCATGCCAAGTTTCTTTGCAGGAGAGTTAGTCCCACCACCACCAGTGGGACTATCGCCTGTACTTAATTTTACATTTGCTGCACTCTTAATACTCTTTTCAGTATTTGCTGCAGACTTTTCAATCTTCTGAAATACGCCGTAGAGTTTTCCAGCAGCGGTAATTGCTAAGTTAAAGAACTTTTGGACACCGGCATTTGAGCCCATGCCAATGGAGCCCTTCTCATTATTTCCATCTGAGGGGCTAAATAAGTTCTGGTTACTTGCCATCAACCAACCCTAGGTTTCTCTAAGGCTTTGGATATCCAAAGCACTCTTTCTCTTACCGAAAGATTACGGATCTCAGTCAATGTCCACCCAGGATAGTTCTGTGAAAGAACATCATAGGTTTGAATGATTAGATCGTAATCTATTTCACTCCTGAAACAAAGAAGCCAGTGTTAGTGGCAACGGGACCTCCGACCCGCAGAACTGACAAGGCTTAGTAATTTCATCAAGTTGTGGACCTGGGTTGCGATCTGAAATGGCTTTAAGGATATCTCTACGATCTTTGATTCCAAGGTTGCGAACCTCGTCACCGTCAATCAAGGGAATACCGTTAATCGATTTAACGCAGCTCTTTAATACAATGGTGTCCAATTCGGCTGCGGTTTTATTATTAGAGTTTACTAGACTCTTTTGTGTGTGTCCTGTAGGAAGTGATACTTCTACAGTCCCAACCTTACAAGTAATATTAAAGGTCTTATCAGATTCAAGCTTTTTAAGCTTTACATCTGTGTTAAGTCCAACAGTTAAGGTCTGGGTTTGATCTGGGCACTTTGAGCATAGAGGACCTTCAAAGATAACCTCATCACCAAAGGTGACACGGCGGATTGCAAGCAGGAGCATTTCACGATCTCCGGCTAGCAACATATCCAAAACGTCTTTTTCTGCTGGCTTGTCTCCAAGGCGTACAACCGCACGCTCTAGAATAAGCATCAAAGCCCTACCAATATCGGCCGCCTTTGCAATGGCTTCCTCATCAGCCCCAGTTAATTCTCGTACTTCTGCTGTAGAGATGAATCCTTCAAATGGATCCATCAATCCAGCTACTAGTTCAACGGTGGTGTCAGGAGGAGTAGGAGCCTTACGTCTTACTGGCTCCTGACTCCCTACCTGATCACTTAATGCTTCTTCTGCGATTTGATTAACAAGTTGTGGATTATCTACTGCACTGATTTTTGTAGTCATTTTATACCTTATCTTTCGTTATTAAGCTAGTGGTGTGTAATTCATACCTGATGCTTGAGAAGGATCCGCAGCAGTTGTTGCGTAGTCTGTTGCATAGGCAACGTCAAAACCTTCGTGAACAATCTGCATTTCTTCAACCATCAATGTGTTAGCTCCTGCATCAAGGTTGCTGTAGCTGAGGTTTGTGATCCATGCGTTATAAATATGGAAGTGAATTGACGCATGCTGCTCACCTGGAGTAGTGGCTGCCGCACCAGCTGAGGTCTTTGTAGCCTTTGGGTTTGGATGGCTAAGAACCTGGATATCAATGTCGCAACGGAAGTCTGCGCCAATACCTGACTGTGCATTACCAGTCAAGGTTGAGAATAGGCGCTTCATCCATAGGACGTTTGCATTCTGACCTAGTAGTACACCCTTTGAGAATGTAATAGGTGTGAATGAAGACTGTCCAGGAATCTGGTGGAAGTTGGTGTTGTATCCGCCTTCACGGTAAGCGATTGCTTCTGTAGCAATACTTAAACCAGAAACGGAGACGAAACCCATCTTTCCCCAAGTATCGGTGGTAGTTTTCCACCCCTGAGCAGAGTCAGTGTTCGTTGGGTTAAAAGAAACCACGAACTTGAAGTTACGTACTGGATCGGTTAGCAGTGTGCTAAACGGTCTTAGAATTGGCGAATCGGCCATGATAGTTTATCTCCTTACGCCGTAGCGTTTCCTGTGAGTTGTCCAAGCTTGATAACAATGAATTCGGCTGGGTACTCGAGAGCAACGCCTACTTCAATGTTAACAATGCCATTTTGAATATCAGCTTCTGAGTTATTAGTTCCATCGCAAATAACATAGAAAGCTTGCTGAGGTGAAGTTCCACGAAGACCGCCTTGCTGCCAGTATCCGCGTAGGAATGTATTGATGCCGGTACGAATACGTGACCACAAGATTGAGTCGTTGTTCTCAAAGAGAGCAAACTGACTGCGGTTATCGAGTTCTGTCTTCAAGTACATCATTGAACGACGAACGTTGATGTAACGGTTTGAAGATGTATTGTTAAGTGTACGAGCACCCATAAGTACAATGCCTGCGCCAGGAACCTGACGGATTGCATTGATAGGTTCTGTGCCGGTGTTTAGTGTGTCTAAGTCTGTATTTGAAAGCTGAGTCTGTGTTGACACTGCTAATGCGACACGGTTTCCAAAACCTGCTGGAGCCTTGAATACACCACGTGATGTATCTGTTGCCAAGAACTGACCAGCTGCAATAGCACCTGGGGCCTGTAGGCGTGTTGCTCCACGAGCAGCCTTTGTTGTATCTGGGATATTAACCCAAGGATAGTAGATTGCTGCTACTTCTCCATGGTTGTTTCCAGAGAAAGGTGAGGTTGATTTTAGATCTGAAGCGTACTGTTTAGCATCTGAGACGGTTAATCCAGCAGGAACATCGCAGATTGCAAATGCATTGTCACGGCTAGCGCAGTAATCAACCATGTCAGCTTGAAGCTGCATAGACAATGTGCGATCGGCTGAGCTTCCTGCAGTGTTGTAAACATAAGCAGCATTAGGAACGTTAAACACAAGTGGGTTCTTTACTGGATCAAACAATGTATATGCAGATGAGTAATTAGAACGTGTTGGTGTGCTTCCATCTAGGCCGCCAGTAAGAGCGTGAGGAACACCATCTGCCGTTGGGCGGTTATCTGGGGCAACAGAGGCTGAATTTTGATCAGTCAATGTAATGTAAGATGAAGATGCATTTACATATGAAATTGCATAACGTGGGTCTGTTTTTACCATGCTTAGATCAGCAAACTGTTCTACAAGAACGGTGTTTCCTGAAAGTGACTGGTATACATAAAGTGCAAAACGATTAGCAGCACCAGAGTCAATAACTTGAACTGCAAAGTTATTACCCCAAGCTCCTGCGTTATTTGCCTTTACTAAAAGTGTAGCCAGTGCTGATTGTGAACGGTCTGTCAATACAACAGATGCTTGTGCGGCGTTTGAACCGACTACACGCTTGATGTAGGCCTGGTTACCACCGTTAGCAAAAAAGTTATATACAGCCCAGGTCATTGGATAGGCGTCATTGACATCGCCAAAGGTATCGACGAAGTTTCTCCAAGAACGTACTAGAACAGGTAACGCTGTTGAACCCATCGCTGCTGGGCCGACAAATGCGCCTACTGCTGATCCGTTGTCAGACAACTGAATCGTCTGAGCAACTGGTACCTCTTGTACATAGACACCAGGTCTACTAAATGTAGCCATTGTGATTTACTCCTTAGTTAAGTTAGTTATTTTCTTAGGGGTCCGTATTGTTTTAAATTTATACACTGAATCTAATAGTCTCTTTGTCTGGAAGAGAAGCAGTAATCGATATATTTGGCGGTTGAGTGACTGGGTAGATTTTATCAAGTACATCAGGCAATAGCTCTGAATACACTCGAATAGTATAGACGTTACTAAACAATCTTTTATCCTGTTCAGTTCTGTCTCTTTTGACGTAGCCTAAGAAGTCCACACGTCGGGCTGTGCCGTCTTGTGGAATTAGTAGCTGGCCAAATCTAAATGGGATATATCCCGGGGATAGCAGAGTGGCAATGATCTGTCGATCATGCTGTGGATATCTGCAGTATGTTGTTATCTGATAGTCAAGGTTTACTGGGATTGGATACCAGGTTTTAGCAACCTCGGTAGCTCCCTCAGGAATATATGAAGTCTCTACATATCCTCTGTGGGCACGATCATTGGCTTCAGATACATCTATAAGTTCAATAGTGATGTATGGGTAAGACTGCTGACGAATAGCAAGGTCTGGCTGACCGTAGAAGACAGCCACTGGACGATTAGGGTTTGCCTGATCTGAGACAGTGATGCCTTTTAGCAATTCTTTTACAGCAGCATCTTCATTGAGAAGGAATGTCATAGTAGGCCCTCTTCTTCAAAGGCAAGATCAAACTCAGCAGTTATATCGTCTTCACTTATGTCATTTAAGAATCGACGGATGAATGGATCTGCTGGCTCGCCTTCAGGGCCGAACTCGTCATCATAGATCTCATCACTGTGATGATAGGGAAAGTTGGCTTCAAAGATATCTTCTTCATGAGAGATCTCAAGCATGCGGCCGTAAGACTTACCTACAGTCTCGGCTTCGTACTGAATCTTTGCAGTTAGGGTTTGATCTAACCGTTTATCTGCTACTCCAAATGCGTTTAGGACTCTGGCTCTGATGGTCACTTAGTCCGCCTTGAAGCTAGGTACCCTGCAATTAAACCAACGGCAATTTTTGTATTTGCCTTCTTAGGGTCTGCAGATCCCGTAACTCCACGGATAAACTCTCGGCGGTCAGCCTCGGACTCCTCACGTAGGAGGCGTCGAACTAGCATAATCATCAAAATCCTCCAGTAGAAGGCGCAGGGTCTTGCAGCAAAATCCCAAGGGTTTGGGCGTCAAGACAAGGATAAAGCAAAGGCCCCCAGTTGGGGGCCTAAGCATTACTTCTTCTTGACAGCCTTTTTCTTAGTTGTCTTCTTGACCTTCTTAGCTAGCTTGGCATCATTCTTTTCATCCTGAGCCTCAAACTTTTTCTTCTGAGCTGGGGTCATGCCCTTTTCAAACTTGCTATCTTTGTGTGCCATTACATTCCCTTCTTACGGTTCATTGACTTCTTCTTGGCTGGGGCAGGGGCTGACTTCTTAGCAAACTTCTTATTTGCTGCAGACAGGGTCTTCTCCCCATGCTTAGCTTTTGGCTTCATGCAGCCACAGGTAGCGCACATTACTTCTTCTTCTTTCTTAGAGCAGCAAAGTCAGATCCCTCTAACTCACCGTTGTTATTTGCATCAAGCTTCTTTTGCTTAGCTGTAAGGGGTTTCTTAGCAGCTTTCTTTTTACCCTTTTTGCAGGCACCTTTGCAGCCAGGCTTTGAGCAGCCACATCCACATGATTTACACATTATTTTTTACCTTTCTTATGGGGGTTCTTCTTATGCCATTCTTTAGTAGCTTTGACGCCTTGCTTTACTGTCTTAGCTCCGGCCTTCTCAGTAAGATTAATCTTATCCCACTTTGGGTCGTTCTTACCGGCGTGATCAACTATCACATCGCCTTTTTTATTCTTCTTGACCTCGTGGACCTTGCCACTAACTTTTATTTTTGCCATTATTGAGCCAAGTAACTTCCCGATAAGTTAAAGGTTGTAGAGGTAGCAAAGTTACCAAGAAGGTTTTTAGTCAATGGGTCAAGTACTAGCTTGTTTCCAGGACCACCTGCGCTCTGCCCGTAGAGGGTAATAGTTGTAGAGCCAGCGGTTGTTGTGCCCACAATTGGGTAGATGGTTCCACCGATATTGAGAGTGCCTGAGAGGCTTGATGGGCCATAAGCTGCAACTGGCAGTGTGAGGGTATAGGCACCTGTTCCAAAGTTAGAGACGTTGGTGCAAGCAACTGCAATCTGGAATTGGATAATCTTGCCAGTTCTTGCGTAGTAGCTAGTAGTAGGTGTGCCACTAAAAATAAGACCAGTACCCGCCCATGTAGACGTGTAAGAGGTATTAGCTGGTGAGACGTAAGCTGTGGTCTGGCTAGTAGAGTCGTTATAGTTAACTGTAGTAACAGCTAGAGTAGGCAACTGAGCCTGAGCAATTCCGTCAATATTAAAAACACCGTTGTTAATGGTAATGCCGGCATTACTACCTAATGATTGATCTGTAATATATATGGTTCCGGGCCCGACGTGTATAGACTTCCAACGAAGAGCATCTGAACCTAAGTTGTAGGTATTATCTAGGGCAGGAATTACATCCGTAGAAATATTATTAAGGCTGGCTGCTTGAGCAAAGACAATGTTGTCCGTGCCAATCTTAATGCCGTAATCAACCATAGTTCCTGTCAAACTCTCAAAGAACGTTTTGTTTCCATTAAGAGTTCCATAAAGAACAAGTACTTGATCGCCTTGAGATACTTGACCTTGAACACTATTATCATAATCAGTAGCACGGGTAAGAATAGGTGTTAGACCAGCAACCATACGGGTTGCCACATAGATACCATTTTGTTTAGCATCTACTTGGTCTTTAATAAGAACACGGTCATTTGGAGCAATAGTGCGACTATCAAGTCCAATAACCCCCGGTGTAGTCGATGTAAAGTTTGCACCAACACCGGTTCCACCATCAGCGCCTGCGCTACCTGCGTGGTAAGTCCAAACACCGCTAAGAGGTGCAGTAGTGGCAGCAACAACCGCAGCGTGAATATTGGTTGTGCCTGCAGGACCTGTAGGTCCTGTTGCTCCTACTGCTCCCGTGGATCCAGTGGCACCAGCTGGTCCAGTTGGGCCCACAGCTCCTGTGGATCCAGTTGGGCCAGTTGCTCCCGTTGCTCCTGCACTTCCTGCAGCACCTGTAGGTCCAGTCGTTCCCGTGTCACCCTTTGCTCCAACCGGTCCTTGTGGACCAACTCCTCCGCTATTTGAATAATGAATGTTTGCCATTATCGATTAACCTTTAGAACTGCTACGTAACCTGCTCCACTTGAAGATAACGCATAAACTTCATCTGTTGTGTAAAGGTTATCAATTGTAAGCGCTCCACCGGCAACGATTGAGCAACCGTAGGATGTAGAAGTTAATCCAGCCCCACCAACATATACTGTTGTTGACCCAAGATTTTGTATTTGAATGGTGCAGCTTAATCCAGATTCAGCTCCAGCTTCTGTAACCATTACAGGGGTAGTGTCATTTACTGCTATACGTGCATGTGATAGTGGCATTTCATTCCTTTAGTTAGCTGCGTTATAACTTGCATACTGTAAAAATTGTGGATCATTATCCATTTCTTCAGGGTTAACCTGTAGACAATCAATGGTACATATTGTGTACTTACCCTTAATTATACCCTTTTGAGTTATCTGATCGGGTGTAAATACTTCATTTCTAAATACAACACGATCACGTAGGAAGTGGTCTGGGTTAGCCATGAGCTGATCAAGACGATCAATGGACGGGAATACTGATCCGGATACCTGGCTGTTCTCTTCTAAGATATCCATGTTAAGAGTGATGCGAAGAACGTCAGTGTTATAGAAACCACGGTCAGTCTGCATTGTCACACCCTGGAACAAGGCGGCACGAATTACCGGAATCTTATGTGGCCCATTAAAGTAGCGACCCCCATGAGCAGATCCAACGTCATAGACTGGATCAACTACGGTTCTCTCCGGGTCGTAGAACCACCAGTCAATGTACTGACCTACGGTGTAGACCAGCTCGCTATTGGTGCCCGCAATAATAGACTCACGCTCTGAATCTATATTGAAACGACCTTCTACTCTTTGTCCACGCATATGAGCATTGTTCCTTATCTACCCTGACCTGTCAGGCCATGCAAGATCTCTGATCTAACTATGTCTTTGATTCCCAAAGCATTTTGATATGGGAACCTATTTCTAGCTATCTTCTTTGGTGTCTCTATTAGGGCGTCTGAGTACTCGGCTAGTACCTCTACTCCGTACTCCTTGTACAGGGTTAAGATCGTATCTAGATCAGTATCAATACCAGAGCATACGTCGTAAGTAAGATTTGCTAGTCCATCTAGGACTATGGATAAAGCAAGCACATTTATGTTAGCCACATCCATAACGTGAGAGTAATCTCTAGGGAATGTCTTTCTGTTCACTATAAAGGGTTTGCTGTCCCTTACACAGGATCTAATAACGTCAAATACATTCCCAACCTGGTATTGACTTGGAGGCTCTATTAAACCACCTACGTTAAAGTATCTAAGGATTATGTGATTAACTTTAGATTCTTTTAAGAGCTGTTCAAAAATAGACTTTGATCTTGAATAGGGATTTTCCCCATAGTAAACCGCAGCACTTGAAGCAAACACCATGGGGATATTCAACTGCTCACAGACCCTTAATAGGTTTAGACTAGACACTAGATTATTAAAATAATACTCAGTAGGATTATTCTTTGAGTCAGGTATGCTTTTAAGTGCAGCCAAATGCAACACCGCCTTGATGTTATTAGTCACTATAAGATTATAGAGATCTTTATAATCTATTAAGTCTGTAGGGTTATTAGAATGGATGTCTATAGGTAATGAGTTAGAAAGAAGACTTAAGGTAGCTCTTCCTATATACCCGTCTCCCCCAGTTATAAGAACCCTACTGTTGTTGCTTAAGGACTTCTGCTCCATTAGACAGAATCCTTCCGTTTACAAAATCCAACCCACAGTAATCACCATAGTCTTTTAGACTTCGTTGTGTGCCAAGGCGATATTCCCCAGTCAGGGCTTCTGTTAAAACAAGTTTTATCTCATCTATAGACACTTGGTTTAGAGACGCACACAACTCTGGAAAATCTGGACACACCTGCCTACGTTTATTGTCCTTATCAGCTTCCCAATAAAGGTGGTACATAAACTGTCTGGTTGGAACCATTAAGGTATACCCCATAGTAAACGCACGAGCAGCCATAAAGATTTCTTCACCGTCAGCAAAGATAAGTTCATTAGGTTTCATAAACTCACCCTCTACAAATATGGATCCACCAGAGACGCTAAGTGAGGTGTGTAAAAATTCCTTTGGGGCATAAGATCCTTGCATAGGTGTTCTGAACAACTTAAATCGTTCTGGATCTTTCCAGTAGAACTGAGTAACTACATCCTCAACTTGCCTTACTACCTCATTACCACCCTCATACCAGTATAGCTTTGGGTAGTTTGTTATAAGCGGTTTTTCTACACCCTCTGACTTATAAAAGTCCATAAGGTTTATTAAATAACTGTCCCAGTTCCTATCAAACCTACTATGAGAATCTACCTGTAAATAGTAATCCTCACCAGAATAAAATTGATGGGCTATAGCTCTTCCTTTACCCATACCTAAATTATCTGGAGCCTTACTGTAAAATACTTTTACATTTGGTAGGTTAGGAACCTCTATTGTGTTTTCTTCAAAGAAGATTGAGTGAACACCAAAGTTAATCGTGTTAATTCCAGAAGCTTTTTCTATAGCATCAAAAATTGTCTTACTTAATTCTTGATCATGATAAGAAGTAATCTGTATGAAAATACTTTTCATTAGTCACTCCATACTGCGTGTGAGCAAGTAGTGCATAGTGTTTTAAATGAATGTTCTATCATCTCTATGCGCCGATTGCTTTCCCAAATCTCCTTTATAGAAGAGTCGTTTACGTTTCCAAAAACAGTTTCAAAGTCATAGTCATTACAGCAGATAAACACATCACCATTAGCGTTTACATGTAACCAGGTTTTGGTTCTATCTCCCATGTTAGTACAGCCAACAACCTTTGTTCCTTTTTTATTGTACCTTTCAATTGCTGGCATATTTGTCATTACTTTTGCTTTGTCTAGGTACCCGGCACGATCAACTAACCCAATATTTGAAAACACATTAATGGTAGGAAAGATTCTTTTAAAATCTCTAAGGGCATTTGAAAGATCTCCAGTCTCAGGAGATAGATCTAAGACAGGCATATTTTCTAGGGGTTGCATCCATCCCCCATTTACAGGTAAAGACCTTTCATCAATTCCGTTTACTTGAATTGATAGCATATGGGCAGGAAGTTGAGACACCGCATAATTTAAATTATCCGTTACCCGGTTATGAATCTTTGGGTTCTTTCCAGTCATCCTTGACCATACCTCTGGATCTGCAGAGGGAATATTAAAGTTAATTAGATCGACAACATCCTGATACTCTTTTATAAGATCAGTCTTCTCCGGTGTTAGGGGAATGCCATTTGTTAAAACCATAGTTCTAAGAGATAGTTCACGAAGTAGGTCCAGCATCCCATGAAAGTCTTTGTATAAAAGAACTTCGTTATAGTGCGCTGTATATACAAACGTAAACTGAGGGGAAACAAAATCTCCCATTCCCTCTTTAAGCTGGGTAAGGATACTTCTTACTGTCTCTAGTGGCATGTTCTTTCTTCCAACCTCAGGGTTGGGAGAGTATGCCACAGGACAAAACCAACAACCTGAATTACACAGGCCATTTGGATCTAGTTGAAGTAACTGAATCTGTGACATTAAGTTAATTCCACCACGCAACTACGGCATATCGAAGTCCTGAGATTACAGGGTGTACGCTATGGTTATAGATGTAGTTAGATGGAAACATAATCATTTGATTAGCTTTTGGTTTAATCTTTAAACCAAATCTAGGGAATTCAATTTCCCCACCTTCATAGTCTTCATTAAGATAGAAGCTCATAGATACTGTTCTTGGAAAGGCCCTAGAATCATCAAAGTGATTTATAAAGTGATTGTCTTTTCCATACTTAAGTATCTGCCAACCTTCTGATACGTACCATTGTCCTGCAGCATGACTGTTCTTATAGTGAAGGATGGCTTCATTAAGTTCCTCATTTAAAAGATCATGAAGAGCAAGCATGGCTCCACCACTTGTGTTTCTAAGCTCTGGATTGGCATCGTATGCCGGCAATGACATTACTTTACAATCACGAATGCTCTTTACAGCTTTTGGTGAGTCTTCCTCCTGCCCGCTGCTTTGGTTAGCTTCAGCCCAAGCTAGGTTATTGATCTCTACTAGCCCTTCAAGGTCTGAAATAAAACCAGCGGGATCAGACATAACATTGGTGTAACTAACAATACCTGGTGCTAGTACTTCTACCTCAAACATCTACTTTGCCCCACTTTCCAATTGGACATTCTGCTCCTGGAAGAGTTGTTTTAATCTTCATAAAGCATCCGCACTTCTTGCATTGTTTTGTAAGTTTAATAAGTTCTGGACATGCTTGACACATACCCCATCGCTCCTCATACACAGCATCGCTTACTCGTTCCGCTGTTGTAATAAGGTCCCAAGGTCTAGTTTCACCAAGGTTCTTCTTATAATCTTCCCATCTAGACACTAGCTATTACCTCCTTGAATTCGCCGTTTACATAGCTCCAACCAGGGACTATAGCTGAAGAGTAACCAGTATCGATAGAAACGTCAATTACTGTAGGCTCTGAAGAAAGAATTGCCCACATTTTTTCATCACATTGGATGGTTTCAATCTCTTGTTTATCCTTTATAACATCCACATAAAAAAGAGGAGGTGTTACAGGAAGTTCCTTGAATCGATCTGCGGTAAGCAAAAGGTTGGCTGCATCTACCTCAAGTGCTAGGACCTCGGCAACCTCATTGCCTACAATAAAGGCTACAGCTCTTGATGGTATTCCTTGAAGTTTCTTTTCTACTGCGGAATCGCCGGATCGTATATGGTCTTTTAATATAAACATTTAATGCCTTTCGTCTAGTAGAAGTTTAGCACGCTCCACCAGAACCATATGAGCCCTGACAACAGCTTGTACAGGTACATGGGTTAGATGGGTTTGCATAGTCTGCAGAGGTACATCTATAGTTGCCTGAGGATGCAGGAGTAGAGGTTGGTGCCGGAGTGCTTGTTGCTGGAGCATAATCTCCCTGGCAGATATTAGGGCAAGAGCCAGGAGTAATACACCAAGTACCGTTTCCATAAGTTCCGCAAGCCCCACCGTAGCTAACGCATGTTGAGCATGAGGTGGCTGTAGGGGCAGGAGTAGATGTTGCAGTAGGAGTAGGAGTTGGATTACATGCTGGGCAGTTAGTGTAATTATAATCCGCACAACCTGAAGCTGTTCTACAAATAATATAAGTATTACCGCAAGCATCTCCGCAAGACATTGTTTCGTAAGCTGGGTGTGATCCCCATCCTACGCAAGCACTGCAATTTGTGGTAGAAGTAGGTGTAGGAGTAGAAGTAGAAGTCGCTGTGGGTGTGGGGGTAGGTGTAGGCGTTGATGATAAACAATACTGGAACTGTCCAGAAGTACATACATATGTTAACCCTAAGTCACTACATGTATTAGTTGTTGATCGTGTAGAGGTGTAAGATCTTCCATCATTTGGAGGACATGCAGAAGTAGGAGTAGGTGTAGAAGTAGTTGTAGTAGTTGGTGTAGGTGTAGGTGTAGATTGTGGTCCGCAGTTTGCAACAGGACCTGAAGTATTAAACCCGAATACATAACCAGAGCCGCCACAGTCAGCGTTAGCTACTTGTCGTCCAGTTGTATTGTAGCTGTTATAAGCCCCGTCACTATATTGACCTGGGTTACCACAGCAGTAATAGTAAGTAGTTGTAGGAGCAGGAGTAGATGTAGCTGTAGGAGTAGGAGTAGGTGTAGAAGTAGTTGTAGAAGTAGCCGTTGGTGTAGGTGTTGGAGTAGAGCCTGAACAGTTCTTACTCTGACATGATGGGTATCCAGATGTACTGTATGAAAGCGATGAGTAGCTACCGCAGTTTCCTACAAACGTTGCTACCATCTCGTTATAGGTGTTTCCTGAGAACTGGGCGCAGTATCCATCGCAACAAGCAGTTCCGTAATAGGTTGTTCCACCAGAAGTTGGAGTAGGTGTAGCAGTAGCAGTAGCCGTTGGAGTAGGAGTAGGGGTAGAAGTAGTACATGTGTACGGGTTACTGTATCCCTGAGTACACGTAGTTGAGTAACCAGTTCCTGATCCAGATTGGTTTGCAGAATATGGACCAGATAATGAACAACCAACAGGTGTTGACTGAACATAAGTAATGCAGTAGTACCCATAGGTTGAAGTAGCTGTAGGAGTAGGAGTAGGTGTAGGAGTTACCGCTCCTGGACAGTTACCTGGGTAACCTGAAGTTAATACGTTATAGCCTAATGAAGGACAGTAGGTGTAAGCCGAAGTAGCTGTAGGAGTAGGAGTAGGGGTAGGCGTTGAAGTACAAGTACCGTTAACTTGATACTGTGCGTAATAACTTGGACTATATGTACCGCCACTAAATGTAGTTTGACCACATACCCAAGAGCTAATAGATGTTGATCCTGAAATACTGCTGTAAGCTTCTGCGCAGTATGCACTTGCGCTGCTGTAACCAAACAAAGTAACATCAATGCCGTCGTATCCATTTGACCCTGAAGACGTACAATACCCATAGGATACGTATATAGATCCTGTTGTAGGTGTGGGTGTGGGGGTAGGTGTTGGCGTAGATGTGCCTGATGATGCGGTGGTAAAAGATGTAGGTGCGCTACCGCATGCTGTTCCATTTAAGTAGCCAATAAGCGTTGCAGTGTAATTAGTTGCTGCACTTAATCCTGAAACAAGGATAGGCAAAGAAGAGCCAGTAGCAACGATACTTCCACCAATACTTACAGCAACTGAAGTATAAGCCTGAGTATTTCCAGTTATATAGGCAGCGTTTGTCGTCCAAGCCTGGCCTGCTCCGGCACCGTAAGCAGTTGCAGAGCTAATACATGAACCACCAGTTGTAGGTGTGGGGGTAGGAGTAGATGTAGCAGTTGGAGTAGGTGTAGGAGTAGGGGTAACTGTCGGAGCAATATAATTATAATAAGTAAGATCAACTACCTGTGCAGATAGGTAGTATCCAGAGGCTACGCTCTGAGTAATGATCTGTTGATTATTTCCTGAAGTTGCTCCGGATGTAACTGCTGTAGAAGTCCCTACAGTATTTCCTGAAGAGGTAATTGCTGTAGTTGCAGCAGATAAAGTAGATCCGACTACGTTAGGTACTGTAACCGGAGGAACAAGAACTTGTCTCCATACAGTGTTATTTTTTGCATAGCCGTAGGTAACGCTACGCCAAGTACCATTTACTTTGACGTATGCCCTGTAGAGTGTTCTCCAGGTACCATTGATGCGTACATTACCGGCCATGCTGTAGGCTCAGTCCTTAGATGTACTGAAACCAAACGTCTCCGTCGTTTCCACCAGTTGGTCCGCTTGCGGACAAGGTAACGTTACGGACTACGTTAAGCGAGGTTGAGGCTGTTGTTACCTGTCCATTAGTTACGTTAACTGCACCAATAGATGATGGGGTAATACCCAAAGCGGTTACATCAAGCTGTGGGGTTCCAAATGCATCCCAAGTTCCAGTAGAGGAATTCCATTTTCTAATTGCCATTAATTGACTCCATACACTAGTGCAGTACCGGACATAGTTCCGGATGACAAAGATAGGTTTACAGTGCTAATAGCTGCTGGTGTTTTATAAAGTGCAGCGGTATTAATTATTGATCCGTTGTTTCCTTGAAGAGAAGCAAACTGCCAAGAAGCTGAATCTTGAGTATCTTCCATCCATAGGATTAATCCATTACTTGTAACGTTTGCTGATAATGGAATCTGGAATAGTGCAGTAGTAACTGAGCTACCACCGATAACTTGTCCGGCATAGTTAGCTGCTGTATCAGCATTTAGGGTTACAGAAAGAGTTGCGCTAGCAGAGGCAGTGATTCCTCGAATAACAATAGCCACATCTTTATAGATTGAGGGTACCGCTAGGTTAGCTGCAGATCCTGAAAGAGTTACTGTGCTAAATAGATTCTTACCCGCATTGTTTAATGGGTTTGAATCAATCCAGATATCACCATTGGTTGGGTTAGTTGGTGCCGCTGTGCCAATAAAAACTCTACTGCTAGGGTTACTATCAGTGAAGTTAATAGGGCTACTTGGCACACCGTTGTTGTTGATTGCCATGTGTTACTCCTATGAAAGTTCTGAACCGAATGCTTGGAAAGCTAAACCTGTACTTGATGAATAAACTCCAACAACGTCATTTGTTGCAAGGGTAAGACCTACGGTATAGGTAGTAGTTGTATTTGCTGGAATGGTTGTTCCTGATGCAAAGTACTGTTTTGTTGACAGAGTAGCTCCACCCTGACGAATAGCAATGCTGTAAGTAGCAGCTGAAGAGGTTGTGTTGCAAACTGAGATTGTGGAAAGTACAGCGCCTGTCTTTGGAGAAGCTACAGTGTAGAGGGCCACCTCTGTAGAGGCTGATCCACTAGTAGGGTTAGCCTGCCCCAAGATCTTATAAGCTGTTGCCATGTTTCTCCCCTAAATAAAAAGCTAGATTTGATTTTAGACGTTGATCGTTTGGACTTAATTGTAACGCTTCAGACCCATATTTAATGGCTTTCTCCAAATGATCTGCTTTTTCTTCTCTAGTTTCTACAGACTTATACAAGTTAAAATGAGAAATTGCAGCATAGTCGTGGGGGAGACTGCCCCAGGCAAACTCCTCACATAGATACTCCAAAGGCTTTTCTGTAATCTTTAGGGCCATTTCCGCTACCTGGTAGCAGGCAGTGCTCCATCCGGTCTCATAGTAATAACCAGCAAGCTCTACTAAAGCCTCTCTTCTATCGGGGGCTTCGTCGTACGCCTTGCGTAACCACTCATGACGCTCTTCACCTTCAGATAGCTTTGCTATATATCTCATTGAGGCTGCACGTTCTGGTTTCCATAGTGCTCCTGGCAGAGATAGATGACGTAGGAACTCAGCCTTAGCTTCCTCAGCTTTGCCATAGAAGTAAAGTTCTCTGGCATAGTAGAAGGCGTTGCGATCATCGTTTGGATCTTCAACTACAGATTGAGCTAACAGGGGAAGGTATTGCCCACGGGACTTAGAGTTATCTGGGTAGTGGTGGATCTCAAGATCACACCATTCCTGGGTCTCAGGTATGCGGTCAGATACAAGGACTTCGTGTACCGGATGCTTCCACCTATAGCCCTTACGAGCATGGATCTTATCTCCGCCGTATTGAAGGCCTGGAGTGCCGTCTTCATTCCAAGACCAAGTGTACTTGTATCGAACTCTAGTTGCCTCGGTGGATTCCAATTGGGTACGCCAACCAGGTAAGAAAACCTCATCCATATCTAAGGCTACACACATGTCAATGTCTGCTGGCAAAGCAGCCAGAGATGCATTACGTGCGTCATCAAAACGCCAAGGATTGATTGTAATAGAGATTGTATTTATGCCAAGCTTATTGGCAAGCTCTACGGTTCCATCTGTGGAGCCAGTATCGGCTATAAGGAGGTAGTCTGCCTCTTTAGCAGATTCAAACCATCGCTCTACAAACTGTGATTCGTTTTTAGCAATGGTATATACGGCTATTTTCATAGCCTAATTGTAGCTTAAGCGATACCCGCTACGTTAACAATAGTCTGCTTGCCGTAGATGGTTGTTCCACCATCTGGGCTAAAGAACTGATATACAGAACGAGCATTGGTTGTAACTGTTGGGGCAGATCCACCAGACCAGGTAACACCTGTCCATGAGACTGTATAAGCACCAGCGTTAGCAATTTCAAGATACCACTCTGATGCGTAGGTTGAAATCATGCCTGTAACGTTCCATGAAAGGGTTGCGTTACCTGAAAGAACAATCTTTTGATAGCCGCTTCCAACGCCAGATGAAGAGGTTGTGTTTTGATTGGCTGGAACTAAAGCTACAGTTCCATTAACGCCGGTTGTGTATGCGCCAGCGTATGTTGTTCCTGCGTTGATGTATGAGGCAGAACTCTTCTGTAGTTGCTCTGGGTATGATGTTAATGCCATTATGCGTACGCTACCGTTCTTCCCTTAATGTTTACGCCATCTACAGTGTAGAACTCATAGATAGCAAATCCTGTGCTTAAAGTTGGGGCGTTGTAGCTTCCGCCATCAAATACGACAGAGGTTCCTGTAGCGGGAAGGGCTACTGCAAAGTTAATATTATTGATTGTTCCTGAAGGCTTAAACTCTACAATCCACTTGTAAGCATGTCCAGCAGTTGCGTTTGTTACAAGGTCAAACTTTAATGAGATTACAGATCCTGGAGTTAGCACACGAATGTAAGGTGTTGCAATTGGATCTACTGTTTGATCAGAGCTTGGTGATGTAATCGTGCTCTTAAGCGCATAAGAAGTAGAGTTGTTATAAGCCAATGTAGCCGGCTTGAAGATATCCGGGTAAGTTGTAAAAGGCACGATACTCCTTAGGAAGCTAGTGTGAAGAGAAGCTTGCCATTAATGGTTACACCATCATGGCTAGTGAACATAATTGTGTTCTTGCCGTTTGCTGTAGCAAGAAGTGTAGGTGCAACACCACCGTCCCATGTGATACCTGAGAAGTTAAATGTGTATGTTGTGCCCTGAGAAACCTCTACGTACCACACTGTTGGGCGGTACATTGTTGCTCCGTATACATCTGTGTAGGATCCAGGCACCCCAGTAAAGCTAACAGTTGTGTTAGCTACTGGGTTGTATAGCCTGACAAATCCACCGTCTGTTGGGTTAAGAGTTAGGATGTTATTACGTAATGCTCCCATAGGAAAGTTTCCTCCGGAGATATTACATACCTGTACCCGAGATGCATGGGCACTGTTGATAAAGATATCTTGGCTTTGACCAAGCACCTGGGGTACAGATGTAATAGACATTTACTTACTCTTTTCCTTCTTCTTGTCCTCGATAGCTGGGGCTTCTTCCTCAGCTTCGATTACCGCATCGAATCCAGCACCATTCCAGAGTGAACGAGCAACTCCGGCAATTGTTTCTGGATACCAGATTTCATTTTCAAGAGTCCAGCCTGCTGCTGGACGGACAGCTTGGTGGGTCACATCTACAGCTGTGTAGAGCTGACCCGCTTCACCAAGGTCTGCCACTGAGTCGGCAACAAGGACATTTACGACCTTGTTACCGTCTAGTAGTGCGTAATACGCCATCAGTTATACTCCTTATTAGAATGTGGTCTTATCGAACCAACGGATGATTGCTACACCGTCAGATCCGTTTCCACCGTTTGAGTTGTAACCAAGGTATGTTAGACCTGAGATATCAACGTCAACAATGTCACCAGAATCTAGGTAGTCAAACTCCCATGTTACATCGAAGAGGTAAGCATTTGCTGGAGCTGGCTGTGTTGTCCAACCACCTGACTGTGTGTAAACGATTGCGTTTGAAGCGTTTACAGAACCAAGGTAGTTAACTGTGTTGAGTGCTGTGAACACGATGTCGTAGATAGGACGGTCTTCACGAATGATTACGTTGTTCTGATCCTTCCAACGGATTGTTGGACGAGCACGCTTTGTAGTTCCAGCAAATGCTGGGCTAGAGATTGAGCTTGTTGGAGATGATGTCAAACGAGCTGCAAGTGCAGGAAGCGTAATGATTGTACGTGGCAAGATCTGGAATGTCTGAGACAGTGTTACGATCTTGACGTTACCGTCATCTTGTGCTGTTACACGTAGGCCGTTTGTACCAAAGATACCAGCAGATGCAGAAGCCTGAATATCTGTTGCGTTGTATAGAGGCATCCACTTGTAGAATTCAGCAGATGTTGCTTCGTATGCAACTGCAGCGTTAGCAGGGAAGTGCATGATTGGTAGATCAGGGTTGTTACCAAAGTTGGTAGAACCACCGCCACCACCGGAACCTGTGTTAGGGATTGCATCGATACCACGTGCGAAGTAGTTACCTGAAGATGAACCCCATGCAGTCTGGAGTGTGCCCTGTGAAAGATCAACGATGACGTTACCGCCACCCTTACCTCCACCAGCAGTTCCACGACCTGGAGCCATGTATGGGTTGAACTGGTAACCAGCTGCTGAAGTACCAACACCACCAGATGTCCATGTTACCCAACCTGCACCACCGCCACCTGCACCAAGTGCAAGTCCAAGTGATGATCCGCTGTTTAGACCTGAGACAACTGTTCCCTGACCACCATCACCGGCGATGCCTGGGATAGCTGAACGGCCGTTAGAAGATGTGTTCATGATTGCGTAACCACCAGCGTTACCACGACCTGGGAATGCAGGCTGTGAGAATGCTGCGGTTGTCTGCCAACCAGCAACAGGAATTGGGTTAGTTGTAGATGTAACTGCCTGTAGGTAGCTCTGTGCGTTCTGACCAGGAGTCAAAGAACCAGCACCACCACCAGCGACTGCAAGAGCACCAGCTGTAGAGTTGTATGCAGCGTGACCACCGTTGTGTGCACCCTGGATACCAAACATCCAGTAAAGGTTGTTGGTGTTGTAGGTACCACCACCGCCACCGCCTTCTGCGGCAACTGTCCAGCTTGAGATCAACTGTGATGCACCTGTCTGGCCTGACCAGAAGTAGGTTACGTTATCTGCCTTCTTAGGGAAGGTAGCAGCTGATGCAAGTTCAAGCTGTGGAGCGATCAAGTTGTACTGTACCTGAGTACCTGTACCGACTGCGCCACGGTATACAGAGAAACCAACACGAGCGTATACAGCGTTTGCTGTAGCCACTGCACCGGCACCTGTACCAACTGGTGTTGAGGCAAGAGGAGCCACTGCACCGTTAACACCAATACGTGCACCGTAGTTTGTAGCTGGCATAACAGCAGCAACTGCTGAGTAACCATTGAAACCAAGGAACATGTTTGGACCAACAGAGCGTGAGATTGGCTGGTAGTCAGCATCAAGCCACTCAATGAAGCCTGTGATTGGCCAGTACTGGTTAGCAGTACCTGAACCAAAGGCGTACATAGAAGCTGAGTATGTCTGACCGGCAGTTACACGAACTGGGCGGTGTGCAACTTCGAGGTTACCGTTTGAGTTGGTTGATGATGAAAGAACCAAAGAGGTACCGAAGTTATAGACAGGAGGCTGCCATGTTGTAGGTGTTGAGCCTAGTTCAAGCTGAAGGTTATCAACAAGCAAGCTTGAGATGCTTGGCTGCTGAACGATCAATGTTGGGTACATGAATAGCGGAGATGTACCGTATGCATATGTACCTGTTGCCTGAGCTGCGGCAAGACCTGGCATTGTGAATGTTGCTGATACACGAACCCAACGGTTTGTAAGAACCTGCTGACCAGATGGTGTACCGAATGTGATCGATACAGGACCAGTGATAGCCTGAGTTGAGTTGGCGCTCAATGTAACTGTTGTACCGTTAATCGCTGTAATGTAGTTTGTAGTAGCCAAACCAGTTGGAGCAGATGTGATGTACATACCTGTAGTCAAACCAGTTGCGCTCGCTACTGTGAACTGGTTTACACCAGATCCGTAGCTACCAGTAATGGTTGTCGCAGTTGATGCACCGTAACCTGAGATAGGTGTAGGTGTTGCCTGACGTACGAAGAAGCCGTTAGCTGTACCACCAGCAGCATCGATTGATGATGTTGAAAGTGTTACAGGTGTACCACCAAGGTAGTTCTGGTTAACAGCAGCACCGTAAGTTGAGCCAGCAGAACGAAGCTGGAACAAGAATGGTGTAGAACCTGAGTTGATTACTGTGTTAGTCCATACATAAGCTGACAATGTGTATGTCTGGCCTGGGATGAATGGAACACCAGCATAACCGGTCTGTGACTGTGTTGCAGAACCTACAGCTGTGGCGGTCTGAGTTGAGAAGATAACCCATGACGGAGTACCAGATGTAGTTGATGTACCAGTTGAAAGTGAAAGTGAGTTAAGACCCACAGTACCTGTGTATGAAGCAGTTACTGACTGAGCAGCAATTGTTGCGTTCAACGCCTGGTTCAAGTAAACAGTTGTTCCTGAGATGCTTGTGATAAATGTACCGGTTGGGAAACCTGTACCAATCAAGAACATGTTAGGGATCAAACCTGTTGTGCTTGCAAGGGTTGCAAAGAAGTTACCTGAAGTACCGGTAGCAGTAGTTGTAAGAACACCACCAACCATTTCAGGAAGCTTAGTTGCAGAACCAACGTTTGCAATTGAGAAGGTTGAGAACGCAGTACCCTGCTGGCTTAGGTAAGCAAGTGATGAAATAAGTGTTAATGACTCCAACTGTGAAGTAAGAGGCTGTAACAAGTTATTAGAGTAGTTACCAGCTGGCTGAGGTGAGTGGTAGCTGTTATTGGTGAAGGCGTTAGTTCCTGTGAAAGGATCCTGACCTGTCAAGTTGTAGTTGTGATACATAACCTGACCCTGTGTGATAACAGAGTTAGCTGAATCAAAACGAACAACACCGTTAACTGCACCAGATGTAGCTGCAGATAGGGTAATCGTGTTACCTGAAATGTTTGTAATGTAGGTGTTAGATGCAATGTTAGATGTAGATGAAGAAACACCTGGGTAAGCTGTAGAAATGTATGAACCTGCAACTAGTGTCATACCTACAACAAGACCGTTAGCGTTTGGATAAACAGTCATGTAGGTAGATGTTGTAGCTGCGGTTACAACCTTGTATACAACTTCAGGATCCCAACCTAGAACGTTGAGATCAAAATCTGGGTTTGTTAAGTAGTTCCAGACTGTTGTAGAACCAAATGTGGTAGTACCACCATTTGTTCCTGGAAGAGTAGATGTGTAATCGTTAGACGCGATAAGTGCACCAAGACCACCCTGACCACCCACACCAATGTTTACCTGGTATGAAGTTCCTGGGGTTACGTCAATGTTCTTAACGATGACAGCGCCACCAGCGCCACCGCCGCCTGCTACGTTATCTGCGCCGCCGCCACCGCCACCGCCGCCGCCAACGAGGACGACTTGAGCAGAGTTAACGCCAGCAGGAGCAGTCCAAGTACTACTAGAAGTAAAGACCTGCTCCTTGATTGTTACACGACCCGAATTGTCGTTCGGGAAGACGATTAAGTCTTTATATGCGGAAATTGCCATTAGTAGTTACCTGTCTCCCTGAATTAACTGACGTATACGCCAGAGATGAAGTAGTCAACTGCTGACGCCTGATCCGCAGTTACGACGATTGAATCTCCAGTGTTTGCCACTGTACGAGAATCAAAATTTACTGTTCCATTTGCTGGAATCTGCAACGCTGTGCAGAAAGCAAAGCCACCAAGCGTTACTGTTGCGTAACGGGTGTTTGAAGTTTTATTTGTTAAAACGATATTCGTGATGATCGCTGTTGTCGAAGCTGGGATTGCAATACCAGCATCTGTTGTACCAGCGGTTCCTCTACGAATTAAGGTTACTGTAGTTGCCATTATGCTAGAACTCCCATGTAAGCTAGGACGGTTAGATTGGTTGCTGTGTTATTAACAGCTGCTACCTGTGTGGTACCGGCTGTATTCACTGCTGCCAACTGAGTTGTGCCAGCAGTGTTTACTGCAGATACCTGTGTGGTACCAGCAGTTGTAATTGATGTAACCTGGTTAGAGGTTGCAGCCACAATATCGTTGACTCCAAGCACTGTTCCCAGAGTAGTTAGTGCGTTTGCGTAGTATGCAGCGTCTTGAGAAGTTACTGTGCCACCAGCTAGGCTAGTGGAAATGTTACTCTTCAGTGCATTGATCTGCGTACTGAGCGAGCTATAATCGGGCATTGTGGATTTTCCTACCTTCCGAGGTTTGTTAGAAGTATATCAAATTTAACCAAGTTGAATTCCCTAATCGTTATGCCTGAGCTTCTGTCCAGGAAATACGAGCTGCGATTTGTGAGTTACCGGTACCGATATTTGTTGCGGTTACGACTAGTACGTCTGGACCGTTAGGGAATCCAGGGCTAGATACGTTTCCATTACCGGATAGAGCTGAGTTACCGATGTCCTTACCACCAACGAGTGAGTATACGGATGAGTTGAATGATGAACCAGATCCGTTTTCGGTATAGAACGAGAAGACCGAGTCACCACCGACGAGTGTGCCAGATGGGGTTGGTGATGCAGTTGTGTAAGGAACCTGTCCCTGACCGTTACCTGTGTTATCAAAGTAGATGGTCTGGGCAAGAGATGAGTTACCTACCTGGTCACGAGTCCAGTCATTTGGAAGACCGGTGTAACCTGTGGTTGGGGTAAATGTCACTGTACCGTTAGTAATAGCACCGGTAGTAGAGACGTTCAATGTAACAATGTTACCTTGAATATTAGTGATGTAAGCGTTAGCTGGAATGTTACCGTTACCAGAAACAAGCATACCGATCTGCATACCTGTAACAGTTGTAGTGTTAAGGGTACCGGTATCTGTAATTGTAAGCTGGTTAGATCCAGAAGTAGCGTTTACTGTTGTACGGTTAAAGGCAAGCTGAGACGTTGTCCAGTTTGTATAACCAAGATATGATGGGTTGAGGATACAGTCGATACGATATGAACCGTTAGTCTGTACAGCCACTGACTGAAGTTGAAGTGCCATGCGGTTAATCAACTCACGAACACCATAGTTACGAGCAATTGCGTTATCTGCAGATGGTGCTACACGGATTGCAAGCAATGGACGTGTTGTACCGGCTAGAAGAGTTGCGTACTTGGTCATACCAGCTGTGTAGATAGGTAGTAAGTCTGTCTGGAATCCACCATCCATAACAACCGATGATCCCCAGTGCTGAATGATTGGGGCGCAGTTTTGGTTGATAGGCTGAACAGATACCTGAGCAGAACCACCAACACCTGTCATAGATGAATCAGCAGTAAAGACTACCTGGTTCTGTGTTGCTGTATATGTAAATGGAACGTCTGGGTAGTTAAGAGTTACTGATGCACGACGACCGCTGATTGTTACTGGGTAACCCTGGGCTGTAGAGTTAAACGCTCCAACTGCAGAGTAGTTCATAAGCTCTACGTTTGTATCGTCACGAACAATAATTGTTCCTGATGATGGCCAGTTAGTAACGTTGTCTACGTACATAGTGGTGTCTGTTGCTGTCAATGCAGATCCAATTGTTCCTGCTGAGCCAGCTACCATCTTGCTGAATACGATAGGTGAGTTATCAACTTCATAGCGTGCAGGCAAGTTACCTGACTTCTGATATGCAAGCTGGTTGACGTTGTTGTTTGAGATGCGGTGTACGTAAATGATCTGTCCACGAGGACCACGAACACCAAAACGAATAGTTCCAGCACCGTACCAGGAGTAATCGATGTAAACCATCTGCATCTTCTTAATGTCAATGACGTAACCTGAAGGGCCTGTACCATCGCACTTATCCATGTTCCACTGTGCCTGGGTGAACTGAAGGTTCTGTGTAACAGTGACACGGTTACCAACTGTGCTAACACCCTTATATGCTGGAGCAACATAAAGCAATGTGTCGCTTGCAATTGCAGTAACTAAGTAGCTTGAGCCCTTAATTACAATCTTTTGACCAACTGAAAGCTGACGACGGAAGTAAGTTCCGATACCAGTAACTGCAGGAGAGCCGTAAGTTACGTTTACACGTCCAGAGATTAGCTTCTCTGAGTGACGACGTACAACTGATAGAGTCTGGCCGTTGTAGGCAAAATAGAAACCATTCTGTTCATCATACATACCTGTACGGCACTCTGCGCCCTGCCACTGAACTGCGTGAGCGTATGCATACTGTCCGCTTGGTGTCTGATCTGCAAGAGATAAACCAGATGTAATTGTGATCTGATACTGGAATACGTTTGCATTAATGACGTTAGAAACGGTAAACGAACCGTTGAATGGGTTGTACTGTGTTGCATTTCCTACAACAACATTTTCCATAAAGATAACTGCGCCAGCCTGTAATCCGTGATCTTCAACAGTTGTTACTGTTACTGTTTGAAGGCCAGCGTTAAGTGAGCTGAGAGAGATTGAATCAAGGTTAAATGTAGGTGTTAACTTAGCACCAGTTGAGAACTGGATTGACTTACCAGCCTGGTAGCGGAAGTAACGGCGTGACTGACGAATTGCTTGAAGACCAGGTACGTTGTTATATGTTGTGATAGCAACACCCGCGTCATATGGACGGTGAATAACATAGCCGTCTGACTTTGCAATGATACGAGAAGTCGTTGGTGTAAACAAGCTACCGTATTGCTGTGTAGCTGTGAAGATAATCTGATTTGTTGTTGGTACCTGCTTGACTAGGTAGTCACCATCCCAAGCGTTTGTTCCTGATACAGAAACAGTGATGCCTGGATAAAGTCCGTGAGGGTACTGGAATGTAACTGTAATATTAGAAGGAATAGCACCGTCTGTCTGAGCAGTCCAGGTATTCATGTTGTTGGTACCACCTGGGATAGCACCTAGACCTGGATAGTTACCACCAGGGATGTGTGCGCCATCAAATACGTCACCAGCATATACGCTTGTTAGGTTTAGGTAGTTAACGTCACCAGTTACAACACCACGTGCACGGTATGTGAATGTGTAAACAGTTGGTGCTGTAAGAACAGTGAATGTACCTTCTGCACGATAGTTTAGTGTTTCTTGAACGTTTACAACACCACCAGGTACAAGACCATGTGGGTTTGTTGTTGTTACTGTAACAATAGAGCGAGGTGAAATACCATCACCAATAATTGAAGACACTGCAATTGCGTTACCGCCGTTTGGCTTAGCAAAGAAGCTTGGGTAGTTAGACGCTAGGAATAGGGCTTCCCATTTAGATGGCTGTACAGAGTATTCAAAGTCTGTATCCATAAGTGACTGTGGCTGAGAAACACGCTGCTTCTGAGCACCATCAAGAAGTGTTTCTTCAGGAATATTAATTGTTGCGTAGTCATCAATGTAGACCTGAACGTAGTCTGTTGATGCCATTGTTGTGCTTAAGAATGCAGCAGAGTTAAGAACAATAACAGTGTTATAGGTTGCGTTACCGTTATCTGTCTTAGTCCAAGATGTTGTGGACTTTGTTGAGTCAGAGAAGTTATAGAGAACAACATTCTTTGTGACGTTGGTAATCAACATCACACGCTCAGGACGGATCCAACGATTCTTGATTGTAAGTGTGTAGGAAGACGGATCAAACGTATAATCAGTCTCTAGCAAAACGTTTCTTGCCACTTAGGATCCTTCCTAGATTAAAGTGATCGGTGCGATCACCGAGGTAGTAGTTGTTACATTTACATTGTTAATGTTCTTAGGGAAGTAAAATCCTGTACCTAAGAATGCATCAGCAATGACTTTTTGATTAAGATTAGTATCTCCAGACGTACCTGCAGGGCCTGTAGCTCCCCTTGATCCACCGCGTATTAGTATAGCCCAATATGTAGGGGTTAGGTCTGGATCTTTGTTCGTGTTATCTTGAAGAGCAATATACGTGTTATTGTCATCGTAGGGGATTACTGTTCCCTTTGGATAAAAAGTAGTTGAATTCCAAGTTTGCACTACTTGAGTAATACCAGTACCGGCAGGACCTGCCGCACCAGCTACACCAGCAGGACCTGTAGGACCTTGTACACCAGATGAATAAGAAAGTTGAGTCCAGGTAGATGTTCCATTACCTAACTTAAACTTTCCTGTATCTAGCTCAAGACCCAATTCACCTTCTGCAAGGATTGGGTTTGCAGAGGTCCATTGAGCTGCTGATCCACGTCTAAATTGAACTTGAACGGCCATTAGATTCCTCCACAATCAAGATTTGTTAATCCACCATATGTACTTGTTGGTGAGCCTGCATCAATGTTGACAATGCTACTACCTGCAGGGCCTGTAGGTCCTTGTGAACCTGTTGCACCTGTTGGTCCTTGTGCACCAGTCGGTCCAGCTACTGTAGATGCAGCACCAGTTGGTCCTGTTGGTCCTTGAATATTTCCTGTGTTAAGCCACTGAGCAGTAGTAATAGACCAGATGTAAAGATTAGTTCCAACAATGTATGCATCTCCTGCAGCACCGGTTGGGTGTGCAGCCTGTAATGCAGATAAGGTTGTGTAGTTTCCAAGGATGTTGATGCCTGTTCCTTGAGGTCCAGTAGCACCTGTTGGACCAGTTGCACCAGCAAATCCTTGAGCACCTTGTAGGCCTTGTGGACCCGTAGGACCAACATTACCTTGTGAGCCTTGAGGACCAGTTGCACCAGTTAAACCGGTAGCACCTGTAGGACCAGTAATACTTAATCCTTGTGGTCCTGTTGCACCAGTAGGTCCAACATTACCAATAGGTCCTGTAGCACCAACAGGTCCTTGAACACCTGTAGGGCCAAGAGGGCCTTGCGGACCGGTTGATCCTGTAGGACCAGTTACACCTTGAATACCCTGAGGTCCGGTAGGGCCAGTTACAGTAGATGCTGCACCTGTAGGACCAAGAGGGCCTTGCGGACCGGTAGGACCAGTGGGTCCGATACCACCAGTAGCAGTAAAGTTAAGGACGTCAACGCCAATAACAATGCTTTGCTCAAAACCTGAACCCTTTTGATATTGAATAAATGAACGACTATTGCCGTTTAGATTTCCAAGTTGAATAGAAAGATAGTCACCAGCAGTTGCCTCAGCAACAACGCTTCCATCGTAATCTGTTGCACGAGTAAGGATGTTTGGTGTACCAGAATTTGAATCATAAACAGTTGTTAACTTATAGATACCATTCTGACGTGCATCAGTTTGATCTTTAACAAGAATACGATCACCAAGACTTGGTGTAAATCCGTCAACAATAAGAGTAGACATTGCAGTAAGTGTGAGCGTTGCTCCAACACCATATCCACCGTCCCCACCTAATGTACCTGGGGTATACGTGCCGGCAAGATTTGTAGTGGTTGCTACACGTGCAGAGTTGTGTGCGTTTGAGGTTCCTGCAGGACCGATAGGACCAGTATCACCCTTAGCGCCAGTCGCACCAGTTGCTCCTGCCGCACCTTGAGGACCAATAGGTCCCTGAGCACCAGTAGGTCCTGTTGCACCAGTAGCACCGGCGCCTGTAGGTCCAACTGCACCAGTAGGACCAGTAGGTCCTTGTGGACCTGGAACTGCTGAGTCAGCACCCTTAGGGCCTGTTGCACCCGTTGCACCGGTAGGTCCAATAGCACCAATTGGTCCTGCTTGACCTGTTGGGCCTTGCGGACCTGTCGGTCCTTGTGCACCAGCTGGGCCTTGTGTACCTTGAGAACCAGTAGCACCAACAGCGCCTGTAGCACCAGTGGGACCAACCTGTCCCTGAATACCCTGTGGGCCTGTTGAACCTGTTGCGCCTGTTGGGCCAGCAGGTCCGGTAGCACCAGTTGCTCCTGTGTCTCCCTTAGCGCCAGTAATACCTTGTGGGCCTTGAGGACCGGTGGCACCTGTTGCACCAACGTTTCCTTGTAAACCACCAGGACCTGTAGGACCGATGTTTCCTTGAGGACCAGTTGCGCCAGTTGCGCCAACAGCACCTGTTGCACCTACTGGGCCCTGTAATCCAGTATCACCCTTAAGTCCTTGTGCTCCTTGTGGACCTGTTGGTCCAGTTGCACCGGTTTGACCAATGTCACCCTTAGGACCAGTTGCACCTGTTGCACCAGCTTGTCCTGTAGAACCAGTAGGTCCTTGAATGTTTCCAACACTTACCCACGCACTGCTGTTAACAGACCATACGTAAAGTGTTCCTGCAACTAAATACGATTGACCAGCAGATCCTGTTGGACGTGCTGTTTGTAAATCTTGAAGTGTGCTGTATGAACCAAGAATGGTTACAGAGGTACCGGCAGGGCCCTGTGCACCAGTAGCACCTGTAGGACCGGCAGGTCCTTGAGATCCGGTTGAACCAGCTGGGCCTGTAGGACCAGCATCACCACGAGCACCAGTTGGACCCGTTGCACCAGAAAGACCAATAGCACCAGTTGCACCCTGTGCACCGGTTGCACCCGCAGGACCTTGAGGTCCTTGTGCACCAGTTGGTCCAACTGGACCCTGTGCACCAGTAGGTCCTTGTGCACCGGTATTGCCTTGATAGCCCTGTGCACCAGCAGGACCTGTGGCACCTGTAGCACCTACAGTTCCACGATCACCAGCTAGTGAGATTGACCATCCATAAAATGTGTCACCGATTTCACCAGCAGCAAAATCAGGACGAATAACAATTCTGTATCCACCTGTGTAAGGTGAGATAGATGTAATTAAACCTTCAATGTATGTTGCAACTGCGCCTGTTGCATTTGCACGAACACGATTGCCTGCAACATATGCGCCTGTAGATGGCACAATAAATTCTGCTGTAGCGTATTGAGATCCAAATCCAACAACAACTCCAGTATTAGAAGTTAGGGCTGCATAACCAGCGCCTGTTGCTCCGGTAGGACCGGTTGGGCCAGTAGGACCTGTTGCTCCTGGAATACCACGAGGACCAGTAGCGCCACCGCCACCACTGCCTGATGAGCCACGGCTATATCCGCTTAGATCGGGGAAATCAAAATTAGTCACTGTGGATCTCCATAAGGAATAGATACTTGAGGTTTAGTAAACACTTTTCCTTCTAAATACGTCTTGGTACGCCCTGCGCTGTCTTTAAGTTGTAGATCCCAATATGCTGTTCTTGGAAGTTCTGCAGTTATTGCACCAGGTAATGTAAGAGTTAGAGTATCGAGTATACCACCCTGTATTGAAGCAGACTTGGTGATTGTAAAGGTACCAAGAATGTATGGACCAATCTGACTTCCAGGCCACTCTGTAAAGGTTCTGATCTGGGAGAACGGTGTAAAGTTTGCAAGATCTCCACCAAATGGCACCACGTATTCAAAGTCATCACCTGAGTATAGGGATAGATCTTTATGTACTACTGCCGCAGATGGGGTCGCATCGCCGTAGTCAGGAAGTGGAAGAGCAATACGTTGAGCCAATGATCCGTCATCAATCTCTTGAGGCTTGTAAAGAGGAACGTATTTATTGGTACGTTGAGATATACGACGTAGATCAAACACAGACATCTTGTACATTCCTATATCAAGCATCTGGCAAAGATCACGATACTGTTCTTTACGCTGATATACCATCTCCATAAGTTGACGGTATCGTTGAGAACGTGGAATGGTTACACCATCTGGTGAGGAGATATCAATATCAAAGGCAGCATCTGTAGCCAGCGTATAAAGGGCAAGGCTTGCTGCAAGTAGCATCAATGGGTATTCATTCTCTGGGCTTAAAGCCTCTAGTGAGGGAGTTGTACCATCAACGGTATTCATAAAACGAGTATGCTGCTCATAAGCATCTCTTAAATAATAGTAGATCTCAATATCAGTAAAGTATTTAAATGTTTGACCTGAAACAATAATCTTTGCACCTGGGCTAGGAACTACAGATAGCTCAACTAAACCTGTTACCTCTTCAATGGTGCAGTCATTAGAGATCTCTAGACCATCTACGGTGATTGAAACACTTTGACCATTTACAGGAGAAACGGTAAGTTGATATCTAAAATCTTGTCCGTTACCTACAAAGGTTTCTACAAAGCTGTGGCCAATATCGCCAATCTCAGCACGAAGCCGATTGATCAATGATGATAATGACGCCACATTTCCTCCGACTGTCTAACTCTAATATTCTCAGTATTACATAACCCATGTCTGCATAAAAAGACCCACTCCGACAGGAGGGCGGTTGTCGGAGTGGGCATTCTAAATTGCGGCATTAGAGCCGGTCGTATAGGTAACCCTTTTCTTGAAGGTGTGCCGCTACGTTTTTAGCTACCTTGTATTTCTGACCAGCTTTGAATGAGAAGTGGTTGCCCACTCCAATTGTTACAAAATCTAGGTCTTCAGCCACACGAATAACTACTGTGTCATCCGCTGACTCTACTCCGAGTGATTCAACCTCATCGATCACTGTAGGTACTGCACCTGCAGTTGTGAGATCAAAAATCTCTGTCTCTAGTCTTTCTGCTTCAACTTGTGAAGCAATAGACATTTCTTGTGCTCTTTTGGCTACTTCTTCTGCGTTAGCCTTGAGCATATCTTCACGTTGACGTCCAGTGAAGTCTGTTACTTTAGCTTTTGCCACGATTGTTATTCTCCTAAGTGTTATGTGGGGGGCGGGCTTTTATACCCGCCCCCGTCTTATTAAATTAGTTGGTTTCTGCAATAATTACAGACTGGTCAGTAATTAGACCAAGACCGTAGATTGCGTACCAAGCAAGTGCGTGCTCACGACCGAAGTCCAAGATACCGCCGTCACGAAGTTCCACAGGAAGTGAAATAGCGTGACCGAATGCGTTATCACCGATAAAGATTGCTGAGTAGCGATCTGAACCGCCGTTACCTGTCTTGGTTGTTGGAGATGTGTATCCACCACCAGTTGGGTAAACGATTGATCCTGGAGCAACAGCTGAGTCAGTTGTGTAGTTTGTACCAGCTCCACCTGGGACCTTCTGGATCTGTGTTGTCTCAATGAATACTACGTCGTACAAACGACCGATTTCACCAAGCATGAAGTTTCCTGGAGCAGCGTACTTAGTGACTTCAATAAATTCTGGATTGTCACGGAGCTTACGGCTCTGGTGTGGGTGTACGAATGCAACGTATGTCTCGCCAAGACGTGGGATGTTCTTGGTTGCGAGGGTCTCGACTGCGTCCTTAACAGTTGCAGTTGTGAGAGCGAAGTTGCCGGTCATTGAAGCTCGTGATGAGCCCTTTGTGCCGTAGTCGTACCAGTTATTGACTGCGTTAGCAGATGTGCGGTCATAACCGTAGATAACTGAAGATGCGGCCATGAGTGTGTCACGAGCCTGTCCATCTAGGTATAGGGCCATGTTGCGGCCAAGTAGACGAGAAGCAGAAGCCATCACGTCATCGAATGATGCGTTGAGGAGCAATTCAGAAACGGCAATGCCATATCCGTGCTCTGCAACGGTGATTGAGAACTGCTGTGCTGTCAAAGCGTTAGTTGTCATACGGACACCTTCAACAAGTGCTGAAGCGAATCCGAGGTTGTTATAACGCATGAAGTTGATCTGGAGACCAGGTGCGACATTCAATTCAGTCTTCTTAACAGCGAACTGTTCGAAGCGTAGGATTGGCATGGACTGGAACAAGATTTCCTTGGACCAGATGACCTGGATCGCCTGTGTAAGCTGGCTATTAGCGCCAGAATACGCTGTTGGGGCAGCGGCTAAATTGCCGGTACCAGTTACGGCTGATGCCATGTCGGTTTTACTCCTTAGTTAGTTAATTAACGAACTTGAACTTCTTATCCGAATATTCCCTTATTGCCATTTGATGATGCTTTTCCAAGCAGTCTCGAACGGTATTTTGCGTACTCGGTAACCGACATTGCAGAAATATCTTCTGCAGTGAACTGTTGTTGATCCGAATTGGTGTCCAAGGGTCCGGAGGCGGGCGCAGTGATGCGACTGCCAGTCATTTCTTTACGAGCAGACTGCATAGCCTGCTGCGTATTGTCAAGGATACGCGAGGTGCGATCCTTAAGTCCTGCAATGCTCTGCTCAATTTCTTCTGGAGTATTTCCAGTAATGAGGTCAAGCAATTCAGGAAGAACATTGTCTCGCTCCTGGGCGAGGCGAGCTGAACGGTATTCATTGAGTTCTGCTAGCTGACGTTCCTTCTCTAGTAGGCTAAGTGCCTGCTGGCGATCTCTACGTTCTTGCTCTAGCTTCTCTGCCCATTCTTTTTCTTTAGCTTCTAAAAGCTGACGCACATCCATTTCAGCTTCTGCCTTCTTCTTAGCTTCTTCCTCTGCTGCGAATCGGGCTGCTTCAATTTCTTGCTGACGTGCGCTATGTTCTGACTCAATTGAAGTTACTTTGCTCTTTAATGACTCAATAGTGTCATAGAGCTTGTTCTTCTCACGAGCTGTAACATCTTCACGAATCTTACGTACATCTTCTTCGGTGTACGTACGAGATGTGGTCTTAACTGGAGTTACCAGTTCTTCGGTAGCTTGTGGGACATCCTGTAAGAATGCCTGCTGAGCTACTTCTGTCTCAACTACATTTGTTGTTTCTGACATGATTATTCCTTAGGTGTAAGAGGTCGTTCTCCGAATAAGTAACACGATGACCTGCGGATTATTTCGAGTACGTATAGGTTTTCAAAATATAGCTATTTTGTCAGCCTAAACTAGTTATCCCCATACTTCTGCTGCTCGTCTGGAGAGCGTCGTTGAGGAATCTTTGTTCCATAGGCTTTTGTAACCAGATCGGTTGCAAGAGCTTCAATGGTTTCAGCTTCAAACGGAGTAATAACCCCAGCTTGACCGTCTGGTCCAGGACCAACTCCGGCACCGGCATCTCCCATACCTGGACCAGGTTCTACTCCAGCATCTGCTGGGGCGTATCCGGTTAGGGAGGTTATAGCTGAAATTATCTGTGATTTCATTAGCTGGAGTGCGCCATCTGCCTTGGCATCCTCGATAAGCTCGGTACGAATCTCTTCGAGCTTCTCGTCTGGGAACTCCTCGCCTAGGGTACGTAGGGCACCCTTTCTTGACTCAAGGTTTAGCTGCATCATCTGTTGAACTTCACTAAGAACGATTAGCTTATCTAGAGGAAGTGGCTGTGGGAAGTGAATAGTAGATTCATAAGTTAAAGGATCTGAAGGATCTAGAACTGGTCGTTGATCTTCACGAAGTGGTCCGTTAAAGTCTGGGTTCCAGGTAAACATCTCTGGCTCTTTAAACCCAATTGTTAGAAGAATCAGTTCATTGATCTTCTTAATACCCTCGCTGTATTGAACAATCTTTTGATTAAAGCGATTCATCAACGGCTGATACTGAATTGAAAGTGCAACACCTGAAGTATTAGAGATAGGTTGTACCTGTCCAAGCGCTGTCTCTGGAACACCCATCATCTCGTGCATTGATCGCTTAACGATCTCTAGATACTGAAGTGCACCCTGTAAACCTTGTCCGCCACCTTCTAGGTTAAATACTTGTGCATCCTTAGGCAAACCACCCCAAACTTTCTTAGGGCCTTTTTCTAGTGATGATGCTTTAGCTCCAGTAATAACTGTAACCGGTGCTGCGTGATAATTAATAATGTCTGCAATATCAGTTGCAACTTCGTTATAGTTGCGGTTAAGAACAATGATGTCGTGGCAATCAGCTAGTCCCCATGGAGAACCTGATACACGAACGTTTGCAATATGAACGATAGGAACTACGCCAATTGGGTTTGGACGTGAGTCAATTAGTTCATCATTGATGTATTCTTCGATGCGATCATCGGTAAGGATTTCGGTATATGTGTATACCTGACGAGTACCCTCCAGTGAAGTTCCCCAGAAACGATACTTCAGCTTAAACCGGATAAGGCGGGAGCGATCGTGTGGGTGAAACTCTGGGAAACAGAAAGATGCATTAAGTGGAAGGATTCTTACCTTACCTGGATGTACACGACCGGTAGGATCTGGATAGGATTCTTCATACGCTACCTTTACAAAGCAATCTCCAGATACTCCGCCTTGCTGTCCCATTTCCCATAGAACAGTGTGCTTATTGTTATCTGTTTCCCATACACGCTTTAAGATGTCTGGAACGATTGCTTCGGTTTCGTAAGGACTGCGGAATGTAACTCCACGATTAAAACAAAAGTTAATAATGTAATCAGTAAATGCTCTGTAATAGTTATAAACCATCTGTGCATCACCGATCTCACGACGGTATGCCCAGTGGTGACCAAGATACATGGCCCAGTTAAGTGAATAGCGGTTTAGTCGAGGACCGTGAACTTCAAACTCTTCATCAGCGAGTTCAACAAGGCCCAGTGGAGAAATAGAGATTGTTAAGTCAGACGACGCCGCTCTATACGACGGAGGACTAAAATCAATGCTCATTGTTATCCGATTCTGTTTTCACGTTTTGCTTTAGCAACACGAGCTTTTTTCTTCTTTACTGCTTCAGTCTTTAGATCACGCATCTTAGGTGGTACATCTTTTTTAGATGGAACGTATTGTCCACCCTCTCGCATATATTCTTTTCTTGCTTCACGATTAGCTGCAAAGCTTGACTTTCCATTTCTTGACGGATAACGTGCCTGCATTCTTTTTAGAATGTTATTCCAGAGTACTTGATTCTCTGGTACGTCAGCCATTTTATCCCCTAAGAAAGAAAAGGTTCCCTGGTTCTTGAAAGCAGTAAAAAGAACCAGGGACCTTAAGTATATCCTATTTAGTCGTTAACCTCTGCAGGGTTGATGCGCTGATAGCGTGATCCACTGCGGGCTACTTCTTCAAAGCTAGCTTCTGCATAATCCTGAAAGTTACCCTGTGAAAACTCATTTAGATAAGTTGGGGCTTCTACCCAGGCTGCTGAACCAACGTGAGCACGTTCGCTCATGGTTTCTGCTGCTGGCTTTTCAAACACGTTCATGTTGTGGTTAGGACGACCGGCTGGTGTGTCGTAACCCTGTGTTAGACCTAGTTCAAAATCATTTGGAACATCGGTATCTGTTGCAATGCCCTCTTCAAAACGAAGTGGACCACGAAGGCCAGTCTGAGCTGCGCTCATCTTGCGCTCGTATACAGTTCCTTCACGTTCTGGGAACTGTGGGTTTGGGGCGATAGTCATTGTTACTCCTTATAAGGTTTGAGGATCCTCAGGTAATATTCTGATACCTGTAAGGACATTTTTCTCAATAAACGTAAATTATTTAAAGAACGGGCTAGCTGAAACCTCAATAGTCGGCATAACTAACTCTTGGGTTAGAGAGCAGGCTAGAGACAAGGAATCAACGTAATCATCATGGGCATGGGCTTCATCTGGGGCTTCAACTAGGAAGTTTGGACCTTTGTACTTAACTTCTGCATCTGTCATTTGCTGGTAAAACCGCTTCCAGTTACGGAGGCGTCTTGTCTTAGCATGGGCTGGCCAAGAGATCATTTGACGTTGAATTAGAGCCTGGAGGTGCTTCCAACGCTTGGACTGTTCTCCTGGACTAGATGAGATTGGAATGATCTCAGCTCTAGGCATTAAAATCTTTAATCGGTCAGCAACAGCATCACCAACACCATTTGTATCTACAGCTATGGCCATAACGTCATAGCTTTCTAAGAAGTTAACAATTTGGAAGTATTGCTCTTCCCAGTCATCTCCCTGAATTTCTAACCAGTTAAGAATTCTATGATCGTAGTATCCATACTCATCTGGCCTATCCCAGTCAACCCAGACCACGGTTACTACGGTTGAGTCCATCTTACGAGCCGGATCTATGCCCACGACTACGGGTGATCGGTGCCAAGACTTTACAATTTCTGAAGAAGTATCCCCAAGATCATCCATAGCACTGGATGTAATAAACATTCCTCGCTCTAGCAACCACTTGCAGTTGTATGAGATCTGGAACTCATCTGAGTCTTCTCCAATACGAAGCATCTCTTTCTTAATGAACTTCTCATAGTTCTCGTTAAACTTTGCTACATCTTTCCAATCCCATTGAAAATGATTCTGTTTGGCATTACGTCCTGAGTTCTGACGTCGCTTATTTAGTTGAATCGCTCTGTAGAAGTTATTTTTAGAAGTTGTCGGCGTACCCGTCTTAACCATCGTAGCGTTATAGTAAGCTCCCATAGGAGCAATAGATTTAGAAACAATAAAATCGTCGGCCTCCTGACACTCATCAATTACCATTAGGTGAAAAGATTTAGATTCAATCTTTGCACGTGGGTTAGCAGTCATCATCATAAGTTGAGAGCCTGAGTTCTTTAACTTAATATTTCTTGTCACCCCCGCCATCTTGGTGACAGAATCATCAATCTCCGCATCTCCCAGAATTGCTAGGGCATGCTCACTAGTCAATCGAGATACGGTACGTGAATATAGGGTTTCAGCCTGTGCTTGGATGGGAGCAAACATACCTACCCAAAGGCCATCTCTGAACTTGCCTAATAGATCTGGGTACATTCGTGCAAGGCGTGGCAGTAGGACCATTAGAGTTGCCACAACATCTGCCACAGTCTCAGACTTTCCTGACTGACGAGCAGCTAATGCTGTGATCTCTTCTCCATCATTGATAATGACGGATTCAATAATTCTTCTAGCTAACGGTTTTTGATACGGGTGAAGGTCATGGCCCACAAGTAGTACCAAAAACTCCATAACTTTATCAACAAGCTGTAATACAAATTCTTTAGAGAGTTCATCAAGCTCTTCTTCTTCGTGGAGTTCTTCAAACTCGTCTTCTTCTCCAAAAGATTCATTTGGGCCATTAGAGACGAGGCTATCCAACTCAGGCGTATCAAAGTCGCCCTCTTCATCAAAGTCTTGAAAATCAAAGTCATCTCTCATTCTTTGTTCTTTCATGCAATGTTGTAGTGATGGCCATCAGAGCCTCTGCTCCAATTTTAGCCTCTTCTAGATAAAAAGGGTCTTGATTACGTTGCCAAAGAGAGAGGTTACGACTAACAGCATAGACGCTAGATTCAGACCAACCTATAAGTTCTGAGGTTGGAAGAGAAGAAGCTCGTCTTTCTATTTTAGACTTTGGTCTTTCTTCTCTAGTTCTTCTTCTAAACATTCGTCTGCTCCGTATCGTATGAAATCCCAGTTTACTTCTTCATTCATTAGGCCTCTGCCATTTATGGCGTATGTAAGACCTTGGCTCTCAGTATATCCTGTTTTTTTCCATACCCCTAAAACCAAAGCCTTTTTAGTAAAGGGGGCCCGAATAGATACTCCGTATCCCTTACGATACTGTCCCTCGATCTCTTGACTAAAAGCACGCTCAATTAGTCCACGAGGTTTTACAGGATAGGTTAGGGGATGGCAATAAAAGGGCCCTAGATCTTTAGTGGCTGCCACTATTCACTCCACTTTCCATTTAAGCCCTCATCAAGGATCGGTGCCCTGTATCCGGTTCTTTTATACTCTTTAAATGCCTTGTCATAATCTGAAAAGAATTGCTTTTGCTTACGTGCCGCTTCTTGTGTTTGTTTGAGGGAATAGGCCTCAGCTTGAAGGCTTCTACTAAGAAGCCAAGTCTTCTGACGTATTTCTTCAGGAAAGTCACTAGTATCTGCAGGTCCACGTGGGTGTGTATCTAAAAATTCTTTTATTACTGGTCCCTTACTTGTTTCTCCATGAAACAGATCCCACTCATCCATGCTGCACTCGTAATAGTTATAAACAGTTCCGTCTCTGAACATAATGGTTATAACTTGTCGCTCAGGATCATATGCTGCTGCGACAGTTCTTGGACGTGCTGCATTGGACGTGGATGTAGGAACCTCTGTGTAGTCACTACCAAACCCAGCGTTTCCATAGATTAGTTGACCACCAGGACCGGCTTCACCTGCCTCTGGAAACACGTAGAGAGGATTACCTAGATCAGCACCATACTCTGATGCCCTAGTTGAATCAACAGCTAGTTCATCAATAATGTCCATAGCGTATGTATCCATAGGCTTTGTTACATCGTGACGACCTCGAGCCATTCTATTTAATAAGTCTTGAGGTATATTTTGTTGAACGGCTTGTTGATACAACTCATTGTCGTTCTTAGGAGCTAAACTGCTTCGCAGTTCTCTCTCAAGACGTTTCTCTCTAGATGATGCTCTAGAAGATTTAAAGTTACGCATTACAGATATGTGTCTCTAACTGTGTGTCGGGAACAACCTCACCACAGTCATCACATGAGAACCACTTAACAGGAGAGAAGTTATTCTGTGCAGTACCTTCTAAAGCGTCCTGCAAGTTTCCATCTTCTCCTTGACGAGGATAATCATAGATAACTTTAGGTTGTTGAAGTAGCTCTGGTGGAAATGGTCCATTTGGACGATGAGCTTTAGCAGGTATTGGATGTCCCTGCTTTGTGATGATTCTCTCAATTTTCACTAGCTTCAGCCTTCAAGGCTTCTGCATTTTTAATATCCGCTTCTTTTTTAGTTTCCGCTTCTCGTTTAAAGTCAGCCTTCTTATCTAAGCGTGGAAGTGTGCCTTCTACTGCTGCTTTACGCAAGAACCATGGGAGATCTAGATCACAGAATACTTGAGTTTGTGCGCCCTTTGTCTCTACAAGCCAAATTGCCTCATTTACGCAATTTAAACATTTTGCCATTTTAATACCTCTCTAAGTTGAGTTGCCCCTGTATTTACTGCTATGGTTTATCCATGACCAGGAAACTGGTCATACGCATCCAGTAAGTATAACGGGGTTGCAGGTAGGTTCGGTAGACATAGACCGCACCGCCGATAGGCAAGTGACAGTTGTCAGTCGGTTCAAACCTGGCCCTCTAGACCCAGGGGATACCGTGAATTATAGTGCAAAACTTAAGATCATCACTGCGTTACTCGTATTTACACTGCCAGTAACCATAGACACAGCTTGGCCGGCTGATCCTTCAGGCCAAACAGATGGGGCTACAGTTACATCTGTAGTTAACCCTCTTGATAAATATCGTGGAGCAAAAGAGCTCTCAGAAACAGACCTTGTAGACCTATTAAAGCTAGTTGGCTTTACAGGTAAGTCCTTAAAGGTGGCATGGGCTACCGTTATGAAGGAATCTCGAGGTCATCCTCTATCCCACAATAACAATGTTAAAACAGGAGATAACTCTTATGGGTTATTCCAAATTAACATGTTTGGGGATCTAGGCTCTATAAGACGGGATAAATTCAATCTCAAATCTAACGACGAACTGTTAGACCCAGTCACCAATGCTCAAGCTGCGTTCTATATGACCGCACACGGAACAGACTTTGGATCATGGGGCTATGGCCCTAACGCATACGATGGAACCTCAGCAGAACCAGAGATAACAAACTGGATCGCTAAGTTTCCAAACTAGTATCAAATAAGAAAGGCCCCCAGTGATGGGGGCCTTTTTTATTTAATCTATTATCCGTTGAGGTTACCGGATGGATTTGTTGTAGCGTCGTGGAACTTATAAACAGTAATTGTGATTGAATCACCCTGGTGAATGCTAGAAGCACCGGCTGCAATGCTCTGGCTGTAAACAGTGTCGTGGTTAGCAGCTGTAGCACCAGTTGTACGTGTAGCTAGAACAACATCAAGACCTGCAAGGTGCAAGGTGTCTTCAGCTTCCTGAACTCCCTTACCGATAACGCTAGGTACAGTAATTGTTGCTGTGCCGTCTGTACGAACTCCAGATCCGCCTGGCTGAGTTGAAATATCTGTTTGTACATCGTAACCTGGGTAGCTATTCCAGTTCTCTGCAGCGATAACGTGATTATCTGGAGATACTGTATAGGTGAGGTTATTAAGTGTTACTGAAATTGGATTTGTTGCAAGTTTTGCAGAAGCGATTGTGCCATAGTTAGTCCAACCTACGTTCTGATCTCCACCAGCTGTTACAGTCTGTGTAGGAGATGATTGACGAACGTCATCTGGTTGGATAGGCATGTTGCCCCATGCAAAGTCAATTGCGACTTCACCCTTGCTATCTACTGGATTTGTCATTTCTTACCTTTTCTCTAGAGAGGTTAAATCCCTTACGTCTAAGGGAACAGCATTAGTTTATGTGAATTATTCGTCTTCGTCTGTCTCATTGCCGGCATTTTTTGTACCGCCTGAGCTTTCAATTCTTTTCTTATTGGCAGCCAACGCTCTAGTGGCTTTGGCAATCTCTGCGTCCCAGTAGCCTTTATTAGAAGGATGTGGGGGATTTGGATGAGTCATTAGTTACCCTTCTTTGGAGGAGTAGGTGGGGGTGGGGGTGGGGGTGCTGCTGCAGCCGCTGCGCCTCCTGATGTTCCTTTAGTCTGTGGCTTCTTAGCTTGTGTCTTTTTCTTTATAATAACATTTTCACTAGAAGATCGATTACCTGGAGCACTACTTAAAGACCTAATAATACGATTGCCTTGACCGTCAGTCTCTCTTCCACGTCTATCGTAAAACTCAATTCCCATTACTTCTTCTTTCCAGCACGACGCTTATTCTCTTTAGCTGCGTTCTTTCCATGAGATAAAGGACGAAGGTTGCTAGATCTGTCATCATCATGGTTATTGTTCTTATGGTCTACGTCTGTGTCTTTGGATAGCTTGCCGTGCTTCTTCTCATACTTAGCACGAGCAGCATTCTTAGAGGTAGTGTGCCACTTACCGGACTTATCCTTGTAGTGCTCAACAATAATCTTGCGACCACCATTGGCAGCAGAGCCTTTGTACTCTTTACCACCAGCTACTTCTTTTTTCTTGGTAGGCACTACTTACTCTTTTTCTTTACAGGCTTTGCAACCTTTTTCTTACCAGAGCCTTCCGGTACGCAGTTAGGGACTTTCTTACCGCCCTTAGTCTTCATACCAACCTGAACGTAGCCATCCCAGCATGGGTTTTTCATTAGCAGTCCCACTTACGTAGAGACTTGTTAATACGGCTATTAGGATCGTGAGCTGCCTTAGAACCTGTGTTGTGCTTCTTCATGCCTTCCATGCGTGCACAGAAAGACTTACGACGTGCAGCAGACTTCTTAGACTTTGATGCCTGTTCTTTAGATACAGGTGGCTTTAAGTTATGTCCTTCTTTTTTAGCAGAAGCACGCCCTTTAGCGTTAAGTCCACCCTCAGAGTTCTGGCCTTCTTTACGAGTCCACGCTGCAGACTTATGATGTTCTTTTTTCTTAGTCTTAGTTGTCATTAGAATAGTTTCCCTTGTAAGTCGCAGGCTTTCCAATCGTGATCTGTTTTAAATCTTGCACAGTCTGGACAGGTAAGACGATCGTTGTTATCCAATGATCCCATCTTCTGTAGGGAATTTTCATAGGAAAACACACTACGATGACCATTAAAGTGAGGAATCTGGTACGACTCTCTAGCTACTTCCACCTGTGGGTGAACTTTGCCTTTGTACCTACGTACATTAGACATTAGTAGGCCCTGCCTCGTCCTAACTGCTTGCCTTCTTGTGTAATTTCTGTATTGCCTGGTCCTTCATTTCTACGAATAACTTCGTCAGATGAACCAAAAGGAGTTTGAATAGCTTGGCGTTGAGGAAGAGCACCACCAGTACCTGCAGTCATTGCTGTTGCAATGGTCTGCTTTGAACCTCTGTCATTTGATTTATTTCTAAATGGCTTAGTTTCCATGTGCTCAGCGATCTTATGGCTGATGTACTGAGTATGTGTGAGTGTTCCGGCATCAGATCCTGGACTCTTTTGAATCTCTGTCCAGTGACGAGGAAGATTTGCACCTTCTTTAGTACGACCACGACGGCTCTTTACACGACCAGATGGGTGGTATTCCACCATTCTGTGTGTTTGAACTGGATCACTTGTAGGAACCCAAGCTTTCTTAGCAACACCTGAGTCATAAACCTGTGATGATAGGTCTTTATGAAGCTGATGTACATCTACTCCGGTTTCTTTTACCCAAGAAGAAACATGTGAAACCTTTTGCTTTGTGTGATAGGCAATCTCTTGTAGCTTTGTCTTTTCAATTCCCTTATTAAACTTGGTATCTCCAGCAGAGTTTTCTCCCAAGTAGTAGTTAAGTGGCTTACTCTTCTTTTCAGCCGCACCATTAGCGGTGATCTCCATAGCCTGTTCACGATCAATACCTGGAAGGTTGTTAATTCCCTCATCAGATAGCTTATGTCCATACTTGCGGACATAACGATCACGAACTGCAATTGCCTTCTTAACGTCTTTTCCTGCACCATATAAGCCTTCATGGCTGCCGGATGTTGCTCCAAGGCGAATTGCTTCCTCATCAGAGGCATTAGGATTAGCTTTAAGTCCAAGATTCTTTGCAGATGAACGGTTACTCTTTGTCATAGCAGTAACCTTTTTATTAACATCATGCTGACGTGCTTGCTGACCAAAGAAAGCAGTGCGTGCCATTTTAGCCTCGTCTGTATTCTTGATAGGTAGAGCAGGCTGTTCACCAATACTTCCAGGTTGCAGATATCCAGCTTTGCTAGACTTAGCAATGTGTCGTGCTTGACCCTCAACACTTGCACCTGTTTGACCAGCAATTAACTTTGTAACGTTACTAATTCTTGATGGATCAGTAGTTTCATGGTATGAAACACCGCTGCTGTTACTTTCTGTAAGCATACGTGTAAATTTCTTTCCACCAACACCACGCTTTTGTTCACGAACTAACTGCTCGTGTGGACGATCTCCTGCATAAAGTGAGTTGTTAGGATCATAATTTCCTGCACCCATCTTAGGAATCTTATTTGCAGCACGAGATCTACTGATTCTAATGTTTTCTTTGCTTCGTAGTTGGCGTTGATTTCCAGCAACTCTTTTTCCATCAGCAAGAGGTGCGCCTGATCCACGACCAATTCGCATGGTTCCACCGTTACCGCCATCACCTAGGTAAGCTGCAGCAGGGCGTTGACCTGAAGGTGTTCCTGCCTCAGGAACTGTTGCTGTATTAATTCCACGCATTGCAGCCTTGTTAACACGCATTGACTTGCGTTTTACAGGTGCTGCGCCGCCAGGAAGGGCTGCAATTTGTTCAGCGTACTTAACATCTTGGCCAGCAGTGCGATCAGCAGTAAAGTCTTTTAGTTGGCTTGATCTAAAGCTTGCTTGACCTATTCTGCGTGCGTCTTCTTTGTCAAATTCTCCACGTGCTTCTTCTGCTGAAGGTAGGGCACGTTCTCCACTCTCTCCACCCAATTCAAATAAAGGACGACGACTACGGGCTGGTTTTCCTGCAGGTGTTCCAGGAAGTGGGGTTGAATCAGTAACCTTTGCAGGATCTTGTCCTGCGCCACGTACACGTGTGCGCTTTGGTACTACTTCAGTACCATCTGCACGTATTCTCTTTTTTTCACCATCTTCAACAACAGATAGCATTGGAGCCTTCTTAGGTGCCTTTTTACGATTGCGTGAACGTGCCATTATTTATTACCGCCATCAAAGTTGTCGTTGCGATTATCACCAGGATTTTGTCTACGAGACTTGTAACCCATTGGTGTGTAGTTATCTAAAAAGTTCTTTTCTGTTCCACCAGCAGCAACGTGTGTATTAAATGCTGTAGCGTAACCACGATGCGTCATTGCTTGCTTATGTGACATCATCTGTCCATCTCCTGCTTCGTGTGCTTTACGAAGTGCAATGATCTGTTGTGTTGGACCTTGAGGTGCTTTTCTTGCACGAGGAGCACCATTAGTTTTTGGATTTGCTGGTCTGGCTGGTGCGGCTCTGTTCATACCACCTTCTGGAGTAACAGATGTTACAGAAGGATCATCTTTCATAATTGATTGCGCTGTGCCAAGCTTTTCTTTATACGTCTTGTGCTCTTCGCCACGACGACGATCCCACTCTGCATTGTCTGCATGGAAAAGATCTTTACGTTGATTGAAACGCTGTTGTTGCATTAGCAAGCCCATTTTCATTCGGCCTGTGCCAAGAGCTGCTTGACCAAGTTTTCCTAACCAAGTTGCAGCTGCAGCGGTTCCTGCTTTACCTGATGCAGGCACAGAACCACCTCTGTTTAACGGACTAAACTTTGCCACTAGATATCCTCTACTTCTGAATAGATTCTTGCGGCCCTAATATTGCGTTCATGAAGGGCCGACGCATGTTTATTGTAATGATGATGACAGAAATATAAATGCCCAACCTCTAAATAAACGTGAACCCAGGCCCTTGCAGAGCAAGAATCACATTGCTGACGTTCCAGCGCCGCCGCTTCCAGCGCCTCCGGTATCAGTTCCTTCGCCAACTGTGCCATTCTGTTCTCCTGTCTCTAGAGTCGAACCCTCTTGGGCTTCCGGCTCATCGTAATTATGATTAGAAGGTGAGCCGATATCTCCGCCAAGGCCTGAATAGATTAGGTTGTTGTAGGGTTGAACATAGGGGCCAAATGAAACGCCGCCCGCAGCATACGGCCATCCCTTAGGAAGCGAGAATTGATGCCGTTTCTTGTGCATGGCTGATTTTCTCAGATAAATCAGCAAACTGAATGGTTAAACCTCTTGTATATAAAGACGAGTTTCTCCACCAGAATTGGTGTCAAACTCTTTTGCAGCATCTACTGCGCCAGTCATTGCTTTCTTTGCATACTCAATATTAGTAAAGATGCGGGGACCTGATTGATATAGAGCACCCTGTGCAAAGTCTCCACCACTACCTGTTGCAAAGTAATTACGTGCATCTCGATCTACAGAGTAGTCTTCATCAATAATGTAAAGAGTTCCTAGGACTGCAACGAGAAATACGTTCTCAAACTGTGCGTAGTCTCCATCGTCCTTCATGTCGTATCCACCATCAACGAACACTTGACGCATCTTAGGAACAAATGTGTTGATCATCCAGTTGTCTAACTGATCTGGAGTCATGTTATTGCGTGGCTTAGGTGCTTTCCATCCACGTTGTAAAAGATTCATACCACGACCGATACCACAACCTGCAATTAAGATGCCGTTGTTATCGATGACCTTGTGGTCTTTCATAAATACGTTGCGGTATTCGTTATATGTGCCTTGGGAATCAGCACCCATAACTACCCAGCCATCACCTTGAATGGCAGCAATCGTTGTCATTTCGTCTCCCCAGTGTTGTAGGTGCCCGTCGCGCATAGATACTACCAAGAGACGAAGTATTGGACAAGTACTCCAGCCACGGGCTGTCCACTCCCGGTGGACCAGGCTATAAGTCTATCAGCTCCCAGACATGGATTCGAACCACAACTAAAGGCTCCAGAGGCCCTTGTACTACCGTTATACGATCTGGGAATGGAGCGGTTGACGAGGCTCGAACTCGCGACCTGCACCTTGGCAAGGTGCCGCTCTACCAACTGAGCTACAACCGCATCGCTGGACCACCTGGGCTCGAACCAGGGACCTAGGCATTAACAGTGCCCCGCTCTGCCGACTGAGCTATGGTCCAAAAAAGCCCCGAAGCCCAATGCGCACCTACTTCAACGTTTTTGACAGTGTTCGGATAGCGGTACTTCGGGGCGAGCTAAAAATGACTGGGATGGCAACTCAGGGCTGCCGAATCCCAGTTTTCTAATCATAGCATCTATTTGATGTCGATCGTGCGAGCCTTCTTATGTTCCGGGATTTCCCGCTCTAGATCGATTACTAGGAATCCATCATTCAGCGAGGCTTCCAAGATTCTGACATCTTCGGCTACACCGAATTTCTGCTCAAAGTCTCTTGCGGCGATTCCTTTATGTAAGTACGAACCTTCATCACGGTTATTTCGGGATCCAGTTACTGTAATTACGTTTTCTTTAAATTGGATGTCGATCTCACTCTTGGTGAAACCGGCACATGCGATCTGGATCTGATACTTGTCGTTCTTCAGATCGATGATGTTATATGGGGGATATGTCGCTGTGATCCGTTCTTCCTGTAATTCCTTGAGGAAGTTGATGTGGCGATCAAAACCAACTGTCCAGGGTAGGAAAGCGTTGGTGATCGTTACAAAGGGGTCTACAGGCCGTGGGGCTACCTCTTTGACCTTTGAATAAGGGTCTCTATGAATATCTGAGGGCCAGGTGTCGTGTCCAATAGGACCTAGGTGCTTAGAGCTACCAATCTGTGGTGCTGCCATGATTTATCTCCTTAGACGATAAATGTTAGTTCTGCTCCTCGGTTGAGCGAGCATCCCAAGTGTAACATCTACCCCAGCGAATTTATTCCACAGTCGTTACACACTGGAAATAGGAAAGCTCCTTCGCAATCAACTGTTGTAGCCTCCCCGCCACATTTAGCACACTTCTTCCATTGCTCCAGCTTGGCCTTGGACATCGCCTCCATGGCTTTAGCCATCCAAGGATCCTTGATGTAACCTCTGTAACTACTCATCCCCCAATTGTAACTTAGATCACAAATTGTGATATTCATAAATTGGCCCCACCGAATCTATTCATTATAACTTTACATAATTGTAATGACCCAACTTTGCCCTCCCAACTCTTACAAGTTCTCAGGAATGTACCTTTCCAGGTCGTCACCTCGTCACCTACGAACAAATGTTCGAAGCCCCACCGCATTTACACCTTAATTTCCCCCCATTATAAGAAAAGGCCACTGCCCAGAGCTGTAGGGTCATGGTCCTGTGTCTCGCCTGGTCGGCGTGTCTGAGTGTCTCATTTAAGGGTGGGGGTGTCGCGTTCGGCGGCACAGCGGTTGATTGACTTGGCTACGGCTCTGTCATCAACCGCTTTCTTTTGCTCTCTTAGTGGCAGATGGTGGGGGGCGGGGGCTTCGGTCTCCGCCCCTTTTCCATATGCCCCTAAGGGGCAGAGCGGGTAGCAAATTGCTATCCGTACCAACTGAAAGGATAGACTATGTCTATTTTGGTAACCCGTGCCAATCAACAGGGCACAGAGTGGAAGTACGAGTCACTAGCACAGGTGGCAGGTGAACTCAAGGAGGTAGCACTACCTTCTTCTATCGACGGATTGCGTCGCAATCCAAAGACAGGAGAGGTCTATGCACCTGCTCTGCAGTTCGCACACGCTGCTTACCTGCACATCAATCTTGGCTACCCAGTCAAGAAGGCTTGTGCGCTCGCAACCAAGTTCGTCAACAGCAAGTTGAACCGCTTGGAACCACTCTACACTGGCAGTGTGGCTGATCAGTGCCACGCTATCAACACTATGGAGAGTGTTGACCGCCAGAACTTCAAGGACGCAGAGGTAGACCGCGCCCTTGAGGCACTCCGTAAGGCACAGGAGAAGGTTGACTCGCTTGTAAAAGCGGGCAAACTCACTCCTGAGTTGGTCTAAGAGAGCATAGAGAAGGTTTCTTAGCCCTTCTGCACCCCATCACCATAGCGTGGTGGGGTGTGGTGGGTCTATGACCCTCACTTTGAGAGCAAAAGAATAGTGTGTTCTGCCTTCCCTAAGTGCTAGCCGGCAGCCGGGTAATCCGGCTGTCGGTTGGCCACTGCAAAGCCCTCACCCCAACAGTCCAGGTGTATAGCCAGGTCTAGGGGTGGGGGCTGAAGCAGTTATCAGGTAGTTTGTGATATGTACATACTGTGTGCGTATCGCTCTCTATCTGAGGGTATATACAAAGGGAGGCCTATTATGGCACTGTTCGTAATTAACACACAATCTGGCTCTATGTATGTTCTTGATACTAACAAGGATATCCCCGCCCCATTTTTACGTATGACTGCTGATGGGTGCGAGCGTATGTTCGTTCGTAAC